GTTGGTTGTCAGCGAGGTCTTCAGACTCGATCAGGGTCATGTCGTAACCTTTGCAGAAGCCCTGGAACTTTCTCCAGAGGCTCAGGCACGCATTTACCATACTCAGGCAACCTACAAGCCTGGGCCGCATTCTGGCGATCATCTAATCGCTGCCATATTGGGGCTTAAACCAGCCGCTATTGTGCGTTATGACTATCATCCCGAAAGTCCCGCCTCATCCGTTGTCGCTGATGCGATCAAGAAGGATTTTGGCAACCTTGGTCGCATTCAGGCATAATTATTGACGCATGGCATTAAAGTGCGGCCTGATTTTCATATTATTCACATGAATTTGCCAGGATATTCAAGAACAAATATCATAGTTGGAGGACGTGCAGCCGCCGAAGAATTGTGGAAGGTCTATCAATGTCAATATTATTTGGATTTCCTCACTTCTGCCGATCACGGCAATGTCGCTCCAGAAATCATAGGCCGTGTCAATCAAATGCTGCATGGTAGGTGCGATGTGTTTTGTAAACGAGGCTATGGCGGTATGAATTGTAAACCAATTCACAAAAGAATTGGAGAACTACTCGGTTACACAGACCAGCAAGTTGATTCCTTCTTGAAAGACATGAAGGGGTACAATCACATGCCGGATGTAGAATATCCGTTTGAATTACCGCCAGCACTGGCTTCTGCGCCAAAGAAAAAGGGCTTTGAACCTAATGAGTCAAGAAACCACTTTATTCAATCTAAATCCGCCTCATTTATTTGAATATTCCATTAAGCCAAAAGTGCTTTATGTTGCTGATGTTCCCAACTGGAGCTTCGACATTAAAGGACATCAATACAGAAAGTATCTGCCACAATTTGAAATAGACATCGGCTACGCTCGTTGTGATCTCGCCCCTGAATTTGGTTATTGGGAAGATATGATGAGACAAAAAAAGTACGATGTGATTTGGCATCTTCACGGCTATAACGTCCCTGGTTATGATCGTTGGTTTGCTTTTGTTGCCGACCAAAACAAAAAAGGCACGCAGTTTATTCTGACTCAGAACGAGGTTACTCCTTTGGAGTTGATTCAAAACGATCTGAGAAGATATGCTGTATTCAATGCCTTGTCTGTCAACAATCCTTGGGCATACGAAAATTTTTCCAAAGCAGGATTCAGCAATATCTACACAACATTTGATGGTGTAGATTTGCATGTATTTGGTCCTGACATGCCAATTCAGAAAAGAAAGTTCAAGGTTTTCTTTTCGTCGAGCATTGTTCGATTGGATCACAAGGGTTATCCGATCTGGCAACGGGTTAAAGAATTACTCGCCCATCGAACCGACATTGAATTTGTTGAGATTCTTACCGATTCATTCAACAACAAGCGGACTCCAGAAGAAATGAATTCATTGTACAATGAATGTCAGGTGTTCGTTTGCTTGTCTATTTCTGAAGGTGGTCCATGCACTCTACACGAAGCTGCCGCATGTGGGTGTGTTCCTATTATGACTAAGGTTGGTTATTGCGATTACTTCAAAAATTTATTCATCATTGATCGCAATGCCGAAGCCTGTGCAGAGAAGATTCTTTTCTTAAAAGATAATCCAGAGATTCTTTTTAATATGTCACGGGGAATTAGCAAAGAAATATTGCCGTGGCATGATAAGTTTATGTCCCAGCATTGGGGTCATTTCATTCAACAATCATTGTTGAAAAAGAAGGGCATTAAGCTACCATGAAAAGTGCTGTTATAAGTATTGTTCGCAACGAAGCTGACATCATTGAATTGTTTGTCAGGTATCATGCTATAATTTTCGATCATGTGTTTATCATCGACCATCTAAGCAAAGACGGCACTTCAGACATCCTTGCCGCCTTGGTTAAAGAGGGACTGCCACTGACGGTGACTCAGTCAACTTCTTTTTACCACGCTCAGGGCGAGGCCATGACAAGTCTTCTTAAAGAGGTTCGAGAGAAACACAAGCCTTCTGTGTTGATGGCAATAGACGCTGATGAGTTCGTTGTGGGAGACATTCGACAGGCTGCTCATGATTTGCCAAAAAACTATCCATGCACTCTTTCGGCATTGTGGTGGAACTATGCTCCGACCAAAGAGGATAATTTTCATATTTTGAGGGACATCTGCTATCGCAATAAACACATCAATCCTAATCAGCACAAAACAATGATTCCAGGTCCAATATTGGACATGAATACACATATGCGAGAGGGGTGTCACGAGGTTTATTTGGGAGACGGCGTATTGCGAATGGTGATTTCACCACATCTGCATCTGGCTCATTTTCCCATTCGGTCAGCAGACCAATTCATGAAAAAAGCCCTCGTTGGATGGACAGCAAAATTAGCCAATCCAGCAAATAGAGGGCTACGACCAGATTGGTCGCATTGGAAAATGTTCTTTGATCGTGCTAAGAAGGGGATCGCACCTTCATTACCTGAGTTGCAGAGTTTGGCACTCGGCTACACGGTTGACCATCATGCTCAAGAGATTGATTTGATGTATGATCCTGTATCATGTATCGGGATTGACATAAAATACCCATACGACGGCAAATACCAGCCATTTGAAGCCTTGGCTGACGCTGCTGAACTTTTGGCTGCTGAACTTGGATTGTCCGATTCTTTGGCATAAGACCAACAAATCGCTCATATCCTCCTTCATAGGTTACTCCCCAAAGGTGATCGCAAAAAACAGGTCCAGGGCCTTTGTACATTGGACCAGCGTAGTGTTTTGGTATGAAATAATGAGATGGATAGATTCTGATTGGATATTTGTGGATTTTTACAATGTGGGTGAAATAAGCTGGACCCACATGCCACCACGCCGGACTTGCGACTTTTTCGATTCCTTCAATGCAGAGTTTCATTAGTTCGCATCGAGGCTGACAAGCCATGAAACCGCAAGCGATCAAGCCACCACGTTGTTTTTCGCCTTCATATACCGACACACAATCGTACTCGAACAGCTTTTCCTCTAACGGCCTAATACAAATTGTGTCGGCGTCCACGAAAAAACCACCCATGCGATAAAGTATTTCATATCGCATAATATCACATTTGCCGTTAGGTTCGGACATATGGTCAAGTTTGTCTTGATTACGAAATTTCCACTCTTTGAGTGTTTTGTCCGTCCACAATATGTGCCGCCACTCAGGATTTTGCTCTTTCCAGGTGTTTATAAGATTCATTGGTGGATTTTCTCCAATCCACATCTGATGAATAATTTTCGGGATTATCCTGCTTTTTTTCGGGTGCTGCTTGTATGGTTCCCACCATAAATGTTCAGGATCGTAATTTGGCATCATTTTTTCCGAACTCCACTATATAAAACGACTGCTTGACGCTGCTTTAAGAGAGTGGAGAAATCATAGAATGCCAATTGTAATAACTAAACCAGTGCTAACAGCAACCTACTTGGTGGTTGACGAGAATGGCACCGTCGTTTCGACTCACCCCCAGAACATAGAGATTGATTCAGTAGACGCTGATGGCTTTATACAAGCTCTCAGTGACTTAGTGATGGCTAAAGACAGCCTTGAACTAACCACTACCGAAGTGCATATGTTGATGCGCACTGGTGCGATGATTTCTTTGGGCAATGTTCAAGCAGCATCAATTGGCGTACAGAGCCAGTATCAATTTCCTACAACTGTAGGCACCGCAGGACAAGCCATTGGTTATCAAGGCGTCAGTCAATTAGCTTGGGTCGATACCAGCATTGGCGCACAAGGTTTACAAGGAAAAAATCAAGGAACGCAAGGAGATCAGGGCAATCAAGGCTTTCAGGGAGCGTCAGGAACAGTTGGCTTTCAGGGTAATCAAGGTTTACAAGGTTTACAAGGAAATCAGGGAAATCAAGGAACGCAAGGAAATCAGGGCAATCAAGGCTTTCAGGGAAATCAAGGAGCGTCAGGAACAATTGGCTTTCAGGGTAATCAAGGCAATCAAGGAAATCAAGGAAACCAAGGCAATCAAGGAAATCAAGGAAACCAAGGAAATCAAGGTTCACAAGGCAATCAAGGCACGGCTGGTGTAACTGGTTCACAGGGTTTTCAAGGCAATCAAGGCAATCAAGGAAATCAAGGAAACCAAGGCAATCAAGGAAATCAAGGAAACCAAGGGTTGACCGGAAATCAAGGGTTACAAGGCAACCAGGGGAATCAAGGCAGTCAAGGATTACAAGGCAATCAAGGATTCCAAGGCAATCAAGGGTTAACCGGAAATCAGGGCAACCAAGGTATATCTGGATTGGGTTTTGGCTTGCCATACACCTTTAACACTAACACAGCGATGTCATCGGCAACAGGTGAAATTCGATTCAATAATTCCACAGTAGCCGCTGTCACTAATATCGACGTATCCAGAACTGACCGCAATGGAATTGGTCATCAATCTATTCTCGATAGAATGGCGTCTGGGACTTTAATGAGATTTTCTTCTGAAATCACTGCAACGCAGCACGCTTTTTTCCAGGCGAATAGTGTTACGAAAAACGCAACAGAATATAACTTTTCTGTTGGATACCTATCAAATGGAGGCTCGTTGTTTTCAAACTCGGCCAATATTGGATTAGGTGTCGCAATTATTGGATACCAAGGTCATCAGGGCTACCAAGGTTACCAAGGCTTCCAGGGCGATAAGGGCTACCAAGGACACCAAGGCGAATGGTGCGGACCATAATAAGATTGTATTTCACAAAATTTTGAAGGGCATATAGATACAGCATGATTATCCTAGCAACTACTGATACTATTCGGATCACTACGGCAACCACCACTAGCTTGAGTGTTTACTCAAGCTACATGGATTATGATACTACGGTTGTTCCAGGACGACAAACAACAACGATTTCAAGTGCTACAACAACAACAGTTGTTAGCAGCCCATCATCAGGCACAAGAAATGTCAAAAGTTTGATTATATCAAATGACGACACGACATCGGTGGTGGTCACAATCCTACACCATGACGGGACAAATTCAAAAAATCTGTATAAAGAAATATCTATTGGACCCAGTGGCACAATAACCTATTTTGCTGAGAGTGGTTTCAACTTATCTGATACTGGTTTATCCGTTGTCGATTCTTGGCAAGGACAATTGCATTGGACTTATGGCAGGAGCGATCCACAGCAAGGCATGCGCATGGCTCAGATGTCTGGCACTATCGCAGCAACACCCACCAATATAACAAACACCATTGCCCGAATTAGCTATTTTAGACCGCCAAAAAATATTATAGTAAACACGATTCGATTCTATGGCGTTGGTAATGTCACAGGAATTTACCAAACTGCGATCTACAACGGCGATACGTTGGAAAGATTGACGGGGCAAATGTCGATTACCACAACGGCGAGCACATGGGGCAAAGTTGGCGATGATCTTGCTCTAACGCTGTCCAAGGACCAATTGTATTTTATGGCCGTGTCGGCCAGCACAACAAGCACAACAGCAGGCATGTTGTGTTGTGGACCGAGCCTTGCTGCAACCACGGGACAAATAGTAGTATTGCCCAAAGCATGGCCCGGTTCGATTAACATTGATAATGGCTTCATGGATGGTGGATATGCCCAATTCGCCGTGTCTGCCGGTGCTTTGACCAACCCAGCAGCAACAATTGCGGCGCAAGCAGCATGGGTGGGCGGCTTTCCTTTATTGTTGCTGGATAACAACAACGCATGACATTATCTGTATCTATATTTGATTCCGAAGCCAGTTTAATCAATCAATATAAGGTGCAGTATTGGTATGACCCGGACCTAAGTGTTGATTCTCCAAGTCCGTCTAATGTGGCTGTTAGATTTGGCAATATTGTCTCTATGGGCAATTTCCAAGCAGTGACTTTAGGGGTTCAGAGTCAATATCAATTTGCAAACACAGTTGGTAGTCCTGGCCAAGTTATGGGCTATCCCGGAAGCATTGTTTTCGATGGACTAAGCCAGACTACTAGGCGGTGGTATGGCATGACTACCGCTCCAAACGGTAATGTTTATGCTTGCGTCTATAATGACGATATCTTTATGCAGACTGGTGGAGCAGGCAACTTCGTTACGCTAAGCCAGACTACTAGGCAGTGGACTGTTCTGACTGCCGCTCCAAACGGCAATGTTTATGCTGGTGTCAACAACGGCGATATCTATATGCAGACTGGCGGAGTAGGGAACTTCGTTGCTCTAAGCCAGACTGCGAGAGCTTGGTTCGGCATGACTACGGCTCCAAACGGTAATGTTTATGCTTGTGTCTGGGGCGGTGATATTTTTATGCAGACTGGTGGAGCAGGGAACTTCGTTGCACTAAGCCAGACTACTAGAAATTGGTATGCCATGACTACCGCTTCAAACGGTAATGTTTATGCTTGTGTCTTTAACGGCGATATTTATATGCAGACTGGTGGAGTAGGTAGCTTCGTTACGCTAAGCCAGACTACTAGAGGTTGGGACGGCATGACTACCGCTCCAAACGGCAATGTTTACGCTGCTGTTTGGGTTGGCGATATCTATATGCAGACAAATGGAGCAGGGAACTTCGTTGCACTAAGCCAAACTTCGAGAAATTGGATTGGTATGACTGCCACTGCAAACGGTAATGTTTATGCTTGTGTCGATAGCGGCGATATCTATATGCAGACGAATTCCGATACTACCCAACTCGAATGGATCAATGGCCCGACAGGATTGCAGGGAGCAGTTGGTAGTGCGGGTAACATTGGCAATCAGGGCAACCAAGGCAATCAAGGTTTTGTAGGAAACCAAGGAGTAGATTCTCAGGGAAACCAAGGTTTTCAGGGAAATCAAGGCAACCGTGGCTTTCAAGGCAACCAGGGAACTCAGGGAAATCAAGGTTCACAAGGAAACCAGGGCAGCAGTCCTCAAGGGTCGCAAGGCTCTCAAGGCAACCAAGGCGTTATCGGAGCCACAGGCTCTCAAGGCAACCAAGGTCGTCAAGGAAACCAGGGGAACCAGGGGAACCAGGGCAGTAGTCCTCAAGGGTCGCAAGGCTCTCAAGGCAACCAAGGTCGGCAAGGTAATCAAGGAAGCCAAGGAAGCCAAGGCAATCAGGGTCTAGCGGGATCACAAGGATTACAAGGGTTTATTGGGAGCCAAGGTCGTCAAGGACATCAAGGACCGCAGGGTAACCAAGGATTTCAGGGTAATCAAGCAACGAAAGGCAGTCAGGGAACACAAGGCTTCCAAGGCACCGTCATGGTTGGATTTGTCGTTCCATATACATTTAACACTAGCACAACAATGGCAGCGGCTTCAGGTGAAATTAGATTCAACCATGCCACTAAGTCTTCGGTGACTAATGTGGATATTTCAAGAACAGATAGAAATGGAGTTGGACAACAAGGAGTTCTTGATCGCTTAGGCATAGGAACGCTGTTGTACATAACATCTGAGGGATCGGCAGTTCAATATGTGTTTTTCGAGGCAAATAGTGTTGTAAAAAACGCAGGCGACTATAACTTTTCCGTTGGCTACTTATCTGACATCGGAACTTTATTTTCCAATGGTCAGGTTGTTAGTTTGGGAGTGGCGACGATTGGATTCTAGGGATTCCAAGGCCCTCAAGGCGCTCAAAACAGTCGGGGCTTGCAAGGATTCCAAGGGGACATTTTTACTATTGTTTAAGGTTGTTTTTTGACATCAACTGGTGCGTTATCAATTTTACCCACATCGGCATTTTCTAATACCTTGTTGATGTAAACGATGTAATCTTCTTGTCCGGCTTTATATCCTTGGTGATAGCCAATCACGTAACCACAAGTGATGTACACAAGGGCAAGGAGAAGGAACAACAGCACCGAAGGTATTTTTTTAATGAATGCAATCATAATGATTTCACATAATATTGTATTTTGAAGTAATCGCCAACGATACGTCTGATACGTTCGTCGGCATCTTTGTAAAGGCGATCACAGCGACCCCGTTTTGTATCACCTTGTTCCTGTACAAACTTCTCGAAGCCGCACAGGTAGCACCACACCCAATATCGTTTGTTTCTGAGTTTTTCGATAACATGGTTGTGATACGCATCCCAACTGAGATTCCATTTCTTGAACAATTTGGAGTATCTGTCCTCCATCATCTTGATCTGTTTCTCATAGAATTCTGGTTCGTAATCAGGAGTGTCCATTAGAAACTCTTTTTTCCTTGATTGCTCTAATTGTCACAGACAGCACAAGCATTTCTTCGTAGCTGAATTTATCCGATCTCATTCTGTTGCAAGTACAACAACAAGAAACCACATTATCGATTAAGTATCCTTTGTCATTATCTTTTCTATCAAGTCCTGTTCCAGTTGGATTGAGATCATCAAAGCAATAATGACATTTTTTGTTTCCAAAGTTTGACATAGGCAATATTTCTTTGCATTTGTTGCACTGTCTAATTCCTTCATTTTTGATTTTTCGTTTGTCTATGCCTTTGCATTTCCTTGAGCAATATTTTGTTGTAGCCCGTATGCTTGAGTTGACTAGAAATCAATTTCTTTTACGATAATTTCATGACCTTCTCTTTTTAATATGGCTATACGATCATTGCTGTGTTTTTCAAGATAATCGTTGATCTTGAAAAGAAAATCGTAATAGTTCAAAACTGCTTTATCAGCAGCGGTTCGTAGTCCTCTACCCATTCTTTGAATTATCATATGTTCGGCAGAACCTCCTGCGCAGTTGATAAGATTGTGGATGTGACAATTCACTCCTGTGTTGAATATCTGTTGTGTCGCAATAGCAATACAATGTTCATCTTTTTGTAGTTGTTTAATTACTCCCTTGCGAGTGGCTTGGGTGTCTTTTCCTTGCACCCATAAACTTCCTGGTAGTAAATTATGTAAAGCATCTCCATGTGCTACTCGATCTACCAAAATTAAAGTTCGTCCGGTTTGTAACTTTGCCAGTCTGGTTACAATTCTATGGAAATGATAGGACTCCGCAATTCCTCTGGTCACGGCATCGATATAGATGTCGTGCGGGATCATCGGTTCATAAATAGGATAGAATGTACACTTGCTGGATGATAGAATGCCTCGCCCTTGAAGCTCGGCAGTCGTCAATACGCCGGTTGCTGCACTCTTCACTTTGAGGATAGGACCAAAGAATCCTCGAACGTGGAACTTCTGTACGTTGTCTGTGCCGCCAAATTTGAATGGTGTAGCACTGACTGCAACTCGTATATCACAAGCCTTCAAGCGACGATATACAGCTTTTGGTAAAGCACTCATCATATCGTGGATTTCATCGACGATGAGGACTTTTATTTTAGGCAAAAGTTTTTCAATTTTTGCAACACTTTGGACGCTGGCAACAGTGATAACATTTGGTTTTACCGCACCACCCCAAAGAGTGCCTACATTATTGAAACCCCAATTGTTGATTTCATCATAATTCTGTTGGGCGAGCGTTACTCTGTTTTGAAGAACAAGAGTGGGAGTTCCTGGTGGGATCGACTTCAGGATTCCCAACATGATGAAAGTTTTACCGGCACTGGTGGGAGCATAAATAACGCCCCTTCGATGCTTCAGGACTTGATTGATGAGTTCAACTTGATAATCATGTAGTGTAACCGGCTTCATTGGATCGCCGCCCAATGTTTTAGCTGGAAGCCATTGATTTAAGAAATTTTGATCTACTTCTTCATAAATAAAAGAGGTTTTCTTCCGGTTGTCTTCTACAACAAAATCAATTTTGAAATGTCGTAGAACAGCCGTGACTTCAGGAAGCAACCCTGTGAGAAATTTGCCTGTTTCCATAGCGAAGAATTGGATATAACCATCCCACTTCCGCATTTTGTATGCACGGTTATGGAAGTAGTTCTTGTCCCTGAATCTCAGACGATCCCAAATCTCGTGTTTCGTCTGTAGGTCTTCCGACAGGAAGTACGAGTAATCGTTCTCTATTCTCAGTAGGTTGCTCATTGTTTGTATCTATTGCCTGAGTTTGTATGATCTTCCTGGCACGGGTTATTCTACCAGATTTACTGCCTCTTGTACCACTCCGTTTTGAACCACAACACATGGCATTTCCTCAATTAAAAAATATGTCAACAAGTATGTATGCCCCTGAAATCGTGTTGGGCATAGAGTCCCAGGAAATTGTTCCAGTCCAACGCAAGCTAAAAGCCGTATGGAGCATGGAAGCCGCACAAGATTTGTACAACATAGATGCAGCAAAATCATTGGCTGATATTATAGCGCAAGAAATTGCGAGCGAGATCGACAAGGAAATCCTTGAAGACCTAGCTCGTAATGGTTCAACTGATTCGTTCAGAATTTCTGCCGAAGCCGAGGTGCGATTCAAAAACCGAAAAAAGAGGATTGTTCCAAGACCCATCGACGCAGAATGGGAGGTTTCACGGTTCGATTAAGTCTTTGGCAGCAACTTGTGTCGTACCAGCTTGACGACCATTAAGGCGTCTTCCAGAGCCGTGTGAGCCACTTCTCCAGCGTATCCTGCTCGCTCCAGGCATGTTGCCGAGTCAGGCAGGTTTTTATCTCCAGGTTGATAATAAAGGATTGCCGGGTCAATCACACGATGTAAAATCGTGATGTCGCCCCAATGCTTTTTGAGCTTCTTGTTCAAAAATGGAAGATCGAACATAGCTACATTCTTGCCTGCCATAGTAATTCTGACCCGACCGCTCTTTGGGTCTTCTGGGACGCCATTCTGTGTTAAGAAGTTCTTGAATGCAGAAGGCAGGTCGAGAATATTCATGAATCGGTCGCCGAATTCATTCTCTTCAATTCGCTTCTTTTGAGCATCGGCGATTTTCTTGAATATTTGAGGGTGCATCCCCAAGGCGTATGGCTCGCCAGTATATGTTGGCTGTGCGAAATGAGTTTGAAACTTCGGCAGCTTTTCGAGTGGCTGCGGATTAGACAGATCATCAATTATTGCCGCAAACTGCACAATATCGCAAGTTTTTGGATTGAGTCCTGTTGTTTCAATGTCGATTGAGCAATAAAGCATGTTCATCTCCTGAAGTTGTCAAAATGGATATTGTATTGTAACTTGAAGATGGATGTCGGTCTAGCACAATCTTAGAGCGGCCAGGGTGTTGAGTTGAATATTTTCATGGTAGATCAATGTCAAATCGACGGCCTGCTGATGAGTCACTAGGTCTGCTTCGTTATACAACGAGTTTAAGGTGTCTTGATAAATGAATATTGGTTGTCCCCAAGTTGCCTTGTTTTGACGAATGAATATTCGTTTGATGGCAACACGTTCCAAAATTCCTTTTTTTGCTTTATGTTTAAGATATACGATAGAACCTACTTCAAATGCGTAGGTGTAGTACACCTGCATACTGTATTCGGCACAGCCAAGTGTTTCAGCGCCACCACTTCCGATATATTCAAAGTCTGCCATGCTGTATTTATGATTCCAACATCAGTTTTCTTTCTGGCATCGTAAATCATGCTGGTTAGGCTATGGCGAGAATGGTTTTTTTACGCCGCAGTGGTGAGATCAATACGGGGATTTCATCAGAAATGAGATCAAAGGGCGAGATGTAAAACCTGCCATTTGTTTTATCTCTCAAAATCCTGATATTGCAATAATCCCGGCTGCGATATTCAGCATATTGGATAGATGGGTTTTTCTCTTTCCACTGCTGGTTCAGCGGCATGAAGATATTTTCTTTTTCAATCATTGAGTCTACAAACTCGATAAGTGGCTTTTTTTCGCTAAAATTCACTTTTCTGTAGCCAGTGGCGATTGTCAAGCCATTTTTTGTTTTGAATACAATTTCTTCGGAGCCATCAGAGGGGAGAATCAGTCGTTCTGAGTATTTGGTTGGCATGTCGGTCTCATTGAAAATTGCGATGGTGGCGAAAAATCCCATCTTATCGGATCAAAAATATAAAATCAAGATCAAGATCAAGATCAAGATCAATAACAATAACAATAACAATAACAATAGCCGGTTGCCATATTTTCCTCGATTTTGATCCGTAATTGGGCTTCTAATTTATATGCTGACTAAATTAGTTTGGACGACCAATAAAAAAAGTCAGGGATACATCCCTGACTTTTTCGTGCTTTAATGTTTCTAATCACGGATTACAAAGGCTTTCATGGTTAGAAGCCCCAAAACTCTCGCACAGCCTAATCTGTGGTTGCCGTCATCCAGATCATAGGATTCATCTGGCATTACGCTAACAATGATCGGTGGCAACATCTCTTTGATTTTAGGAACATGCTGTTGAACCACTTGCTTGTCGATCTGTCGTGGGTCTTGGGGAGCAGGTAGGTTCAATGCTTGAAACATGACCCCAATCATCTGCATTACTCGTTGCATGTCATATCCTTGAATTCTTCTGCCGATATTAGCTACGGCGAATTCTGAATCAAATGATATCGACTTCTCTAAACGAGCGGCATTCTGCAATGTGTCTATACGCATTTCTTTTGCAGAAATAGGTCCATTATGAGCCGTAGCAATTTGGATTGCTTGCTGTAGATTGACATTTTGTTCATGCTCTATGAGGAGCCATTTCTTAAAATTCATGCCTTATATATAAAAATAGCCAGGGTTTTATCCCTGGCTATTTCGTGTTTCATCTTCAGAGTTATGCAACTTTGGACTTCAATTCCTTGAAGAGTTCCGCAAGCGGCTTAATTTCCGCAGGGCCATTAACTTGGCGGGAGCGCTCGTATCCAGAGATCGAGTGCTTGATGGCGAGGGATCGGAACTGCTGCTCATTATTTAGGATGAGTAGATATCTCATAATAAGCGAGTCAGTGGGTGGGAAGCTGCCCTGAAGTACGACGCACAATCGTTCAACCAAGTTGCCCTGGTCGAACACATGGGTTATACCTTGTCCAGTGAAGATTTGGTAGACCAATCCACTTCTACCCTTCACTGAGATAAACCCGTGCTTGATGAAGTTGACGTACTTCTGATCTCCAATAACCCTTCGCAGCGTTTCTCTCGCTCGTTGTTCTCGAATATCCGCAGGCAACGGCAAGGGTTGCCGTTTTGTATTTTGCCGAATAGCGATATTCGGCGCACACCGACCTTGGATGATTTGAGAAAACCGTTCTTTGAGCCGTTTTTCCTCATAGGCTTTCTTTTCTTCAGCCGACATCGGCTTGGCGGCAACTCCATACCATTCGTATTCGTATTCAACAGAGCAATCGTTATCGCTCCAGCCCCAATTATTCAATTGAATGGTACACGCCGTAGTAGCTGTCGAAGCAACACGATAGACATTTCCAGTAGACCAAGGGTCAGCACGGTATGCCTTCACTTTGATGCGAGGGCTGGCTGTTCCGGTGCCATAATCGTAATTGACCCAAGAATTACAACTGGAGGTTGCAGCAGGATTACAATCGTAGGTGATTTCACAACTACCTACAGTGTATTTGTTGTTACCGAGTATCAAGTATCCACTTGTGGCCATATTAACCTCCTGCAACCATTGCTACGGGGAGAAAGATGATCTCTTCGGCGTAAGGATCGAACTCAGCCATGACTTCTGATGAAGCTCGACCGTTTACTCCCACACAATATGGAACAAGTCCTTGGACGACCAGTTCGTCGAACATTGTTTTTGCTTCACTGATTTGAGCGAAGTCTCGGCTATCCCACACCACACGCTTGTCGCCGTCTTTTGGCGTCATGATGCGGAAACAACCGAACCCTTCGGGTGCCTTTTGTGATGGATCATCCATGATTCCCAAAATGTCGGGAATCCTGATCTTGGCCGACAGATTGCCGGGTTTATTGCCTACTCGAAGCATTGCAGCGTCGATTTCACGATCTACTGTGGCGGTCATTTACTTTTCCTTATATCGAATGACTCTGAATGAGTGCCTCGGAAAGTCCTCGGCACCACCTTCTCCTTCAACCAGGGTAAGACTGATGTAGTCTTTTTGGTCTTCGACTTTGGCGTCACCAAAAGAACCGTCTGCCACCAAAGTATCGGCAGCATCTTGAATGATTCTGACAACATCGGCAATTTCCATTTCTTTGCCGCTGATTCCCTTGGCTACAAGGGAAATAATTTCTGGCAATGCTATGCTCGCACCAGGATGAGGGTCGTAGAACTTTTTCAATTGATGTTACCTCCATATAACTCGAACCATCGTTCTTTAATCATTGCATCGGCAATGGGACTGCGTTCGTTGAGGTCTTCTTCTTTCTCAATCTTCACTCCGTCCCTGCGACCACTATACCCCGTGGCCGATCTCATCTTGGCCGTCAGTGGTTCTTTGCTGTAAGCCGACAAAGGCGGGCAGATTTCTTCCTTGGCCCCATTTTCTCTGCGACCATTTTCGTATATCGTTCCATCCTTAATGAAGCGATGGTGTTTATGTTTGCACTTGGGGCAAACGATTTCTACGCCGATAGTCAGGGCCATGTTCAATCTGACACGGAAATAGCCCGAACACTCGCCGCAGTAAAATTCCTGCCATATTTTGTTGTCCATTAGTCACCTTATCTCTTGCCAGTGACGGCATTCATATCGTTGAAACGAGGCCCAATTTCAATTGGAGCCAATTCAATGACGACCTCGAATAGACCGCCATGAACGTAAGGGCGTAAATACGCCACGCACTTGTTTTCTGCATCGACAAAGGTGAATGGGTTCAAGGAACGCAGATGTCGCATGATGACGAACCATTCGGCAACTGGCACAGCAGCTTTGAGAGGCTGTGGCAAATCTACATGCAAATGGACTTGTCCATTATTCATATGTTGTCGAATAGCCTGAGTCTGCATTGGAACGCCAGTTTCTTGCTCGTCATGCAAGTTTAACGGCGGTTTCCGCCTTGGCCAGGACGGCGGTTTCCGCCTCAACAACGGCGGGACCACGTTCGTAGGCGGTTGAACGTGGTCAGGTGCAAGGATTGTTCCGTCCATGCTGGGACTAGCAGCACCAGCATCTTTTTTCTTCTTTCCACCCTTATCGTCGGACTCAAGAACAGACTCGTTAATACCACCCATTTTTTTCTCCTGGTGAAAGGCCACATTAGTTATTCCTCAAAATCTGGCCACTCTATTTCGCCTTCGGTAGCAACACGGAGTTTGTCCATGTCCATATATCCGTCGAAACAAAGAGGCTCACCTTCGGAATAGGCACGTACGTTTTTGAAAGTTTCAGCCATTTGAGTGAGACGCTCCTCGCTCATTCCGGCTGCTCGCATTTTGTTTATTTCTTCGTCGTCTTGGTCTTCGCCAACCTGCTTGGTGAAAATGACTTCACGTTCACCGTCACCATGAGTAACCTCGACTCTTAATCGACCCCAGCGATAACGGGCGTATATCTCTTCACCTTTATCTGTTTTTCCTTCGACCTAGAAAGGACAAACGCCGCCAGCATTTAGAATTTCTTTGACTACGATGACACGCTTCCTTTCTTGAAGTCACTGTACAGCAAACAAAAAGAAGTGTCAAGACTCATCGTCGTTGCGAATGATTTCGTTGCGAATGATTTCGTTGCGAATGATTTCGTTGCGAATGATTTCTTTGTCATCCAACGGGATGCTATCGGGGTCGCAGCCGAAGAATCTGGCAACATCCGGGTGCATCAAAATTTTCATCGGTTTGGGTTCGCCTTCTTCCGACATGTCTTCTTTCATGTCGGTGAAAACTTGTTCAATGGGGATCATCGGCACTTCGCCGTTTTTGATTTGATCCACCGTTTCTTTCATGTTATCCAGAAAATTAGCGTTATCTTCGGGACCGCCCATAAAGGAAATGTCCCAATAGATGGCATCGAGGACTTCCAGGAGAGTATATTCACGAGTAGCAGTCAGCAGCTTTTCGGGTTTTTTGCGAGGGTTGTTGGTATCGAAAGGTTCATATACGTCAAATGTCTTGTTGAGTTTGACCGGCAAATCAGCCAACTTCCACATGGGACTATAAGACACGGAATAATTGGTCTTCCCGTCTGTACGGTTGGCTAAACCGTCTTCTTCTTTGGTGGGACCAATGCCGTGGAACCCAACTGACGTGTCGAAGTCAACGGTAATGGTGCGTTCACGCATACCACCAGGGTGTTTCTTCTTTTCCGTTAACTTGTAAACTTCGGGATGATGATAGAGTTCCAGATATTCAAGCGGATCAGTATCATCTGGATCGTCACGCATAGGTTCTTGAGCCTGTGCGTGGAATGCGTCCAATTGACGGCACCATGAATATTGGGAAATCACCAATTTCAGAAACTTGTATTTGTCAACCGTCTCGAAGATTTGCTTCAGGGTAGTGCCTTCGGCAATCTCGCAGCGAGATCTAAGATGAGTAATGATGCTCAGTTTCTTGGGACGCTTGCGAACAAACTTACGCTTGTTGCCGTTCCACTTATGAAGCACGAGTCCATTGGGCGTGAACTCAATATGCTCTGACATGATTAGTCTCTTTCTATGAGTCGTGATCGAATGCTGACGACGCCAGCTTTGTATTCTTCGGAAACCAACTCGGCGACGTTGATGTATCCTTCACTTTCCAGGAAAGCGTTCAAGCCCTTGATGATTGAATCAGGGCTTGAATTTTTGGACGTGGCACTGAATGTACGCAGGTCCGTTCGGAAATCGTCATCGATGTATCCAATATTGTGTAGTTCCATCTACTTCCAACAAATATATTCGGAAGGGTAAATTTTGAATAATGTCGTACCTCATACAACATTATGTATCACTCATCCTTGGCTTACTCTTTCGCCAGTGCGACCATCTGAGGAAGGAATACTTCCAAAGATAAGGTTTCCTGTGCGACAGCAGTTGATCTCATTTGTTTGAGGGTAACGGTTCTTGCGGATTTTTCTTTCTCTCCCAAGATGACCATGTAGGGTACTTTTTTATCGTACCCGATGGCAATCTTCTGTTGCAGAGTTCGATTCGAGTGATCGCATTCACACCGAATTCCATGAGCAAGCAAAACCTCTTTGATCTCATCAGCGTATTCAGCAACTTTGTCGCTGATTGGTGCAATGGTTACACCAACAGGAGCCAACCATAATGGTAGATGCCCGTCAGTATGTTCCAACAATACACCAATGAATCTTTCAAAGCTGCCGTATATTGCTCTGTGAATGACAATTGGAGTTTGCTCTTTGTCGTCCTTGTCGGTATAGGTACAACCGAATCTTTGAGGCAACTGGAAGTCCAATTGGATTGTTGCTGTTTGCCAATCACGTCCAAGGGAATCAGTCACAATGAAGTCTATTTTTGGACCATAAAACGCACCGTCTTTATGGGCAATCTCGAACTTCAATCCATTTTCGCATAAAGCATCTTCGAGGTTCGCCTCAGCATTATCCCAAACCAACTTCTCGCCCATGAAGTTATAAGGACGAGTGCTGAGTACGGATCGGAACTTCATTCCAAACCATCCGTAAACTCTTTCGATCATGACAAGGATTCGTTTGATTTCGCTTTGTAGGTTGTCCGGCGAAACGAAAATGTGGGCGTCATCCTGGCAGAATGCACGACAGCGAGTTAGCCCACCCAAGGCACCAGAAACTTCATTGCGGTGTAAAGGACCATATTCAGCGAATCGAACAGGCAAGTCTCGATAGCTCCACTGTTTCGAGCGGAATATCTCCATATGCCCAGGACAATTCATTGGTTTTAAGCACTGATCTTCATGTCCTTCTTCGTGGGACTCGCCAGCAGGCTTATCACTGACGAAGAACATATTTTTTGCATAGTGATCCAGGTGTCCGCTGGTTGCATAAAGTTCGGACTTCCATATAAGTGGGGTCCGAACTTCTTGGCAACCATTGGCTTCATTGAGTTGACGAATGCGGTTCAGCAAAGACTGATAAAGCACAACTCCCTTCGGGAGCCAGATCGGACAACCCGGCGATAGAGGGCTGAACATGAAGAGGTCTAGCTTTTTTCCGATTGCTCGGTGATCTCGGTTGTTGTCCATTGGAGCCTTCGATTAGGTTACGTAATTCCTGTTGTTCAGAGCGTATTTCTTTTAACTCTCTGATAATTTGCAAAAGAAGAGAACCATAGTCAACATATCCGTCTCCTGATTTTTTCCGCTCTTCGAGATATTGAGGTTTGTTCTCGGTGAGTCGGGCTTCAATCTCGCCCCACACCTTCAATATTTCTTTGCGAGTGGAAGATTTCTTCGCTGTTGTTGCCAGTTCACTTTCGAGTTTTCGTTTCTCGTCGGTCAACCATTGACGTTCTTCGATGAAACTTTCAAAGCAAGGAATGTCGATTTGCACCTTTTGAACTTCCTCGTATTTCTGTCTCTTTCGAGGATTAAGTTGTTTCTTCGGCGGTCGAGCAATCCGTTGATAGGTCGGCTCGTCGGCGATAACTGTGACGAGTCGATATTCATCAATGGTTACTGATTCGAGAATGAACAACACTCCGGCATTGAAGCTGTAAACTGATCCATCTAAACGAGGCATCGGGTAAGGCAAAGGTTCGTTTTTTTTGATGACCTTGGATTCTTTTACAGCCTGAACGATTTCTTCTACGTTGACTTCACCTGTTTTCGACGCACGTTCTTTCCATCGCAACAAAGCGTGGTCCGTAACGTGGACAATTTCGGCACGCATGACATCTCCTTTTTGACTTGAAAAGGAGATGCAACTTATCCATAGCCTGGATTCTGTTCTATGTCGTCATTTATCTCGGAGTTGCCCCCGGTCCTTGCGGACTGCACCGACCCGACCATGATGACGCCCTGCTCACCGGCGTACCTCTTACGAGATTTTGGTCTGTATGGCTTGCACCCTCGGTAGTTCAAACACTATTAGCCCCTTTCGAGGTTTTCGCTCCTACCTTAAAAGCAGTAGTGTCCAGAACTTCCTCTACAACCCCTTGAGGGGATTACAGCGACGACTCGACAAGTTGCATCCCCTTATATCATACTCGTGGAGCTTGATTTTTGCGATAGATGATACCACGATTTCGGCGATCTGTAAACTAATCTCCAAATTCTTGGCTTTGAAATATTCGGCACGATTGGTGTCGAGTACGCCCACAGCCCAATGCGATGCACATTTACTGATTGGTTCTTTTAACATTACCCTAGATAGTTGGGTCGGAACTCTTCTACAGCGATCCAGATCAGTCCGTTTTTTGCACGACTGGCTGCTGTATAAGACCATCGCACGTTATCCCATTTATCGCATCGCTGTTCGTATACGATCACATTGCCCCATTCGTCGCCTTGAGCCTTATGGCAAGTGATGGCGTATGCGTAATCGAATGGATTTGCTGCCTGGGAAAACTCAAACTTATTTGAGTCTTTTCCAAACTGGTCAGGATCGTAATGGACCTTCTCGAAGAAGTTGCCATCCGATATAAAGTCAAAGCGGTCGTTCTTGTGGATTTTCTGGACAACGCCTTGCATCCCATTAAACAAACCCTGCTTCTTATTGTTCCTTAAACAAATGACCTTCTCGCCTTTGGCAATGAATGTATATTGAATCTTTTTCTCGATACGCACACGCTCGTTGAGTTGCACACGAGTCTTATTGAAGGCGCAGATGATTTGATCGACGGCAGCAAGGTGTCGATCCTCAATTGCTTTTTCTTGAACAATCTGAACCTTCGTTGCTCCCATGAAGGAATTGGCAGAATTGCCCTTGCGAAGATGCTCGGCAAAATATGCAATCTCACCAGCATTTCGATGAACCGTCTCCAGCTTATACATTGGCTTTTGCATAAGGTTGAATTTGGTGCCAATAGGCTCAAGTTGACCGTGATCGCCAACATAGATAATTGGCAGGCCAAACGACATAAGATCGTCGTGTATTTCCTTGCTCACCATAGACGCTTCATCAATAATGAAGCCGTCAATGCCCTTGGACACTAAGTCAGTTTTGTCAGCCAAGAACCACACGGTTTCGCCATGCTCGTCTTTGTACGGCTGGTATATCGTGCTGTGAATCGTATTGGCATTCATTCCCTTTTTGCGCAATACGTTCGTGGCTTTGCCGGTAAATGCGGCTGCGCAAAAATATCGCCCTTTTCGTTGAAGGGCGTCGAGCATCACTCGAATAATTGTTGATTTTCCTGTCCCCGCATATCCACCAAGAGTTTGCTGCTGGTGGTTGTCCATATTGCCCACTAAGAGCTTCAGGACATCTTTCTGTTCATTTGTCAGGGACATAGCGACCTTTTCCGTAAGTTCTATTGAGGGGTTCCCACTCACTTAGTTCGTCACAAGTTAACTCCCATGTCTCCGGGCTGGTGTTTTCACACAAGCGAAGACATACCTCCAATTCTTTTTTGGAGATTACGTCAATGACGGCCATCATTGCGTCGGCTCTATTGGCTGTGATCTCTAGCTTGAGACTGTGCGAATAAGCCTGTTTATAGGAAGACTTGATTCTAGCATAAAGGTTCACTGGAGCATATCCCGGAAATTCAATTCCGGTAGCGTGAAGGTGTTCTGCCTTCTGGTGACAATCGAGCGAAGAACCCAGCCAAGATTCCTTCTTGCAGCGATCTGTACAAAGCGAAATGCCATTGGCGGCACAATATCCACCGAATGGCATGTAGGTTCTATCTGTAATGTGGTGGGCGTCTAATTCATTGACGTTTTCTGGTTTATGCCCGCACATAGCGCAGGCATAGCCATCCCGTTTGAATACGGCATTACGAAAATCATCCCTTGTTGACTTTTTTTCGCTCATTTTTAACCTCGGAAGGTTAGTTTATACCACCATCGTTTGACCCAGGCGTTGAATCTTCGTCGCCTTTGTGACCGCTCAATGTTATTGAGCAAGTTCATCGTGGAGGTATTCTTTTGTAAAATATCCTGGTAACGTTCTTCTTGTGGACAGTTGCTCATATTCATCCTCATAGGTCAATGTCGAAGTCGAAGTCAAATCCATCGAAGAATTCACCGTTTGCACCCAAAGCCCCGCCAATGAATTGCAATCCGTAAATCAACACCGCCACAGGAGCAAATAATACAGTTGTCACGCCGAACACAAGTGGACGACGATGATTTTTTGATTTGCCTTTAGTGACTCGGCGATGACCAATTCCCGACGAGAATGCCAATGCCAATCCACCACAAAACAACCAAGCCAATACAACCCAACCTAATGAAGAAATTCCCTCAATGATTCCAGCGGGATTCTTGGCTGATCTTGTTCTAATCAAGTCATCGGTATTTCCAAAAACACCATCAGGTCCAGCAGATTGAATAGTTGCAATTTCTTTGAACCATTCTTGGCGATAGTTCACCTTAATTTGCTGACCCCAGGGATCAGCTTCCGTCAAACCTTCCATTCGCTCATATCCGAAGCTGTCTTTAGTTGCTGTTTCTTGAATCTTATCAGCCCACTTAGCAACCAATGCGTCTCCGTCTTTAAGCTGTTGAGCCTGCAACTCTTGTTTGGCCTTGAGTTGTTGAGCGTGCAACTCTTGCTGTTGAGCCAATAGTTCTTGCTGTGTGGCAATCTCTTCTTTGGTGGGGCCTCCAAAAAACCTTTGAAGCATTGTCGGCTCTGTCTGTACCGACACTTGTGCCTCGGCAACTGTTTCGGTGGATTTGCTACATCCAATCATTAACAAACAAGCAAAAAGCACAACCTTCTTCATCATTGCCCCTCATAGGAAAAGCGTAGAAAATCCACAGTGTCAGGAGTCGTGAGGAGTCGTGAGGATTTGCCCCAAGCTCACATAACCGCCAGTCTTATCGCTCAGATCGAAGTTGGCATCAATGAAGTCGATCACTTCTTGCGGATTGATCGAGCGATTGAAAACAATATTGGGTCCATGCTCTTGAAGATAAACGGCGCTCAAGTTTCCGAACTGCTTCAGTCCTTTGCTGGTGTTCTCTCCACATTGATGCGACCCACACTCGTATTCCCGCTGTGAGACTTCTGGTACTTCTGATCCCGGTTTAATCGGGCAATGGAAGTGAACAATGCAGTCGTATTCCTGATGATCGTGGAACACAATACGTTGACTTTGCCCACCGACACTCGGTTTGGCACCATAAGCGATCACGCTGTCTGGCCCATCAGTCACAATACGAACCAGACCAGTATTGGGTAGATCGTTGAAGTTCGACTTGCGAATACTTGTAAGGAAAGTTGTGTCGTTTACCTTACAAGCAAAATGCCCCACAGTCGCCCCTCGGAATGGCTTGTAGGCACCAGCACTGATGCAGTGATCGACAACCGTGCGGAGTGCTTCAGGCACCAATTCCGAGTCCCAAGGCACAGGTTGACCGTCTACGACGGTTGATCTAGTGAAGGTCAAATGAGATCGAAGCAAAGTCATTTCGACCAAGCCTTCCAGGGCTTCATCACGATCTGTGGTTTCGTGATAACGAGCCTCTTCAGGCGTAATGACCATGTTCAATCGAGTTTTCACATCGTTGGCAAAAACCAAATTCAGGCTGGACTCTTTCAGGAGATTTAAGCCAGCGATGTATTGTTCTTCTGGCGTTGCTCCTGAAGTCGTTTTGAATGCGACGGCAAAAATATCCTTACGATTCTTGCGGATATTGCCAACGACTTTATCCGCTGGAACAAAGTTCAACTGAAGGTGTGGAGTTTCACGAGATTTAATTCGCTCGCCGTATTTGTCGGCAACACCATCGTATTGAAAATCAACCAGAGCAGCATTCAAAAACACGATCTTTGATGCTGGATCGGCAACGATTTCGTTCACCAATTTTGCAATATCAGCATTGGTTTCCAGTTCATTTCCGCCAGCCATCTTGGTGAGATGGAGTTCAGAGTCCAGAGTGTGGCACTGCTGCCAGCACAAGTGATGTAGTCTCTTTGCAGTGCCACCATAAGCTGGGGCGCACAAAGCCAAGTGCGGGCCAATTTGTGCGACCGTTCCACCACCGATGATGTGAATCTTTTTGTTTGCAGCCATGATCTTAACTCCCGTATTTTGGTCGAACACCGAAAATGTGCGGTACGAACCGACTCAGGTTCCCCGTTACAATGGTTTTGTCTTCTCGAATGCCTATTCCACAAGCCCAGCCGTTGACCAACCAACTACCAATGCAGGCGTGATTGCCATCAAAGTTGGGAAGTTCCCATAGTTGTTGATATACACATGGTCCATCGTAAGGACCATCAGTTTTAAGCAGCAATTCGCCATGCTCAAATATTTGCACATTAGCTCCCTCACGACTCAGAATTGGCTTCTGAACGTAAGGTTTTGTGCGAATTGGTTGAAACGATGCTTCTAATAAGTTTGGATGATCGGGAAACAACTCCCACAATATAGGCAGAATGGCCTTGTTGCTAAGGATTGCCTTCCACGGAGCCTCAAGCCATTTGGTGGTCTTGAGGAATAGTTTTCTGCCAAACTCGTCGGTCTGCATCCATTCCCAAGGATACAGCTTGAAGCATGTCTGTATTGGATTTTCGTTCAGGTCGGTGAATGTACGGCGACCTTCGTTCCATCCGATGTTTTCAATGTCAATATATTCAGTATCCCACCCGGCTTGGATGGCAGTGTCTCGAAGATAATTGACGTTCATGTAATCTTCGAGATTGCCAGCGAGTGCCGTAAAATACAATACTCCTGGCGTCACGGACTTCAGTTCTTTCCAAACCTTAATTAGCCGCTCGTGTATTGAGTTGAATTGGTTCCGATTTGGAAACTTGTCTTTTGCCCAATACCATTGGGTAACAGCAGCTTCTATCAGGCCGGTAGGCGTGTCGGCATTGAACTCCAACATCTTTGGTTGGGTTTTTCCGTCATAGGAAAAGTCAAACCGACCATAAATGGTGTGTTCGTCTCTCTCCCAACTGTCTTGGATAAACTGATGGAATTCGGGCGGGATCAAGAAAGCATCTAACAGATCATTGTCGATGACGTGTTGAACAGCTTCAAGACAACGATCATTCAGTTCGTAAGTAGCCGCCTCTATGGTGTCTACTTCAGGACTGTTTAACTCGTAGTATGCTGACTCGTCCCAATAAATATCGCCATCAAATGTATGAAATAACATTCCCTGACCTTCAATGGTCTTTTTCCAATCATGCCTAAGATCGGTTGTGTGTCGCTTCATGATGAAGCTCCTATTTCAGCATCTTCTTTCTCGAACATAATGTCCATTTCGTACATTAAATGTTCGCCATTGTCTCCATCGCCACCTGATGACCAGTCGAAGAAATCTCCACCGAATTTGAAGTCGATTTCTGCTAGTTTTTTGAACAAAGCGATGCTTTTGGGATGGTGATCTATCCCTTGTTCCCAACGCTTTGTAATATCTGTTTCAACTGCCATGTTATGATCCTCCACCAAAGGCATGACTGGAAGCACCAAAGCCGCCACGGGCGCTAACTGATGGCGATGCTTTGAATCCTCCACCACTGCGAATCCCACCGCTTGAGACTATGCCGCCACCATGCGTATAAGTGCCGGGATGGAAACCCCCGCCACTATATCCACTTCCGCCAACGTAGCCGCCACTGTGATGGAAATACCAAAACGGATGAACGCCACCATGAATTATTTGCGGTTGACCCTCTTGTGAAGGGTCTTGCTCTGGCACATGATGTGAACATCCATTGAGGATCAAAGATGACGAGATCAGAACAAGTCCGACCTTTTTAGTCATCTTGTTGTTCATGAATCGACTTATTGGCATGACTCGCTCACATAAGAAAAAGTCCGACTAGACAAGCCGCAATTGCTGCTCGCCGTTAGCCGGACTTATGATCGAGCAACGTGAATACCGTTAGTGTACGCACGAGGCGATGATGTGTGCTAACGCCAGAAAAAACGAGGCAACGATGATGGACGTTGCGAGCGGGTTTCCTCTCATTTCAGCCTGGAAATCGACCTTGGGCAGAAGCCAGTCGAACATCTTGAAGCCAACGAGCAACAACACGATGCCCATGAAACCGAAAATCAAAGAACCAAACACACCGATCCAAAAGTTCTCTGGCAAATTCATCTCAACTCCCCTGTTTGTGTACTGTGAACTGTGAACTGAAGGTTTAGAAGCAACGAAAGGATTATACCTTGGTTTTGTCGGGTTGTAAACTCGTTTTGACGAACTCACCTTTTCGGGCATCAAAGTAGGCAAAAAGCCTTAAATCCTTGATGACGCTGGGATTCCAAATGCACCCGCTGGCACAGTCCCAACCATGATACCACATAGATTCAAGTCTTTTTTCCCATTGATAGGGAGTAATTTCAATCCCTCCGAAAGTTTCAGAAACCTTCCTGTAGTTCATGCTGTCAAAATATCTCGATCTTCCGAATGGCAGATCAAATGGGAAGCCATCGACGGACTGAAGTTCTTTACGCCACTCAGGAATATCCTTGTGTTCGTCCTCGAACTTTTCAAAGTCTTGGATATTGTCAATGGTCAATATATTGCCTTCGTCCAATACGACTTCGTAGATGTATTGGTGGATGCCTCCAAAATGTTCGCTAATACACCAATCAATCCATGAATCGGCAATTCCGTACCAAATGCCTTTAGGTTTGTGATCGGTGATTTGTGGTGTGAGATGAATATCCTTCAGAGCCAGCTTGCTGCTGGATGTGTGTAAACGACGAGGTTTGCGGCCTCGAATATATCGAGACACGAACTTTTTGGCGGCAACATGAATGTCGTCAACTTCACGTTTCATCTACTTGTCCTGAAATCAGGGGCTTCGGCAAACTCAAGAACCTCAAAGCCACAGATGAAGTTGTCAACTTTTTGAGGATAAGTCATTTCTTTGATGATCCATCCTTTTTCTTTCATCCACTCAACATCCCTGTCGGTAAGCTCTACCCCGCCACACATCCAATTCTTAGGCATGTTTCGTTTGGCGAATTTCTTGGTAGTTAACCCATCGTGGAATACAGGGACAACAGGATTGTCTTCAGGGTTCGTTCTGTAAACGAATAATGGCACCCATTTGCCGGGCACACATTCGTTGCGAACTTCGTTGAGGTTCAATTGTCCATCCGTGCAAAGAACAGCCCACATAATTAAATGCCTCACAAGGTTTCCGGTGCATTCTCGAATATCTCAACGTGCAACAAAGCTGTGTTGTTGTGGATTTCCAAGACTTTAGAAAAGTCGGTTTGATACCCGCCTGCTAAATTCCAAACAACCGGCACTCCTCTTTCTTTCGCAATTGTAAAAACAATGCGATCTCTTTCTTTTAACTCTTCAGTCGTGAGAACGCCGCCATATGGATCATTCACATGAGGGTCAGCCCCAGCCTGATAGAACAGAACATCTGCATCATCAAGCAACCTAGTGATAATGTCGGGCAAAAGTTTTGTGTATGCTTGGCCAAAAGCAAGCCGACTTTTAGCTCCACGATCAACAGTGTCTAAATGCCCGCCAAAAGTATAATGAGAGATGAAATCTTTCATTCCTCGAATGGATAACTGCTCAAGGATGCAATCCGTGCCATTGCCATAGTGCATATCTAAATCAGCAATGGCAACTCGATTGACCAGCATGGCATTTTTGAGCGTTATTGCCGCCAACATAAGTCCATTAAATGTACAAAATCCACTACCAGCATAATATCCTGCATGGTGAAAACCACTTGTTGGGCTAACTGTATTTGTTTTGTTTTCAACTGCGTATTTAGCAGCACTAAGAAAACTACCATTTGTCCACAGCAAAGAATCAGCAATGGTTTTCAGTTTGTTGCCGAACCCATTTTCTATGCGACAAGAGATAACATCATTAACGTATTCTCTGTCATGCACCAACTCCAAGTCTGCAACGGTTACAGGAACAACTGGCATGATCTCGACAGGCACAATTTCCTGCCACGACTTCAATACTGCCGTGGGCTTCTTGGCACTTGGCGAAATGCTTGGATTATTTTCCACTGACTGATTTTCGTTGTAAAAAACTTTCATAAGGTTTTCCAGTTGCCGTCTGATTCTCTTTTCAAGTAGATGACTTCGACGCCCAAAGGCTTTTCTTCTTTTTTGTTGAATCAATAGGCTTAATTTTCATTTTGCATTTAACCAGTAATCATCAGAACGATATTGATCTTCGTTTTCATCCCAATCGTCTGGTGCCTTCAACACAAGGTTAGAAGGGTGGATTTGGGCAACGTATCCGCCTTGCATTTCAACATAGATGCTGCCTGTATTGCCAATATCACTTACTGCCACAGGGTCTTGGTCGAAACTCATGTCAAGCTCACCATCTTCAATCAACCAAAGACGGTCGCCTATCTTCAATTTATTGGCAGGGAACTTTAGGGCTTTTTCTTGAGCGGCTTGGATCAGTTCGTGTTTGGATAATATTTTCTTGTTGCCCGGTTCAACATAACCGTGGATTTCATATCCACCGTTAGTCATTTGACCGTTGAGGGCAATAAGCTGACGAACTAGAGGTTCAGCAAGGACTTGAATGCTTTGCCAGTGTTCCGGGAGATTGCCTTTTTCAGCAACCATCATCTCGAACATCATGCGACCGTAATCGCCAACCGAAACTTCCATCGTATCCTCATTCCTCATTCCTCATTAGTGACCGAGACAGGACTTGAACCTGCAAGCCTTGCGGCAATGGTTCCTAAAACCATCGTGTATGCCATTCCACCACTCGGCCAGTTTTACCACGTTTTAGGCATCTTGTAAAACGTAGCCCTGGCGGGACTCGAACCCGCAATCCTTTCGGCGTGGGATTTTAAGTCCCATGTGTATTCCAATTCCACCACAGGGCCGCACTACTCGTCTTCTTTGTGACAGTCGCAACCACAGCCTTTGTGTTTGTCTTTGTATTTTATGTACTTTTTATATCGTGCTGTATTGTACCAGTTGGTGCCAAATATTGCTCCCGAAATAGAAATAATTGCCATCACTAGGATGTAACCTAGTTCCAAAAATCCACCGCAAATACAAGCTATCATTTCATCTTTCTTTTCAAAAAATGAGCATGTCGCCTAAGCCTTCGTCGGCGACATGCTCTCCAGGCACCAGCATTGCCAGTGTCGAGTGTTGGGTGGCTCGGCCAGTGTGTTATTACACCAAAAGGGTCCGTTAACAGGAAGTCCCTGTGTAACCCTACTCTTTGAATGTTGGCTACTTCTAGGCCAACATCCTGGCTGTCTTTGTTTCCCCAAAGGAAAGGACGTACCTTTCCCTAAATCACCCGATTTACTGTAGCCAATGCTTTCTATAGCGGTTTGGATTACTTTTCCAATTTAGCAGGCGTGATGCCTTCCTTGTTGGACTTATCCGCAGCAATAGCCTTGTCTTTTGGTTCGGGAACCAACCAACGAGCCATTGTTGTAGTCTTAGTATATCCAAACTGTTGGATTGCAGCGTGATACCCGTCTGCGTAATTGTTTTCCGCACCACAGAGCTTCTGAGCGTCGTCCCAGCCATCTTGGTATGCACCAGGGACTTGTGGTCCGCCGATGCGGATCAGAGCGTCTTTATATCCCTGATCGTATGTTGGCTTAGATGCAAGTTCAGAGATTTCATCCTTGAGAATACGATGCTCCGCAACATAGATGTAATTCACCAGCGAGAGTCGTTGGTTTTCCTTCTGGACACTCCAGGCGTGCCACGTCATTGATCCCACACACAGAGCGGAAATTCCGACAATTCCGGCAATCGTCCACGCAATTTTCATACTCACTGTAAACTCTCCTTTGGGGCCTTGGTTGGTTCTCAACACAAGTTATGAGTATACAATCACGAAAGATAAAATCAAGTCTAGTTGGGTGCGATTTGAGTTTTGCCGCCACGTTGACGAGCAGCAACGTAAAAGACGTAGGAAGTTTTACTTTGTCCCATTGCCATCTTGCTGGGGGACTCTGTTTGTCGATATGTAACGGCGAGTTTGGTTGTTGGAGTTTCGTAAGTCAACAACTCTTTCATTCTGGCTAAAATTGATGCAATAAACTGCGGACTGCCTGTTAGTCGCATTCCGTCTTCGCCATATGTTGATCCCTTATGGGTGTAATCAATGGCTCGCATTTGGACGGGTGTGTCGGGACGTAAGTTCTTCCAGTAGCCCACAATTTCATCTTTTGTGGCCTTCCATTTGGATGATTGCTGAGAACCAGCCGCTTGAGGCTGTTGCACCTGCGGCTGTACTTCTTGCGATCCCACGAATTCCTTGAACGTCATCATACCTTATATACCGACTTTTGATCTGATCTTGTCGGAATGCTTGTGGACTTTTTTGTGGTCTACGCCACCTTTTCGATACGCCTTGTTCTTTTCTTCGGAATTTTGATCGCTACAAGCACCAATTACTTGATAATCACTGGTGTCAGTGCAGTTTCCAATATATGGACCACTCCCCATTTCTCGGAGTTTGGCTTCTCTTGTCTGCATCCAGTCTTTGAATTTAATCATGTCTTATATATCACTGGATAAATCTAATGCAACTCCCCACTCTCTGTTTTTGTTGACAACGTAATTTCTAGTATTTTTCACCGTTTCCAACAGTTCCCCATTTGTCCGTTGGGAATCCTTCAAGTTTTTGGTGCGAAAGTTCTTGACTCGATCTGATTCGTCGTGGTCTATTACTCGGCAAAACTTCACGGGAGTTTGAGCGTATTTCAATTTGTTGTGCATGGCTGCACGTAATTCAAAATCAATATCATCCCACCCCCATCCCAAATTGATGTCTTCGTTGTATCCATTTACGCTATAGAAATGCTCTCGATGAACTGCTATCTTTCCGCAACTGCCCGACATATTGAACATATCAAATATAGGAGCAGTCATAATGCTTTGTTTGTCGCTCATGGTCTTTTTAACCAATTCAACAAAGCCGTCAATCAAGAAATTGTCTGCGTCTAAATTGCAAAGAATATCGCCGGTCGCTTGGCGATGTGCAATGTTTTTGGCATGTGTCGCCACGAAGTATTCAGGAAGCTGAGTTCTATAATACTTGATGGTTCCTCGATTTATCCAAGGACGCATATTGTCTCGGACCCACTCGTGCATTCCATCTTTGCTGCCATAGTTAAGCAACACAAATTCGCAATCTGGAGCGACATGAATATTTATGGGCAGGGTTCTCATTAGATGATGAACCCTGCCCATACAAGTTGTGCAGAACGATATTTTCAAAGATTAAATCCAGGTGCAAAATTTTGAAGCAACTGGACAATCTCTTTGGCGTTGGCGGGCGAGACTTTTTTGTCTTTGTTGTCGTTATAGAAGGTCATGAATGTGCTGACCACCTTGTTCACTTTCCAAAAGAACAAATAATTTCGTACTGAATTCTTCAAGCCTTGATCTCGGCAGGCAGTCCGAATGCGTCATATCCAAAAGGCTGAAAGACTTCTTCGCCCTCATATCGCAGAAATCGACAATAGCTGTCGATAATGGCATAATTATAGTAATGCCCCAAGTGTAAACCGGCACCCGATGGATATGGGAACATTACAACTACGTTTTTCATGTTAGCCTTTTAAGAACAAGGCCATGAATCCTCTGGATAGTGGGGAATCATAGTAGCCAGTACATCGGGGATGTTTGGCTAAGGCCAAGACCTTTTCTCTGTATGTGTTTTGAGTTTCTGTGCTGGTCCAATCAGGAGCGGATTCAGACCGATGAGGCGATGTGTCGTGGAAGACAGCAAGGTTTCTCAACGTGCCTTTGTTGAGCATTATCTCGCATTCGATGGGCCTGATCTCGGTCAGGCTATCAAAGAATCCAATATCGAAGATAATATTAGATTGTTGCAAGAATTCAAGCGAATCTACGCAATGCACTTCAACCCATTTAAGCAAGTGTTCTTCTTCAAGAACCGTCTGAAGTCGCACGCATTGTGGCGGCAGAACTTCAAGAGAATGCACCTTGCCGAATCCATTGAGTTTGCAAGCATGAGCTAGGGCGGTTGTTCCGAAACCCTCCCACGCACCAGTTTCAAGAACCAGTTGTGGCTTCAATACTCGGATTGTGGAATGAAGCCAATTTAAGACTTCATATTCAGTAGAGCCGCCATCGGCGACCTCAAATAAATCAGCACGTTCCGCAGGGACATGAGGGTGAACGTCACATTCTTTGTGAATAGGACTCCAGGATGGCTTCCAACTATAATCTCTTTGCATATTCAATCACCTAATGGAATCACGGATGCAGTTACTTCTTCGTCTGATTCTTTTTGTTTTTGTATTTCTTTGCACGCACACAACATGCACAATGCCGGGAGTTCAGGCTTTTCGAGCTTCATCACGGTTTGACGAGGACCGATCCAACAAGCTATACCACAGCCAGCACAGGCGATTTTTCCTGATCCTGCATGTGGCGTATATGGCGGCATACCGGCAATCCCACCAATTGGGATAAGAGCCAAAATGTTCATTCTTTCTTCCACTGAGCGATTTTGTGCCATGTGATTTTTGTTACACTTGTGGCGGAGATGGATATGGATTTTTTCGTAAAGAAATCTTGTGGAAATTGTAATTGCAGTGGTTTGGTTGATGGACCTTGTCCACACTGTAATGGAACTGGCATGGGACTTTGGATGGTTGAGGATGTGACTTTAGAGTTTCACCTAACACAAGTTGGACACTCTGTAATGATTTTGGGACAGGGAGAGATGGCTCCTAGAAAGCCACCCGGAAACGTAAGAATTGTTGTATGAGCCATTAGACAATAAAATAAATTTAGAAAGACAATGAAATGTCGAATACATTAAGAGAGTTCTTTCAAGGATCAGAAGATCCTTATGTGGTGTTGGCTGACTTGCATAAAAATGGACATATTGTTAATTTTTTTATTTACCAAGGAAATCAAGAAGTTTCTGATGAAGATCCATTGTTAATTGGACACATTAAGTGGGATGGTTGTTCTAATTGGCATTTTCCTCATAGCAATTATCCTTTACATTTTTGTAATCAAAGTCGAGCCAAACAATTTGGAGATTTATTATCTGAAATGTATAATTGGGCGTCTGAATTATTGCCAACCAACAAAGAAAATCTTGGGAGCTAAAAAAATTGCCCAAAGCTCTAGCGACAATATCTGATGATGCAACATTGTCTGTGATTGATGCTATTGCCAATTCATGAAAAGGTCGAAAAACTAGCAACTTCCAAATGTTTGGCACCAATTGTAAAATGTCGCCTAAAACTGATTTGTCAGTTTTTGCATGAGTTCGTTGGAGTAGGTGTTCATATCGACTTTAATCCTTGTTTATTCTGATAATTCCTTGCTTCATTAAAGCAGGAACTTCATTTGGATTAAGGCCGTGCAGTTCTTTGTAGTGTCTTTGCACCAAATATCGACTTTGACCAATGCTGAATGGTATCCATTCTCCGAGCTTGTCGATCTCTCCTTGAACTTCCGCTTCTTTGGTTTTGTCTCGATAATGAAGCGGTAGCCCACAGGCACATCGTTTGATTTGATTTCTACTCATCGAACTGTCCTTTTGGAATGGGTCCATACTGACTTGCCATGCACGCTCTAAGGTGTCGCCTCGTCATGCTTTCAAGTAAAGACAAATTCTTTTTGATAAAATGCTTTCGCATTTCGCTGATCTCTTTTTTGGATGGGTTGTATCCTGGCTTGATATATCCAAATATTTGGACGCCAGTTGAACGGTGGGTCAATACCATTCTATTGTGCTTGTCGTTTTCTTTGTCGTGCCAAGTAAGAATTACTTCTCCCGGTTTCATTTTGAATTTACCAAATGAATAATCCGACACACACCTTTGGTGGGTGCTATCGGCAGTGTTCATTTGTTTTCGGATTTCACAAGCGGTGGGTCTTTGTCTTCGCATCAATATTCCTCGATGTCGGTGTCGGTTCCCCAAAGTCCGAATCGGAACCAATGGGTTTTGTTATTTTCCAAATCGACTTTGTAAATCCGAGTGTTTTTAGTCGTCCAATAAGGGCCGGAGTAGAAAAAACACCGTTCAGATGTGACTATGACATATTTGTTGTCACTAGCCCATTTTTGTATTTTGGCTTGATCGCTGGAATTAGTGGCACTTGAAATGAAGAAAACGACAATCATGAAAATGATTGTTATCATGCCGATGATGGTTGTTTCTCGACGCATGTTTATGCCTGGTGCGTGCCAATGGAAATTTCTTAACCGTTGCAGCGAAAGCGTGGTATTTGATTATACCACGCTTTCGCTTTGCTTTACAGCCGTTTTACAGCCGTTTTACAGCAATTCCGTCACGACGCCAGAACCGACTGTCATACCACCCTCACGAATGGCGAAGTGACTACCTTTTTCGATAGCAATCGGCTTATCCAGGGTGATAAACAGGCAAGTGTTCTCGCCCGGCATGACCAACTCAATTCCTTCCGGCATTTGGACAAGGCCGGTGACGTTGGTAGTTCTGAGGAAGAACTGTGGCTTGTAACCATTGAAGATCGGGGTGTGACGCCCGCCCTCATCCTTGCCCAAGACGTAAATTTCGCTCTTGAACTTGGTGTGAGGCTTGATGCTTCGTGGTTGTGCCACAACCTGTCCACGCTGAACTTGATCGGCCTTGATGCCTCTCAGCAGCAAACCGACATTCTGTCCAGCTTCTCCATATTCCAGTTGCTTATTGAAAGCCTCGACGCTGGTGACAACTGACTCCAGAATATCAGTCAACCCAAGGATTTCAACTTTGGTTCCGACCGTGATGGTTCCTTGCTCGATCTTGCCCGTGACTACGCAGCCACGACCTTCGATATTGTGAACACCTTCGACGGGCATCAAGAAGGGACGGTCGATAGAACGGCTGGGGTCAGGAATATAAGAATCCAGAGCCGCCAACAATTCTACAATACACTTGCTTGCTGCGGGATCAGCAGGATTATCCAAGGCAGGTTTTGCTGCTCCACGGATAAACGGAGTCTTCTCGCCGTCGAAGCCATACTTCGTCAGCAAGTCTCTTGTTTCCATCTCGACCAGTTCCAGCAATTCTTCGTCTTTGACAAGATCGCACTTATTGAGGAATACTACAATATCCGGCACGCCCACCTGACGAGCGAGCAGAATATGCTCTTTCGTCTGAGGCATAGGACCGTCTGCTGCATTGACGAGCAATACAGCGCCGTCCATTTGAGCAGCCCCGGTAATCATATTTTTTACATAGTCGGCGTGACCGGGGCAGTCAATGTGAGCATAGTGACGGGTATCCGTCTCATACTCAACGTGCGACGTGGTGATCGTTACCGTTTTGGTAACGTCACGAACGGTGCCGCCCTTGGCGATGTCGCCGTATGCTTTCTTTTTTGCGTAACCCTTCTCGGACTGAACAGCGAGAATTGCTGCTGTCAGAGTCGTCTTCCCGTGGTCAATGTGACCAATCGTTCCGACATTGATGTGGACTTTCTTCACTTTACTTTCTCCTGTGATCTTTACGAGATCACCGTTGGAGGTTTGACTTCTATAACCCCACCAAAAAAAGGTGTTTCTACTCACAACGAGTAAGAGCCAGATCCAGAAATCGAAACAGTGGCTTTGGTGGGACTCGAACCCACAAGTCTTTCGACGCAGCATTTTGAGTGCTGTGCGTTTGCCAATTTCACCACAAAGCCGTATTAAAAATCAAGTGGCTCAGGTGAGATTTGAACTCACAGCATCCCTGGGTTTAAGCCTGGGTGGTCTGCCGATTGCCTACTGAGCCGTTTTCTAACTGCCGTTTTCTAACTGCATTGTCTGACACTCCCAATTCTCGTTGATTGTTGAACAGGATTTAGAAAATGTCCAAGGTGGGAGTCGAACCCACAAACACCAGACTCTCGATCTGGCGGCTTTGCCGGAGGTTTGCCTACTTGGACTCAAACGAAGGCTTTTTCAAACCTTCGTCTTCTTTTACTCTTCACCACGCAACTCTTTGAGTTGTTCTTTGAAGTCCACATCGGACTTCAATTCGTGTTCGTGTTTTTCCCGCTTGGGATACTTGTCGCTGTGACAAATTCTGCACTGCGTATTGCCACAATCGAAAGCGTCTTTCTTACGGAATCGACCTTTTTGTTCATCACGCTCACAATCAACGACATAGGCGCTGACTCCGATGCGATTTATCCAGCTTTTGTTACTCTCAACATGAGAGCGACGGTGCTTTTTCCACTCACGCAGAGTGATCTTGTAATCCTCGTTCCACCTTCTCATCGTTCCCTCCATAATGGGTTTGGGTAATAGGTTTGATGAGTCCAAGGATTTGAGTGAATTTGTTCATGGTTTTTCTCTTAGTTAAGGAAGCAACAGTCCGGGTTTGGACACCAATCTCCGAACTCTTCGGATTGGGTGTCAGAAATCAATTGTGTATAACAACAGCGACAATGACCTTTGATCCACCATGCTGGTCCAAACCAACGGAAGCCGCCACGAATCGTTTCGTAGAAGCATCCAAGTCGTTCCAGCCAGTCCATGATGGTTCTGGCGATCATTCTCCGTTCAGTATCACGCCACGAGTATTGGAATTCATGCCACTCGTAACCATGACCTTGTTCTCGGTATTGATGATCTCGACCGAGATATTTCCATGATTTTTGCTTGCGAACAAACCGATCGTCCCATGCCGTGGGAAGGTTTCGTCTCTTTCCACGGACATAGGGATCATTGCGGTCTTGGTTTGCTCTTAGTTCTTGTGTTGTTCTCGGATACCGAAGGAATGCCGAGAACCATCTTTTTTTTGCCATGTAGCGATTCTCCTAAGTGCGGAATGCACTTAAAAGACGCTACCCAAACTTTCGTGATTATTTTTCATCATTTTATTCCTTAGTGGTTTCATCTTCCTTGATGATGTTACTTACCGATCATTGGCGAGTTACGCTACCGGGGTCAGCCTGATGTTCATCCTGAACAAAAGCCACTCACTTGCATTTTCCACACTTCTTCTTTTCCTGTTGGTGGATCATTCAATCTCTTCAAAAATTTACCAGTGTATTTATGGTCTTCGGGGTTCAAACCCTTTCGTAAACGTCTGGCATCTGGTGTTACTTCACGTTCGGAATATTGATACTCAATGCCCAATCGTGTGTGTTTGATGATTTTATTTTCTTTATCCACCCATTCGTATTCACGATGTTGATCGACAACCACAGTTCCTTTCATGCCTTCAATGTCTATGTCATATTCGTGCATGTCTTGGATTTCGATCTCTTCTTGTTCAACCAATCCCCAACAAGGATAACTGAATCTTTTTGGTGGAGGATTTTTATGAACCGTCCCACCCATCAACATCCTTCGCAAAAGGGCAGAATGATCGACATCAGCCGAACTTGATCCACGCTTATTGTCCTCGCAAATATTCATCCACTGGCAAACCATCTTGCAAGCAAATTCACATTGTTCGAGAGTCAACTCCGTGCATTTCTCTTCCATCACATTCTCCGCAAAGTACCCAGGACGGGACTCGAACCCGTAAAACCGATATTTTGAGTATCGGATGTCTACCGAAGGTTGCATCACCTGGGCATGATTCTATCACCATCAAATTCGGCTGTAAAGCCGAAGTGGGTTCTGAGGGAGTTGAACCCCTCGACAGCCGCCTCAAAATTTTTTGTCACCTGATTTACAGTCAGGCATGAGGAACAGAACCCTTGTTTTCCAGGAAAGTGACACGGGTGGGACTCGAACCCACAGAACCCACGTTCTAAGCGTGAGATGTCTGCCAAATTGCATCACCGTGCCATTTTTGTTGATCGGAGCATCAATCTTTCGTCTGAGTCATTAGCTCAGAGTCCCGTTGAACTCGGCAAGCCGGTGGACAACATACAGACTTCTACCGTCAATCAACAAAACTTCTGAATGTCAAACTGATCCTTTCTCCACAAGGCTTTCCATGTTTTGGAATTTTGTGAAGATAAACATCTTGAAATCCAACAGGCATAATCCATATGCTGCCGTGTTCCAACAGTTGTTTATTTTCTGGTGGAATAATTCCTTTGAAGGATTTTTCCTTCCACCATATTTCCCGTTCTGCTCCCAACGACAACACGGCGATTGACTGATCGGCTCTCATTCCCGGAAAATCATCAGCGTGCCATCCAAGGTGCTGTTGTTCGTTTTCGTAGCGGTTCAGAAAACAAACATTGAATTCAGATTTCTGTGTTTCGTTTATGTACTCCATAAACTGTCCCACTAAAAAACTGAATGGCTTGCTTCTGTACATTACGTCGCCTTGATGTCTGTTCCCGTAGCTATACTCTCTGTCTTTCGTGGACATGAAGTATTCTTTCCGGGCAGACCTCTCGGTCAGCCATTCAAGACCCTTCGTTTCATCGAAAATAGAGTTAACCACTCTGCTCATATCGTTGCCAGCAGATGGCAAATAAATCGGTTCCATCATTGTTCCTTTCAGTGGATCGGGAGTCGCTCGAATCCTCGTCTCCGGCTTTTCAGGCCAGCGATACTCCATCTCAGCTACCGATCCGTTTGTTATTCTTTCATTAGTTGCCTCCGCACTACAAGAGTGAGGACGCAACAATAAATCTGACGTACACAGTGGGAGCAGCAGGAATTGAACCTGCGATGTTTACCTTGTAGGCCCTGCTTTACAGGCAGGTGCGACACAACCAGCAGTCGCCTTACTCCCAAACTAAAAAAACCCCCGGCAGCTTTTCCATTTCTGGAGAAAGCTGCCGGGGGTTTATTCTTCCCCACAATTGTCCCTTTAAGTCAGGACGCAGCCTTCTCCGTTGCTAAATGATAGCAAGGAATAAGAGAGCGATAGACTGAGGGATAAAGTGTTCACGATGAACTCCAATTGATTGTGCGGACGTTTTGTTCGCTTGTGTCTGTTATAGTAGTCGTCTCGAAACAAAATTTCAAGACGGAATCTGAAATTTTATTCAACTCGCAGGCGGGTGGTCTGATTGAGGCACAGACAACCCATAGAAGCCGGGTGGTCTGATTACGGCACAGACAACCCATAGAAGCCGGGTGGTCTGATTACGGCACAGACAACCCATAGAAGCCGGGTGGTCTGATTACGGCACAGACAACCCATAGAAGCCGACGCTTGCTTATGCTTTGGTGCAAACATTAAAACCCGGTCATTAGGTTGACTCCCACCCTCGTCTGATAATGAGGCAAGCCCCACACGCCCAGACTCACAAGAAGCGTTGTCCGATCAGGACGTTGGTATCATACCACGGCTTTTGTCACTTGTAAAGTTACTTCTCGACAAAGTTGAAAACGCACTTGTCGGTTCCGAGACTTCCAGCGACTTGGCTTCAGATACCTTAGAGAGTCAAAAACGATTCAGGTTCGATCCTTTTGGGAAATTTCCGATTTTCGTCACTACATAAGGTGATGAATACCTTCAAGAAATTTCTCGAATTCAAACTGAACGAAGCTGCACCACCACCGCCTCCACCGGGCGGGGCTGGTGGAATCAGTGGTCCTGGGGCATTACTGCCTGCTGGCGGCGCTCCCCCAATGGGTGGAATGCCACCGATGGGTGGTGGAATGGGCATGGGCGCTCCACCGATGGGAGGGATGCCTGGCGCACCGGCTGGTGGCACCGCTCCTCAGAAGCTCAAAGCATACAACGTCTGGGACGTTTTGGAAAGAGTTCTCAGTGGAGACGGACAGGAAAAGCCCGATAAGCCCGATATGCAAAATCAATAAATCTGCTTTATAGACGACTATTTACGAGTCGTCTATTTTTTTATCTTGTCTTGATTGAACGCACTGGTTTAGGCACAATACGCCCATGAACATGAAAACCAGTATCGTACACTGCGGTCGTGATGAGTACGACGTTTATATCGGACGACCTTCAATCTGGGGCAACCCTTTCAGTCATAAACCAAGTTGCTTGGCCGAGACAAAAGTTGCGACCCGTTATGAAGCCATTGACAAATATCGGGAATGGATAAAGACCCAACCTGATTTAATGGCATCGCTTGAAGACCTTCGTGGAAAACGTCTGGGTTGCTGGTGTCGTCCCAAACTCTGTCATGGCGATGTCCTTCTCGAACTGCTCGGAGAATCGGTATGAATGATGAAGTTTTGATCTTTAGCGATATTCACGTTCACCCGCACAAGCGATCCAATGGTCGATTGGAAGATTGCCTAAAGGCACTTGATTGGGTATTTGACGTTGCTGAACAACGAGGAATAACCAATATTCTATTTGGTGGCGATCTATATCACGACCGTCAAAAAATCGAGGTCTACACCTACCAAAGAGCTTTCGAGACTTTGGAGAAGCGACTGAGGGGCGGCAAATTCAAACTATATTTGCTGCTGGGAAATCACGATCTTTGGTACAACGATAAAACCTCGGTCAGCAGCGTCATTCCTTTATCGGCACTGCCCGGCGTTCAGATTATCGCTCGTCCTGAGCGTATCAATATCGCTGGATCGAATTGGGACTTTATTCCGTTCACACACAATCCGATTACCACGTTGGAAGAACTCAAGGAAAAACCAGGAAGCCCAGAATATGCGTTAGGACATATTGCTATTGACGGAGCTATCCTGCATGGCACCCATCAGTCTGATATTTCCATCGAACATGACGGCGATATGGTGAGTGTGGGCGTTAGTTTATTCGATCATTATAAACACACGTTCCTTGGTCACTACTATGCCGAACAACGGGTTAATGAGAAGGTCGAATATGTTGGTTCTCCTTTGGAGCTTTCTTTCGGTGAAGCATTCCAGAAGAAGCACATCATTGCTTTCAATGGTAAAACTGGCAAGAAGACATATATCCCAAATGATTTCAGTCCCGTTCACTTGGTCATCAGCATCAAGGATAAAGACAAATACGATTTGAACAAAAATTTCATTCGTATTAAAGTTGACGATATTGGAGCAACCGATTTGGTTGCCCTGCGAAAAGAGATGCTGGAATCCAATAATATGGGCAGCTTGGAGATCAAGCAGCAAAAAAAGATTATGGATCAGCATGTAATCCAAGATGCCAAAGCTATCTTATACAGGGGCGATGAAATGCTTGGTAAGTATGTTGATGAGATTGGCCCCAAAAATCTTGATCGAGATGAGCTTCTGCGTATCGGTCGCAAAATTTGTCAAAAAGTGGAGTGATATGAAAAACTATGTTGTAACTGGTTTTGACGAAGCGTATTGGCACTTGTGGGGTGTATCTTGGTTAGTTTCCTTGCGAGAAATTGCCAAACACGATCCAGAACGCATAGTCATTGTTGGGTTTGGTCTTTCGACCAACACCAAAAGTAAAATTCTTGAAACCGGAGCGATGCTGTTTACTGGCATTTCTTTTGGAGATATACGTTCCGATACATTGCGAGCAATTGCCAACTTCGCCAAAAAAGAATCTGCTGTATTTGCTTATTGGGATGCCGATGTTTCCTTTCAGGATGACATTAGCGAAATATTCAAGATAGCTAAAGATGATCTGGTTGTATCTTCTAATCGTAGTCACGGTTTTTTGGTTGGTCCGTCTTATCAATGGATGTGCGTGCAGGATATTTTGAATATCATGTCTTTCATGAATGACAAAGGCAGTTTTCATGAGTGCTTGATTAACCACTTTGGTAAGTTTCTTGTGAAGACCGACAACACTTGGAACTTTACTGACATTCCGCATTTGAAAGACGTGGATGGCAAGTTGACCTATAAGGGTCAAATTCAAAAGACGGTTCACCCTACCGGACAGATCAAGAGAATGCTTAACAATAGAAACATTTTCTTCTGGGAACGGCACAAAGAGCTATATCAAACTCTTGATCGAAAAAAGAGTGCCGTTCTTCGTAAGTTGATGCCAAAGACTGTGCTTGACAGCAATATAAATAACAATAAATAACAATCGTATTGCAGCACATTGCGAGAAGTTCTATACTGCCCGCATGATAAATCTAACCTTCAAACACATTGCGGCGTGGAACTTTTTGCCCTTCGGTCCCGTAGGTATCCAACTTCCATTGGAGAAATACGGCAATATCATTTTGATTCGTGGCGAGAATCGAGATGCTAAGGCAATTGATTCATCAAGTGAACAATCTGATGAAACCAAGATTTCCAGTAATGGAACAGGCAAAAGCTCATTGCAAGAGATTATTGTTTATGGTCTTTTTGGCAAAACCGTAAAACAAAAATTGAAAGTCAATGATGTCGTTCACAACCTTGTAGGTAAAGACTGCAAAGTTGAACTTATCTTTGGCGATTACCGTGTTGTTCGTACACGGTTGGATCGCAAAGACGGAAACAGCTTGAGATTGTGGGAAAGCCCAGATGCCATCTGGGACAAGACCACAGAGATTACTCAAGGCACAATGCAGACTACTCAAAAGAAGATTGAAAGTGTCATCGGTTTGTCTTATGACGCTTTTGTGAATATGTGCATATTCACAGACGATCAGCGATTGTGCTTCTTGGAGTGTGATAATCCTCAAAAGAAAGAGATCGTAGAAAATCTGCTTTCATTGGGCGACTATCGAGAGTGGCATGAAAACGCCAAAGAGTTGCGGAAGGTGATTAAACAGAATATCGACTCGAAAGCAAAAGAATACAACCTTCTATTGTCCATTAAGGATGATGCCAATCGTCGTCTTTTGTTGACTGAAAAGAAGCATGTTGATTGGCAACTCACGAAGAAAAATGAGATCGTTGTTCTTGAGAAATCCATTCTAACCAAGAGACAAGAATTAGCCTCTACTGATACTGGCGCTGCACTCCTGGCATACCAAGAGGCTCAGGTCAAGATTACCTCTATCAATGATTCGATTCCTCCTTTGGAGGTTTCTAAGGCTGATCTGGAGAAGAAACTTCAGTTGGTGAAAGACAAAGAAGCGGAATTGAAATTAGAGGCTCAGGGACTTACCAAGCAGTATGAAGAGTTTTCTGCGACTGCGAGAGTTAAGTTGGCTGATCGGAAGAAAAAAGAATTTGAGATTGCTGATTTGGAATCCAATAAGCCCGGCACCCGCTGCGGAAAATGCCGCAGTGTTGTTGAAGAGGAAAATATCCTTGAATATGTGAATGGTCTTAAATTAGAAATCAATGAGATCAATCTTGATATTCAGACGGCCATGACGGGAGGCAAAGAGATTGCCGTTAAAACTGATGATCTGAAGCTGCGACAGGGAAAAGTCACAACCATGATCGGTCAGGTTGTGACAAAGATTGGTTCAATTGATTCCCAACTCAGAACATTGAGAAATGATCTGGTTGCCGCCTCTAAGGTGCGTGAACCAAAAGCGGATAGTGCTGAAGCTCTTTTGGAACAAGAGATTTCTCAAATCAAGAATTCGGTTGAAAGCAAAAAAACAGAGTTGGCAGGTCGCTCGCCATATCAAGACTTTATCGACAACGATAAAGTGGAACTTGATAACGTCACTCTCAATGTGGCCAATAAAGAAGTCGAGGTAAAAGCTCTCGAAGCTGAATTGCCATATTTTGATTATTGGATTGCTGGCCTCGGCGAACATGGTATTCGCAAATGGGTTGTGGATGGGATTATTCCAGAGCTTAACAGCCGTATCAATTATTGGCTTCAGTTCCTTATCGACAATAAGATCACGCTCAAGTTCGATAATGAGTTGAACGAAAAAATTGAACGTAATCCAGTGGATGGCGATCCTTATGTATATCATGCTATGTCTACAGGGCAACGTCGGCGTCTCAATCTTGCTGTGAGCCAATCTTTCGCACACGTCATGACCGTTAGCTCCGGTTCCATCCCGTCTATTGTCTTCTTAGATGAAGTCAGCACCAATGTCGATCCTTTGGGTGTCCAAGGCATTTACAATATGATCTGTGAGTTGGCCGAAGACAAGCAAGTGTTTGTCACGACTCATGATCCAGACCTTATGCGAATGCTCGAAGGATCAGACGTTATCAGAATGGTTCATGAAGGTGGATATACTAAATTGTCTCAAGAATGAAGAAGACCATTTATGTGTTCGTGCGAAAGGTTTTTGCACGTTTTTGCACGATATAAGTTACTTTCAGAGCGACTTATGGCTTGCCATAAAATGCCTTAAAAGCTATTATTGTAACCCCCGACAATAATAGTCAAAAAATTCAGCTCATAACAACTAGCTACCTTCCCAGCAAACAAGACCAAACAATATTTGGCAGAAGGAAAAGAGGAAAAATGTCTATAAAGGCTTTACAGGAATACACTTACGTCAGCAGATATGCTCGATTTAATCAGAAAGAAAAAAGAAGAGAGATTTGGAATGAGGCGGTTGATCGAGTGATGCAAATGCACATTCGTAAGTTCCCGCACATGATTTCGGACATTGAATGGGCATTCGATAAAGTTAAGCAAAAATTAGTGCTAGGCTCACAACGGGCGCTCCAATTTGGCGGCAAGTCAATTGAACAAAAAAATGCCCGCATGTACAACTGCTGTGTCTCATATTGCGACCGAGTGCGTTTTTTCCAAGAAACATTCTGGCTTTTATTATGCGGTTGCGGCACAGGTTTTTCTGTGCAACATCACCATATTGGAAAGCTACCTGATTTCCATGAAAGTCGTACAAGCGGACAGGTTCACAAAAAGCGAAAGTATATCATTCCTGACTCAATTGAGGGATGGTCTGATGCTTTGGGTATCTTGTTGGCAACATACATGCCCCATGAAGAATTTTCGGAATGGTATGGCTGTGATGTGACCTTTGATTTTTCACACATTCGCCCAGCCGGTGCTGTATTGGCATCGGGAGTTGGCAAGGCCCCAGGACCAGAACCATTACGTCGTTCACTAGAGATTATTTGTAAGCTCATGGATGATCGCTGCAAGAGGTTCAAACGCCTGCGGTCTATTGACGCATACGATATTGTTATGCACATCAGCGATGCCGTTTTGAGTGGTGGCGTTCGACGGTCGGCTACCATTTGTTTGTTCTCGGTAGACGATATGGATATGCGTAAAGCCAAGACTGGTAATTGGTTTACGGAAAATCCTCAGAGAGCAAGGTCCAACAACTCTATGTTGCTCATTCGTGGCGAAACCACTAAAGAGCAATTTGAAGAGGCAATGAAGGATGTAAAAGAATTCGGAGAACCTGGATTCGTATTTGCCGATCATCCCGACCTTGTTGTGAACCCATGTGTTGAAATTGGCATGTGGCCGGTTCATTGGAAGACTGGCATTTCAGGTTGGCAGATGTGCAATCTTTGCGAAATCAATGGTCGCAAGATCAAGAGCAAAGAAGATTTTGCTATTGCGGCCAAAGCCGCAGCCATTATTGGCACTCTTCAAGCATCGTATACAAACTTTGAATATCTTGGACAAACATCCAAGGAGATTGTGGAACGAGAAGCTCTATTGGGCGTCAGCATTACGGGTATGATGGATAATCCTGATATTATTTTCGATGAGGAAAATCAACAGGAAATGGCAAAGCTCATTCTTGATACGAATGAGTGGATGGCCAAGCAGATTGGAATCAACCCAGCCGCCCGTGCAACATGCGTAAAGCCAGCCGGAACGACTAGCTGTATTCTTGGCAGTGCCAGCGGTATTCACCCGCATCATGCCAAGCGTTATTTTCGTCGTATTCAGGGCAACTATATGGAAGCTCCTTTGCAGTTCTTCAAAGAGCGAAATGGGATTGCTGTTGAGAAATCTGTATGGAGCGCCAATAAGACCGATGAGGTCATTACGTTCTGTGTAGAAGTTCCTGATGGTGCAAAGACCAAGAACCAATTGTCTGCTTTGAAGCTCCTGGAACACGTCAAGAGTACACAGGCAAATTGGGTTATGGCTGGCACACGTCCTGAACTTTGTACTCAACCGTGGCTCACTCATAACGTATCCAATACGATCAATGTACGTCCCGATGAATGGGATGCTGTCACTGATTATATTTTCGACAATCGTAGATTCTTTGCAGGCATCGCATTGCTTCCGCAATCAGGCGATTTGGATTATCCCCAAGCCCCCTTCACTACCGTTCATACTGCCCGTGAAATCGTTCAGATGTATGGCGAAGGCAGTTTGTTTGCCAGTGGTTTAATTGTTCATGGATTGCGTGCATTTGATGATAACCTCTGGGTAGCTTGCGAAACCGTATTAGGTTATGGCGATCCCTTGGTTGAACCCAAGTCTCCAGAAGCCGAATTGGTGGGTGATGTCATCAATTATGAACATATGCAAGAACATCATGCCCACAAAATTGCTCATGCTTCTTGGGAGGCAAAGAAGGATTTTGTTCGTCGTGCAGTGCAGTTTGCCAACCGATATTTCGAGGGTGATTCACGTCATATGACATATTGCCTCAAAGAAGTCCACAATTGGAAGCTCTGGCAAGATTTGCAGAGAGAATACAAAGACGTAGATTATTCTTTGATGATCGAAGAAACCGACGAAACCAAGCCGATGGACACAATTGCTTGTGCCGGTGGAGCTTGCTCAATATGATTTTGTGAGATCGGATAAAGTTCCGGTCCTGATCGACCCACTACGACGAACACTCCAGAGTGCATAAAGAATAAGCCCTGTCAACTACCCCGATCCTAAAGAGGTCGGGTGCTCGCTCTTAGGTGAAAGCAGGGCTTGCTTGAAAATATTGTTTGGAATTACCAAAGGAGAGTCAATGTCAGCTAAGTACCTTATAGTGGTCGGTGGTGTGATTTCTGGTACTGGCAAGGGCGTCTCGGCAGCGAGCGTCGGGCTTTTGCTGAAGTTCCGTGGTCACAACATCACCCTCGTCAAATTCGACCCGTATTTGAACACAAATGCGGGAATTTTGGCTCCCCGTGAACACGGGGAGTGTTTCCTTTGCGATGATGGCACGGAAACCGACCTTGATCTCGGACACTATGAGCGAATTGCTGGCATCAATGTCAACAAGATGAACATTTGCACGTCAGGGACTTTGCACAAGGAATTGATCGAGGAACAAGAAGCTGGCAAATATCTTGGTCAAACCATCCAGCTTATTCCGCATTTGACAGATAAAATCCAGCAACGCCTCGTGGATTTGGGCAAAGATAAAGACGTTGTTATTGTTGAGATTGGCGGCACCGTTGGCGATAGTGAGAGCTTTGCCTTCTTTGAAGCTATGCGACAATTCAAGCAGAAGTTCAAAGACGATGTGTTGATCGCTATGGTCGCACCTATTCTGTGGGTGAATACGATAAAAGAATTCAAAACAAAGCCCCTCCAGAACAGCGTTAAAGAGCTTCAGCGGCATGGCCTGCAACCCGACGTGATTTTCTGTCGTGTAGATCGTGCGATCCCTGAGAAGCTGTTGGCCAAAGTCTCGATGCTCACCAACGTCAAACGGGAGTGTATATTTGATGCTCCAGACGTACAGAGCATTTATCAGGTTCCACTTGAATTCTACGACCGGCACGTTGACGATCTTTTCGTTGACCTTTTCCGATTGAATCGGAGTGCTTGTAGAATTCACAAATATCGTGAAGTTGTAGAAAAATACGTCTCCAACCACATGCCCGCCATTGAGATCGGCGTATTTGGCAAATACGACAATTGTGATGAAGCGTATATGTCTTTGAAGGAATCCCTTCTTCATGCTGGTATTGCCAATGATGTTCGTGTTAACATCAAGTGGATCAAAGCTGATGAATTGGAGAAATACAAAGACTTGCGAGGCATCCACAAGCATTTTGAGGGCTTGGATGGCATTATTGTTCCTGGTGGATTCGATAATCGAGGTACTGAAGGTAAAATCAAAGCCATTCAGTACGTTCGTGAGAAGAAGATTCCATTTTTGGGCATTTGCCTGGGACTACAGTGTGCTGTAATTGAATTTGCTCGGAATGAATGTGATTTAGATGGAGCTAATAGCCTTGAATTCAATAAGGAAACTCCATATCCGGTCATTCACTTTGTTGAGGGGCAAGAAAAGCTGAATAAGAAATCAGCCAATATGCGATTGGGTTCGTATGAGTGTGAATTGACCAAGGATAGCATTGCGTCCGAAGTCTATGGCAAGCCATTGATTAGCGAACGACATCGCCACCGATATGAGGTAAACCCGGAATTTTCTGAACAATATGCTAAACGGGGATTTAGAATTAGTGGGCGAAACCCGGAAACTGGACTTATTGAAGTTATGGAGTTGGATCGTAATATTCACCCTTATTTCATTGGAACTCAGGCTCACCCTGAATTCAAAAGCAGGTTGATGAACGCCGCTCCTTTGTTCAAAGGGCTGATTACAGCGGCAATTCAGCACAGAGGATTGAAACTTCAACCAGAGAATCCTGTAGAGTCTCAGTGAATTGGAGAAATTATGTGAATACGTTCTCTAAATAGAGCATGAGGTTCAAACAATTTTTACTTAACGAGTCCCAAGCCTATCTCGGCCAAAAAGTCGGCGATATATTGACCGCTGCGCAAGAACTGCGTGATGACGCCAATAATATGGGAACTAGAGATTTAACTCGGTTCTCAGAGCGTATCGTCAATCAAATTCGCCGGATTTTACACAGTAATTGGCCCAGGGAAGAAAAAAAACATCTTTTAACGCTACAAAAAGTTGGCGTTGCCTTGATGAAATCAATCGAGGAAAAAGATGATCTACCTGGAACTATTGCTGGATGTGCTACATCTCTTGAAAAACTTGTCGCTAATCTGGGAGTGCCAATTCATAAGTTGGCCACAACAGACACGGCACCAGAAGAAGATGATAAAGGCACAGACAAACCAGATCAATCTGCCCCGCCGCCACAATCAGCTACAATTGATAAGGCTGGCCCTGTAGCTCCACCAGGAGGTACAGGAAGTTTGGCTACGCCGCCATTGGCGGGCAATCCTGGCCCTATGGATGGTTTCTAAGAACGAGGATGCTAATGTGTGGAATTGCCGGTTACATAGGCGAATCAAAGAAGCCAGTTCTTACCTATCAACTGATAACCAAATTATTTGAGAAGAGCGAATGTCGGGGCGTCGATGCTGCTGGTTATTGGGGTACGGAGAGCGGCGTTAACGGCAATGTTCTCTATCACAAAGAACCGGGCAAATCTAGCCATTTCATCAAGAAGGATGTTTGGAAATTAGTATCCAAACACAATCCCAATCTCTTGTTGATTCATGCTCGTGGTGCTTCAAAAGGTGTTGGTGAGCCAAGTGCAAATCAAAACAATCACCCATTTACCAGCCAGGACAAATCAATAGGTTTGATTCACAATGGTCGTGTTGATGATTGTGAATATCATTCTCTGAAACAAAAATACGGTTTGCAAACTCAATGCGATTCAGAAATCCTTCTTAGGATATTTGAATCTGGTGAGAGTTATTCAGCCAAAGAGTTAAAGAAAGATTTTGGCGATGCCGAATTGCCGCAAAGATTAGCAGGCATTCGAGATATTTTTAGTCTCATCAACGAAGGACACATGGCGGTCGCCGTAGGTGAACGAAGAGAAAATGGCAGTCGCATGTTATGGTTGTTTCGTAATCGTCACCGTCCATTGTGGATTGTCGATATGCGAGAGCCTCTTGGTCAAGTTTTCTTTGTGTCTGAACCGACGATATGGGAAGACGCTGTTCATGAATGTTCTGGCATTAAAAGTCTAGCTCGTACACAAAAACTAATTGAATTACCCACTGAAGAAATTTGGGAATTCAAAATCACTCTTGAAGAGACAACTCCCAAAAACGTCCAGCGATTTGAGGTTTGTAAAGAAGGCTCGACGCCGTGGCAATTTGACGGCAAGAAGCACGACCCAATTCAACGTAATGCTTCTTTTGAAGTCATTACCAGTCTCGATGAAAAAGATCGCATCCTGCAAGTGCAGAAACCTCCAAAAGAGCGACCGTTGCCTAAGATTGTTGAGTGGGAAGAGTTCCCTTTATCTGAAGTGGAGAAGAAGTGCGACGAGATGATTGATTTGATTAACAATATCCGCACTTATACAGAGCAATTGGTCCAAGAGCAGTCAATACAGCGACATGATTTCGATCAATTATTGCAAGACCTGGAACAGCAACGTCAAGACCTGGAAGGATTGAGCGGCATTATATCTCGGTAATCTCTATATAATTGTTAGAGGTTACAACATGAAACATGATTTTGAGGATATGGAGGATTTCGTCACTGACGATATTCTTAGCAAAAAAAAGACTACCAAAAAAGTTGATGGCAAGAAGAAGGGCAATCGCACTGAACTTGACCTTACCAAAGTCCTGAACACTAGATTTGGTGACGGCTTTAGTCGCTCTGTTGGCTCCGGCAATCGTTGGGGACAAGTCAATCATCTTCCCAAGCACGCACGAGAGGTCTTCTCCGGCGATCTAATCGTTCCCCAAGGCTTCCGCTTCGTCATAGAGAGCAAAGGCGGCTATGACGGCATCGACATGAGTTCTGTCTTTGTGCGGGGGAACAGCGAGCTTGATGCGTTCTTAGATCAAGTCACCCAAGACAGCAAGCGTTGCGGAAGAAAGCCGCTTCTTTGCTGGAAGAAAACCCGAAAGCCGTGGTTGGCTTTTGTTCACACCAAAGATTTGGTCGGACATACTTTCAAATACAAGTTACAATATGGGAAATGGTCAGTTGTTGCTTTGGAACATTTATTGAAACTTGAGGATGACTTCTTTATCGAATCATCAAATGCACCTGAAATATCTTGAAAAAAATTCGCAAATAAACACAACGAGCCACTTATTTGTCGCTTGGCCCATATAATCTTTCATGGGATATGTTTATTTTCTTTATTCGCCACAGCTTAAAAAGGTTAAAATCGGTCATAGCAATAGTTTGCCTGATCGTATTTTTACGTTAAGCGGCATGTCGCCCGATGAAAAGCAGGTTTTGTTGGCTATTTATCCGGGAACATTGTCCGATGAAGATTACCTTCATACATATTTTCATTACATCAACAGCCATAAAGAATGGTTTTACTTGGACCAAGAGCTAATTTCTCTGATTGTCGAAATGCGCCAAAATTGGATTGATCGAAAATTTGGAATTGAGTACCATCGCCTAATTGATGTGGAGTTACCTGAATGTCTTACCGACTCAGGTTTTTGTTCGAGTGTTATTTTCAAGGAACTAAAAATGAGCGAACCAAAGGTTCAGCTTGATTTACTGTCGTCGTCCGCAGGATTTAACTTCAATATTCCTAATTGGATTCCCAAATCAATTAGGATGTCCTTTCCAAAGCTGACCCCCACAGAAAAGGATTGGGCTGAATACAAAAGGATTAGCGAAAGCGATCCTCGTGATTACTCTGAAGAGACAATTACGCCGGAAATCGCTTGGTTGATCGTGATGAATGCCACGAATCGCAAAGTGCGAGAAGGCAAAGTGTTTGGCCTTATTCAAGACATTGAACAAAAAAATTACTACATCGGTGATTCAATGTTCCTGTTCAATCATGACGGCATCAGAAATGGTTGTCATCGCTCTTTGGCTTGCCTATTATCTGGCAAGTCGATTCGAGTTATGACTCGTCGTCGTATTTCCGACGAAGAAGTGCCGGTAATTGATACCGGAGCCGGTCGAACTATGGACGACGCAGAAACAATGGCTGGCAACAATCCTAATGAATCATTGTACAACAACAAAAATGCAACTGTAATAAGGGTCGCTTATAGCAGAGGAAAGCAAGAGAATACTCAATTCAGCTTCAAGACTCTTAGGAAGATGATTGACCATTTCCAAGAACCGTTGACTTGGCTCAATGACCTGTTGTCTCGTTACACGGATGGACAAAAACGCAGAGTTGGAATGGGCATTGTCAAGGCCGTGTTTCTTAGGGCATACGTTTATGGCATCAGCAAAGAAAAGTTGGAATATGCCTATGATTATCTTCTGACCGATGGTGAAAAGGTCGAGAGGCAGACCATTTCGAGACAGCCAGGAACCACGTCCCTGCGTTCTTTGCGAAGATACCTCAAGGAAACGATGACAAGCGCTCCAACAAGTGCTGATGCTGTGGCTCTGCTTTATAAGCGAGTGGAGAGAATGCTCTCGGCATATCTTAAAGAAGAAGAACTTGAGCGATGCCATTCGGTCAATGAAGAACAATTTCCAATTTCAGCCCTTAATTTCATTAAGGCGGCGAGGAATTCGGCCCAATCTATTGCAGGTCGAACGATTGGAACAGAAATTTTGGATTCTATCACAAAATGGGCTGATCTAAATGATGATGGTTATGTATTTACGCTGAGGGATATGTTCAAAATGATCTGTCCTGGTGAAGATATGCGGTTGGTCAAAGACCGGATGGCTGATTTTATTCGCACCAAAGGTTCACTTCAGGTCGGCGAAACTATGATTCAGCCGATTATCAAACTTGGACAAGTACGAGTTGTGCGATATACGCTGGTTAAGCCTAAGTAATATCTCCAGAAGTCAAAGAACAAACAAAAAAGCACCGGACAACCCGGTGCTTTTTTCTTTCAGTACACTCTTGATATGTTCCCACCTTTTAGGGTGAACGCCTTTACTCAAGAGATTGGTCGATCCGAATCTGCTTTCGGAAGATTATCCGGGGTCCAGTTGCCAAGAAGATCGTCCGGGACCGTCCATCCTTCGTCCCAGGCAAATACATCTTCTTTCAACGGCCTGAGAGAACTGAGTGTTCTACCTTCCATATAAGCCTTTGCAGCACCGACCGCCCGTTGGTACACAGAAACGGTATCATGTCCACGGTGTTTTTGCAAAAACTTCCACAGTTGAAGCGCAGGATCGTCTTGCCCTTGAAATAGCCCACTTCGTAAAGCCTTGCAAAATTCCACCACCCTATTGTTGTCGTACTTAATAAGGCACTTGACAACAACGGCAGGGACAGCAGTACTACTTCGAGGAAGGCTGTCAATCGCCCAAGCAATATGCTTTTTGTGTCGCAACTGAAAGTTTTCTTTCTGTTTATCTGTAGCAATAAGCCGTCCTGGACGACCGCTTTTCATCATTTGGCTCGCCACTTGTCCGATTAGTGCTGGTTTCGACGACATAGTAAACCTATTTTGAAGTCTGTCCAAGAATACTTGGGCAGACTATTTTGAAGTCTGTCCAAGAATACTTGGGCAGACTATTTTGAAGTCTGTCCAAGAATTCTTGGGCAGACTATTTTGAAGTCTGTCCAAGAATTCTTGGGCAGCGTGAACTTTTCTTTTAAGTTTGTTGTTATCTTGCAACAGTTTTTGAACTTCGTTTCGCTTCAGGACGAGTTCTTCAAGCGACCGAGAATCGCACTCCGTTGTTTTGAAGACCTGTAGACATACTACTGGACAAGGAATAACTGCCTTGCAATGCGGGGAACTCATGATGGATTTTGTTGCATCACCTACTGTTTGCATCTCAAATGCTCCAAAGAAGTTCTTTACCGGCCTTTGTGGACAGCAATTCCGGGTTTGGGATAATGCCAACTCTGGTAAGGTCTAAACGATCTGCATCCCAACAAACGCCAATAGTAGGGTTGTTTGTGATTTGCCCATCGTTGTGATGCTTACACGCTTCCATCAATACAGCAAGTTGGTCTTCAGTAATATCCAACTTTCCCTGTTTGAATAGTTCTTCGGCGTATGCTGCCGAGCGATGACCGTGTTCCGGGTCTTCATCTTCATTTTGACGTTTTGTATCATGAATCAGAGCAAATAATTGAGCCACGACCTTATCAGCGCCAGGCGTATTTTTTGCCAAGATCAATGCGTTCTTTTCGACCTTTTCCCAATGCCACGGGCCATGCACAGACAAACTTGCATTGCGTTTTCCTAGCCCTGCCATGAAGGTTGCATCAAATTCTTCTTTTGCGGCTTCGAGCCAACGTAGTCGCTTCATTGTTTTCCGAACTGTGTCGATTTTTAGATGTTTTGGCAATGCAACGATTTCAAATTCATTTCGTCCCAACAATACAGCAATAACGTGTTCTTTCTTGACAGTGGCCTTTACTACGCCTTGTCCTTTTTGTTGAAAACGATTGGCGAACCATTTAGCTCGCCAATAGCTCAAGGTCCAAGAATAACCCAGACGATTCTTGGTTTGATGCCCACGATAAATTGTGAATTCATCAGGAAGTTTTGCCAAGAGCTTCTTCTCGTGTTCATCCATCATGGATTCACGACCAGAACGATTCTTGTTGATAAGCCAGCCCAATATGCTGCCGTATTGCCAAAGGTTTTCACTATCAGACCAAATGCTACCCAGTAATTCCCAATATTCTTGGTCCGATAGTTCACTCTCAATTTCAGAGAATTTTTCTAACCGATAAGGACGCTCGTGCATCCAGATATAGCTGGACCAGTTTTTCTTCTCTTCGGCTTCTGCGATGTATTTGAGTTTGGCTTGGTATTGTGAGTTGTACATGGCATTCATACCGGGATGGTAGAACAAGCCAATAATGAGTGGATGTTTAAGGCATTTACCTAATGTGCCTTCTTCAAAGATGCAAGAAGCTAGATCAGGATGTAACTCTTCTTGCCGAGTCATCATGTCTACGAATTCAGGGGGCAAAATCCCGATTTGTTGTTTTTCGTTTGACACATATCACCTTTGCCTGCAATTGAAAAAATCTCCGTGGTAGAGTATACCACGGAGATTTAGAGTTGTACAGCAAAATTAAAGATTCATGGAGCAATTTGTCAAGTATTGAGTCGGATTTAACAAATCAACAGGACAATTTTGTCCATGTTCCCATTTGTCAACGAAATTGCGAACGCCATGTTTGTATAGTTCTACATGAAGCATTGCAACTGAATGTCCTGGGATGTTTTCTTTTTTTGACTTCAAGACAGGAACGACATAACCAATTAAATCACCTTTTTTTATAATTTGATTCAATTTACAATAAGGCTCAATTTCGCCGTAGTTTACAACTCCTGTCGCACCTTCTATCATTACAGCTTTTGTGTCGTTCCACCAAGGAGTATTCGTTATTTTTCCTGTAAAGTCATCCACAAGTACGACAGTGCCATCTTCTACAGCAAATACAAGGTCTTTGTTTTTGCAATATAAATCAACACCAGTATGAATATCATGTGTTCTTATGGCACCGAACGCACCAGGATGTTTCTCAATAGGAACATCACAAAATTCTTTTAATGGCCATTTCCACATGATCGATCATCCTGATATTTTGAACTCATCTGGCGGGGTAATTAGCGAGAATTTTTGCCCATCGTCGGTCAATGCGTCAATTTGTACCATGTTCGATCCAAGATCAACTACCTTGACGATCTTGCCCTGAGTTCCAGGACCGACAGAACATTCTTCTGCCTGAATGATTTCAATTCGTTGTCCAGTCTTCAACCCAGGCTCCGGTGGAGGGAGTTGAGTTGGAGTGTTGACCATCATTTCTGGTGGCGGTGCTGGCAATGGCGCAGCCGGTCGTCCTGGATGAATTGTGTAAGTGACGCTTGCGTCCTTAATATCTCCCAGGAAGTATTTGGCTCTAACCAATAGCGGCTTACGAAAAATCATTCTTCGTTCACGACGACCAAGGCCAAAAGGTTGCATTGCAAAATGCCCACGTCTCCAGTGAGATCTAGGAGACTTGTGCAAACTTTCAATATCTACTCCCTGTGCCACTTCGATTTGTTCTTCAACTTCGTCATAGAATTCGACTTTCTGGTCGAACTGAATGAGTTGCATAGTAGCCGCCAGCTTTTGCTGCGATTCCATTGCTCTCCGAGTTGGAACGCTACCGCCTCGCTTTGCCCTTGCTTCTTGTTGCCAAATCTTGTAGTTGTTAGCATCCAAGGGTCCGGCTACTTTTACTGTGTATAGCGACATCATCATGGCGAAGTTAATGCCGAGTCGTTGTACATTCTCAGCAGCATCGAATTCACCCTCGGTGCTACCTTGAATAGCTGGATTGCCGGGCATTAAAAATTTGCCCGCCGATACTTCTTGTACGTCATCTTGACGACGATCTCGATTGCGAACGAGACTTTCTTCAATTGTTGCATATTCAGCCCGATCAGGCGTAATATGCGTAATGATATTTCCTTTGTTGTAAAAAGCACTCACAGTAATGAATCGGTTTTTGTCATCATGGTTGACAAGAACATATCGAGGCGATTCATCAATGCCATATTTTTGCTGAAGTTGCTGACGATATTCTTCCGGTATCTCCAGTGTGATGACCGGAAATGGTTGCTTGTAGTCCTTGAAGGCATATCGTGCTTCAGCGTGTTCCAATGCTTCACATTGGAGCGGCGACGGTCGAAAAATCTTTGGTCCACCAGCCAATGCTTTAGCCAAGGTGTTGTACCATAGGGTTCCCACTACGTCGAATTCAAGGACGTTCATGATCTCCCGTAATACCTTCCACATTTCTGCGGGGTAGCGGTTGAATTCTTTTTCGCCCACAGTAATAGGTGACTCAGGCCCAGGAGCGAGAAGCTGTTTGGGCTTGAGTACCAATTTGCGGGGTTTAGCGCTGATGGCTCGTTGGGCTGGAATGTCTCGATAGAGCATCCAGTCTTTACGACCCAACCATGTGAGCGCCGTCATATGCTCACGATGGTCGAATACTGTGAAGTCCATTTTGCCCTCTTATTCAAAATCACCCAGTTTATAGAAGTTACATCCCCGGTCGATGTGAGATTTAACGCCACCTTCCGTGATGAACCAATACCAGTTGTCAGGCTTTTCAGGCTTTACGTTAGTGCCGTATCCATCAGTGATGACGAATACAGCTTCCGGGTATTTGGTAATCATCGGCACTTCTTTTCCTTCAAGGGTTTTCTTTGTGCCACCACCCTTGCGGAGTTCATTCTGAATTTCAGATTCAAGAATATCGAACGTCGTGCCGCCACCCCCATATACCTTACGACTTTCGAGGGTGGTTTCTTCAACCTTGGTATCGAAGCAGAAAAGACGGACATTAAATCACTCTGTAGGCAGGCTTAATGCCGCTTCAAAGAAACGATCCTTCAATCCCCAACACGATCCTGACGTGTCGAGATAAAACCACACGTCGATCCTTGTTTTTTCCTTTTCGTTGTCTTCGACTTCCATGTCAGTTGGCAGGAACATATTCCTTGGCAGCATAGTCATTCGACGTTGAAGTCTGGCCCACTGCTCAACTTCTTTTTCTTTGTCGATCAGATATTTCCTACTCCACTTCTTGATGACCGTTTCCCACTTCGATTTTTTCTTTACTTTTCCGACATTGGTGAATACCCATTGACCACCCGTACCAGTTCCAGCCGGTTGGTTTTTCTCGGGCTTCGTTTCATTTTTCTGAAAGTGCTTATTGACTGTCGCCTTGAGAGATTCTTTCTCTTCCTCGGACATGCCTTCATTCAGTTGGTCGATGACCTTATCCCATTTATCAGAACCCTCTCCCATCATTTCGTGGTCATCGACAAGACCTGGACCGCCGCCTTCTCCATCGCCCATGCCGCCGTCGCCATAGACTTTCTCGAAGAGGTTGTAGTAATGCTCGTACATTTCATTGTCGGGCGGTTGCGGCTTTTTATCTTTGAATACCGTATCGACCCAACAATAGTCTTCCCAACCTTCGATGTTGGTTCGCTCAAATCCGAAGTTGTTGGCGAGCGTGTGGTTCACCACAACGTCAAGGGCTACGTTTGTGGCTCGACGATTGGAACCACAATCTCTAGTGCGGAGTCCGTGATTCAAGACAATATGCAACGCTTCGTGACAGATCACGAATAACTTGTCTTTGAATTGCATCCTCTTCCAGAAGTGAGGATTGAAATGGAACCAAATGAAGTTTCCATTTTCATCGAACTGCACAGCAGCAGTCTCGATTTCATCGTTAAAAATTGGCTTACCCATTTGCCATACTTTGTAAAATACAGCATGGTGTGGTTCGAGCGCTCGGCTGATCTCAAACCATTCCTCATTTGAGATGCGGACTTTGTATTTGTTGGATGACGCAACATCTAAGGTGCCGTCCTCGGCAACCCCAGGAACACTATCCAATTCGCCTTCGTTTGCTTCAATCATATTACATCCATCCTAAAGAAACAGAGGGCTGGTTCTGCCAGCCCTCTGATTGTACCACGTTTTATGCTGGTTGTATATCGTTTATGGAGTGTACAACCGAGAAGACAATCCGCCGACTTTAATCTTCTCCAACAAAGTCTTGAAGCGAACGCCATGCTTACTGAGAATTGTAGTCCAATCCGATCCGGTGTTCCGGTGGATTTCTGCAATGCAGTGGTTCACAATCCCCATTAGCTTTTCAAAAGGTTTGGCAGTGATACTAGAGGCAAATTGATTGCCGCTAAACACTGCATTGAGAATTTCCAATGTTGCCAATGCCTCGTCTGCCGTTTGCTTCTCCGGGATGCTGGATGCAATTTTGTCGTAATTTTGGATACGCTGTTGTGACGTATCCTGTGGAGCGGTCTTCAATTCGGTCAAGGTATCACTCCAGGACTTTGTTCCTGCCTTGACTTTGTTAAAATGCGATTCAGCCGGTGGCACTGAAGCATCTGTCTCAGATGCGAATGCTGTAGCCAAATCTTGATTCTCCGTCATCGCCCGGCGAATCTTCTTGGCGAGTCTAACATTGGTGTTGGCGTTGATAAGTTCCTTACATACATCTTTGAATACCGGCACTTTGTCGGTATTGGTAATGATGTAATTGCAAGTCTTGTCGTCATCGTTCATCAGTGCTGCCATCTTTTCTTTCGGCAGCAACGGGATGAAATATGTCGTCAAAGTTTCCGACTTCGGAATAAACTTCATTGCCGCCGTGTAGTTGTTTTCGTTGTTCAGGAAGGTTCGTGCTTCGGCCACGTCCTTCGACTTCATCAACTGTTCCAACTTCTCGGTGATCGGTCCTGTATTCAATGCCGTGGTCAGCTTGCTGACATTTACCGTCAGAGGCAACACATCCCTCATATCCCCTCGCTCACGATATACGTCGAGAGCATATTGAAGACGACGAGGGCTGATGCGGTTTTTTTCTTCTTCCGACAAGTCGTCCCACCACTGAATGGCAGCATCACCAACACGCTGACCATATTCGCCTCGGAACCAATCGGCATTTGGCCGATAAGGTACTTCAACTGCGATATGGTATCGGTCGGCCTGAGCAGGGTCGAGACGTTCAACGTCGTAGGTTTCGTTTTCATCATCGTCCGGGTTGATTGCCGCCCAAACGATACGAAGGTTTGGAAACTTCATACCATTGATGGACTTGAACTGAATCAGTTCCATCACGGCGTTGCGGACTTTCTTTGGCGACCGATTATATTCGTCGAAGAATAACGCTTCGACTTCACCAGCGGCAAAAGTTTGCGGACGAACCAGATCGAGATATGTCAATCCTTGCTGGCGATTTACAGCGTGATCGACGACACGCTTGGACGCTTCGTCGCTGAGTTTCCAATTGTTCTGGACCCACTCGTAGGCAAGCGGCAAATCAATGGATGCTAGTTCCTTAATGATCTCGAATTGTTCGGGAACCTTGTTGTCGGTTTTTTCTCGTGGTACTCCAATGAAGTCAACCCACGGGTCCATCGTAGATGCAGAAAAATACCGCCAATTCAAGCCGTGCCGATCAAAGGCGTCCTTAATCATAGCAGTCTTGCCGACGCCATGTTTTCCGATGAAAAGCACATTCTTGTTGTGCTTTACCCAAAAGTCTAATTTCGCTGTTAGGACATTATTGGCACTAGCCATTTTTTTCTTCCCTTAATTCCTGGGGATATTCGAGTTCCACGGTGTTGGGAATATTCTACCACGGAAATAAGGAAGTGTAAACCCAAAACGAAGCTGGCCCGGATATTTCCGGGCCAGCCTTTATATTTTACTCTTTTGGTTGGGCTTCCCACCACGATCCTTGCGGGAGTTCCCAGCCTTCTTGCCACTGGAAAATGTCCTCGTCTCGCTCATACAGACGGGAAAGCGGCTTGTTTGTCACCGTAGCCTCAACGCTTGCCAGCGTCTTTTTGTAAGCAACCAATGCGACGTTGATGCGATTGATTTTCGCCTTGGTGAGAGCCAAATACAACGCTCGTGCTGGATCACCATCTTCCGTGAATTTCACTTCCCGAAGACGTTCGGCAAACAGTTCGATTTTTTCCGGGCCATACCACAGATATGCTTTTGCAATTGCCGCTTGAACTTCGGCTCGTGCGACTGGCAAGTTGCTACTGATCCAGGCAATTAAATCCTGCCACTTGTGTGCAAATTCAGCGATTTCCGTCTCTGTGTAACGAACCTTGCTCTGAAGACCTTTCATGATAGCCTTGCAGAAGCCAGTGGTTCGATTTCCCAGCTTGGTGTCGATCACGAGACGTAACTTCTCTGCTGAGTTGCGTTTCGCCCCGGAATCAACCGTGAACTTGGCCTCTTCCAAGCAATTGAAAGTGACGTAGAACGGCCATTCTTTGCCCGATTCCACGAGTGCCGTGAGTCGATGCCGTCCATTGTATACAACACCATTGAAGTCGATACCAATCGATTCGTCAGAGGGAATCCAGCGATCATTATCAATGTCTCGCTTGTAGGCATCTTTCAGCCAAACTTTCAGCTTTCGGTTGCCTTCCGTCTCGGTCCAGACGCTCTGAAGCATTGCTTTCGCCATCTCTGTTGTGAGCATGACGAATTCGGAGTATTGACTCTCTTTGCGGACGTATCGAAACCACGGCAATTTTTCGCCGTCTTCCAGTTGCTTTAAGAGGTAGTGATCCCGATTCTCGTCGGCTTCACGAAAGATCATCTCTTTGTGACGAACGCTGCTGATGATTGGATCAACTGCAACTGGAGCGGTGTCCTGAAGTGCCGGAGATGCAGCCACAGGTTTGTCGCCGGGCTTCTCCAGAGGGGCCGCAGGTTGAGGTTGTACCACCTGAATCGAAGGTTTGTCCGGGTGAAGAAATCTAGTACGGGCTAGTATCAGATCGGCTACCGAAGTGCGACCTACATTTCCGGTCAACTTGTTTTCAGCCATGTTTGACTCCTGTTCGAGTTTTTGACGGACGATACGCTCGTTCCGTTTACGAATACCACGTTTTGATGCCATTTGCACCTTCCTTTCGTGAAGAAGACGTTTCGTTCCCTCAGATAGTACGTCAAAAAAGTCTGGTTGTAAAGATTGAACAGAAATATTCTCGAAAGCCTGCCTTTCTCTCCCACCATGTTTTTTGCCGTAAGTCCTCTGCAAAACAAGCCTTGCAGAGATTGAGAGTCGAGTGATTTTACACGAAAAAAGGCTCGCCAATTGGCGAGCCTTTTTGTTGCATTTTGGGAGGAGTCTTTGATCTTACCTTTACTCTTGTCTTTGGCGATCAACATTCTCCTTGGGTCTTCTGACCACTTTTTTCAAACTTTTCCCCTGCCCTTCTGGATGTAGTCTTTCAATATTGGTGAATTGCACTGTTACTTTGTGTTCGAGATTTTCAGTCGAGTCGATGCCATAAGCGTTCTGTGTATTATTCATTGCACAAGTATGTTCAAACACATAGAGTCCTTCCATGACCAATATACACCTGTGTTTATTGTCTTCGTCTAAAAAGAATAACGTAACAACTTCATCTTCAGGCACTTCTAAAAGCCAGTCAATCCAATTGTATTGACCGTTTTCTATTGTGTTGAAAATCAATTCTTTGCGGCCCAGGTCAAGTATCAAGCCATGAACACTATCGCCCAAATATGGGTCTGATTTGAATACCAACTGAAATTTATTTGGCATCACTAGAGATGCCAGCTTTTCTGCTGATGGTGCCAATGCAGTTTGGATTGCCTTTCCTGCTGGCGAATCTGGTTCATCGGGAAGATTAAAAACGGCCATTAGCTGTATACCTGGAAAGAGTTTTTGTCAGACACGAACACGTTTTCGCCAAAGGCAAGTTCAAACCAAATATTGTAAATGCCTTCATCATATTCTTCCGTATCAAGGAAGAAATATGCGTAACCTTTTTCACGATAGTTCACAAGGGTCCGATCTTCTATCAGGCGTAGGTCTTGCTCTGCCGGGACACACTCCCCGCAGGCAAGTTCTATAGATACCCGTAAATCTGAGACTATGGCGAGATTTTCATAGTAGGGAAGAATCTCGGACCCTCGTGGAACATTCGGTACGACCTGGATCAGCAAATATCGCTTTGATCCTTTACGGACTTTATTGGGACGGAAGTTAAAATTAAAATCATATATTGGCGGGATTGGTGTTGTGAACCACAAATCAGAATAAATCTGAAAGTCGTTCGCAACCTGAGCAGTTGCACATTCGCCGTCCTCAAAGACAACAGACCAAACGTCTCTATATGAGCCGATTGTATACAACGGGTTTGAAACCGTTAGCTGTAACAAATATTGACCTGTTGCTTCTTGTACGACATCTGTGCCGAGAACGGTTTGAACCAATCTCATTCCTTGAGGATTATCAGCAGACCTGAAGGTATCGTCATAAGTGTAAATTTCCACTTTCTCGATAGATTGCACGTCTCTTCGGTTGTTGCTGTTGTAAGTAAACAACCGAAGATTTACTGAGTCACCGCAAGTAGGATTTTGGTATCGTTCTTTTGTTGCCATTTTTTATCGCCTTGACTTTGATTGAGACTGCGCCTTTCTGCGTGAGGCTTCCATTGCCTCGTTTTCTTTTTCTTTTTGCTCGATAAAGCGTTCGATCATCCATTTTCGCAGATTGATCGGCAGACTCATTGACCCTGACATAGCTAAGTGTAAGTGATATTGGAAGAAGAATATTTCTTCCGCTAGTCCCTTCCACATTTCTATGCTTGGGTCTTGTTTTTCTTCCGTCGAGGGAAGAAAAAATTGGCCTCCAGTGGAAGATCAACTTCAAAGTCCTGTAGACAGCTAGGGCAAACAATTTCTACATTTGTATCAACGCCAAATGGTGGCTCGTTGATACAGTTGCGTGCATACGATACGTCGCTGATCGGTAGATTCTTTAGAAGAATCTGAAGTTCGCCCTTATTGGTCAAGCCGTCGATATCATCAAGCAGCATAGACGTTCTGTAGATCAAAGTATCGTCAGCAGAGGCGTCACCGAAAGCCTTGATGCGGCGATCACGGTAATCCGTGATCTCTTGCTCATCTCGACCAGTTGAAAGCCGATATGAGAAAGGCAGCTTGGTTGTTGGCAATACATCTTGCAATTGTGGCCCATATGTTTCAGGACACGGTTCGACATATAGCGTATTGAGGTCAATTGTGGTTCCGAACTTCTTTTCACATTCAGGACACTTTACCTCAACATCGTAATTCGGTGAATACGAAATACCACGCAGGTAAATCAGCATGTAGGTCCGGTCGATGGTCAAGAGTTGTTCGGGACGGAACTGTTCCTTGAGGCATCGCTGGAAGATCATGTTGATGGCTTGTCCCTTACGAACGAATCGTGGGGTTGCCAGAATTTGTTCTTCTTCGCCCGTCATCGGACGAATAGAAACAACTCCGTTTGCGGGACCATCAGTGCCGTCGTAAAAACGACCCCTCGAAGGCAACTCAATCTCTTCATAAATTGTGGTCGAACCTTTCAGTCCTTCCAGCAATTCTTTCAAGTGGCCTGAGCTTGTCGATGCAGCGTCACGCTTCTTGGCGACTGGTGCTGCGGGTGCTGAACCTGGACCTTCTCCACCACCAGACATCTGGCCAAAGCCACGCTTCGGCTCATGACCGGATGTTTCTTGCTGAACTTTCTGCTGCGGGCCACCCTGAGCGGCTTTTAGTGCTTGCATGAATTCAGGCGGGGCGTTTTCCATCCCCTTAATATTGAAGTTGCCAGTTAGCTTAGGATTGTCATCTGATTGACTATCCTCTCCAGCCGCCTGTTGTCGCATCTTCTCTGCCATATTCAAAGCGGACATGCCGCCTTCATCTTCGCCCGTTACCTGATCTTCATCATCTGGCGGGTTTGGTCGTCTTGGACGAAAAGTATCATCAGCCATATTTGTCTCCTTGGATTACTAGCTTATAGCAAGTTCATCATCTTGGGGTTAACATAGTGTCATGGAAATAAATCTGCAAAATATCGAGGAACTAATTTTCTTCGACAAAAAGGCACACGCCTTGTTCCCCGAATTTCGCCATTTTTTTGACCAATGGCAGTTGGGTCAACGCATTCCAGGAATGAAAACTCTTGGTCAACGCAGTGTATTGGAACTACTCAACTCGCTTGACGAAATTCGTATTCGCAAACTAGAAGAGTATTTCTCAGATACAATTCTAGTGGATAAAATTGACCACCGGCTAACCGCCTGTTGTGATTGGCAAATCGGTGAAGTTGATGAGCTTTGTAAGTTCACTGGCTACAGAGATTTTTGTATCCACACAGATAAAGATAGAATCCACGTCACATTTTGGCGGTGATTTTTTCTTCAAAACATAAATAAAGGGAATCTATGAATATTGAAACTTTGATTTTGTTCGCTTTGTCCAGTATTGGGTTAAGTCACATAATAGTTGATGGGTCCATTATGGAATGGTTCCGAAAACTTGTGAAGTCGATTACAGCCAAGATTGGACTGCCTAGCATGGGCGGTGTCGTAGACTGCTACTTGTGCTGTGGTACATGGTGCGGTTTCTTGATGGGCGCAATATGGATTTCACAAAATCCACTTCAGATTTTCGCTTGCGGGTGTGCAGGAGGATTTTTGGCAAATTTTGCTGCTGTAATCCTAAACTGGCTCGAAGCGGCAACTATTGTCAATTTGCCAAATGACGAGAACCATGAGTCTTAAAACATACCAATTCTTTTGTGACAACTGTGGCTACAAAAGAATCACCAAAGGCGACGACATCCAGGATTTAGTTAAAGTCAAGCAGGCTGCTATTCCTCGTGGATCGCCTTTCGTTGATCCTTTTACCAAAAAAGTAGTTATTCCGCCTTCTATGAACCGGGCTAAATCGTTTAAGTGTCCGGGTTGTGGATATGTGATTAAAGCAACCAAATTGACCTTAGTGGAGACAACACCAGATGAGCAGACCAATCGGACTAATGGACGTGAAACAGGCCCTACGGGACAAGCGCTTCCGGGAGAGCTTATCTAGTGATTTCCTGGAAGATATGCAGAAATACCTGCAAAACCCAGGATGTGCGTGCAATGTACCAATTTATAAAAAAATCATGATGCACGCCAAGCCTCAGCTTCAGGCTTACTACCCAAATAGATCGGTAGCTAATTTAGAAGAAGAGGCCAAAAAGCTGGCCGACAATAACTTCAGCGTTATAAACTGTCACATTGATGAACTAGAGGCACGACTTAGAAAGTTGCCTCCTGGACGCAAACAACTTGCTGTTGCCCGGTTTGAAGATACTGTTACGGTAGTTGTAAATGAATTAGATGTCATATATTGATGACTATATATTTGGGAGATCATTATGAGTAACGAATATAAAGACCTATACGAAACAGCACCCGTTGGTTTGTGGCGAACCAATATAGAAGATGGGCATTTCATTGATGCCAATGAAGCTGCCATAGGCATTTTGGGCTTTTCTGATTTCAATGATTTATCACAACACGTTGCGATTGATCTCTACGATGCAAAAGAAAGAGAAGAATTTGTTGAAGAACTTCGCCGACATGGTGAAGTGTCTGACTTTCAAGTCAATATGAAACGCAAAGATGGCAAAGAGATAACGGTTAGCTTGACTGCAAAATTCAATGAAGACAAAGGGTTTATCGAAGGAACCATTCGTGACATAACGGGAATCATAAGCATTGAGGCATCAATGATTATCCCTCATTTGGAAAAAATGTCTGAGTTGAAGCGTCACATTCTTGAAAAGATCAATGGGGATTGTTGTGATTCGCAGCCCTTGAGCCATAGAATCGCAAAGACTGCTTGATTTTATCGCAGCCCTCAATCATCTTCTGAGGGTATTCTTTGTATTTGGATATTTCTAATGGCCATCCATCATCTTTAAGTCGCTTGCTCCCTAAAATAATGGCGTTTTCATAAAAAGCCTTTGCTTTATCATAGTCCTTAATGGCATAGTAGGCATCGCCCAACAAGCACCAAAACTCTGCCATCGTCGGCTTTTTTGCCAGACAAGGCAAAAGCGATTGTATTGCGTGTTGGTAATCTTTTTTAATGTAACAATTGACCATCGAGCAATAATAGTGCGTCATATAAACTGACATTGAATCAGATTTTTCTTGATGTAAATACAAGCCTGCCCAATTCAAAAACGCATCCCAATTCTTCCCACTTAAATGAGAGCAGGCAGTATAATAAATGGGTTCATTAGCCAAAGGGCAACGATCTCGCCACTTCTCGACAAGCTCTAAATACAGAATTGAATTATTGTTTGGACCCACAGCAATGTAGGCCGAAAGGTCTTTTGCGTCGTTGTAATTCAGTGTTTCAAATACCGGATTCTTAAACTTTAGTTCTGTGCTTTTGTGCCAAAGTCTGATTTGCTTGGTTATCACATCTCCTTGAATAATGCTCATTTTGTAGGCTGTTTGAGTCCCTACTATCGCTTGTTGGATTATTTCGTGTCCACCCAAGATGGTTTCCCACGGTTCGATGTGTAAGTTCCATTTGGAGTCTGAAAACTTCAACAAATGATTTCTTGCCTGCGATAGATCATTATTCAAAGAAATACGTTCTACGGTTGCCCCGTACTGTTTGCATTTACTTACAGTTTCATCTTTACACCCTAGATCGCCAACCAAGATGTGAGCGTTCAGCGGCAGCAAAGACTCCAGAGTATGCTCAACTGTTTCCTCGTTGTTCTTGATTATCAAGTGAATCGTCAAGGGTACTGACATCTTTTTTCTCGAACTTATTCTCTATTAAGTGACTGATGGCAGATACCTCATGTAGCATACCAGCGGTTTGGTAGTGATTCCGAAGTTCACGATAGAACTTCGGCACATTGGGTTTGTCCAATATGGCAAGTAGTATCTGATAGATTTCCATAAATGAAATAGAGCGACACAAGTGAAAAAGGATTTGGCCCCTCTTAGAAATGTTCCCCAATGGCAACAACCTTGGGAGGGCAACTGTACTAAGAAACCCTGGCAGTATCGTGTAACCGCAGTAGTGCCGGTTCTTGATACCTATGAACAACTAGAAATATGTGTACGCTTATTGCAAATGCAATCTGAACGACCATATGTATTGATTATCGACACCGGAAGCTCGCCAGAGCAATATGCTCAAATAGAGACTCTTCGTGACGAAGATGTGGAAGTACACGCCATCCGGTTAAATGGTGTGTTGCACCCCTCTGACTTCCCAGCTATGGCAATGGATATGGCTTTTAGCTTGTGCCGCACCGAACTTTTATTTGCCACTCACGCCGATGTATTTTTACGTCGGCGTGATTTTGTAGAACATCTCACAACTTTATGTCCAAGCAAATCTTCTGTTGTCGGATACGAGATAAGCCCTCGATGTCATGCTGATTGGCACGGAATGGTTTCACACACGGCCAGCATGTATCACATGCCTACTATGGACCGAATTGGATTTGGTTGGAGCATGAGAAGATTATGTAACTATTATAACATTCACGACTACAGGCCCAATGTCACTCGTCCTCAATGGCCGGACACGGAGATATTGGGCAATTACATCTTGAGATCGTTTAAGATCAAACCACATTTGATTGGTAGCGAAAAGAACTTTGAAAGAAAGAAAGACGAAAACATAGACCATCTTCGTAGTTTTACATCAGGCAAATTATACAGCCCAGATTACTACGAGATTGTCAATAAATGGTATGAGGATGCCAAGATTGAAGCTCTTGAAAGACTGAGAAGTTGGGAGCAAGCGAGCGAGAAATGATACTAGGCGCAGTATATAGATACCCCAATTTCTTTATCACGGACCCCTTGCGGGGCCTCAAGGAGCTTGATGGCAACAACAGAATATCTAAACAATAAGACGTTCGAGAGTCTGATTGTGAAATTCCAACAAGCCAAGAAAGAACGTACCAAATACCAGATGTTCATGGATGACATTGCCGCAACCGAACAAAGAACGGCGAAGCGTGGTAAGTACCAGAAGCCTGCCGCATGGGTTACTATTGAAAAAACCTATCACGTTGTAGCTTTTGAGTTTTCTCAGGTACAGGATGAATTGGCAATAGCGTTTTATAAGCTATCACAGAATATTGTACGTTACGCAAAGTTCAATCTTATTGACCAAGACGACGCAGTGCAAGAAGGCGTCATGATTTGTTTCGAGAAGATTGATCGCTTTGACCCTAATAAGGGTAAGGCATTCAACTATATGACTACCTGCATATTAAACCACTTCCGACAACTGTACAGAACTGCCAGAAACTACAATGAGCTAAAGCGTAAGTATCTTGATTTCTTGCAGATACAAATGGACCAACAACTACCAGCATCGAAGGCAAAAAGTATATACAAAAGGCATAATCTTGCCAACGACTATTGATTCGTGGTTGTAAAGACCTAGAATTATTTAGGCAGACCAGGGTAAATACTGCCCTGGTCTTTTTTTCTTGGTTGTGAGGAATATGGCAAATTATAACAGTAATTCATTCGACCAGCTTGAAAATCAAGAATTGATTCAAAAGCTGATCGACAGTGGTTATGGCAATCTTGTTGATGCGTTTCTACTAAATGACGGAAAAGTATACACAAAAAAAGGCAGACTCAACAAAAGTGGAGCCTGCCGGGTTCTTAAATGTAAACCTAAAGAGCTTGAAGACTCAATAAAAGCCTGTCAAGAACTCTTGAAAAAAGAAATGAGCGAAGAACTTGAAGAGGAAGAAGAAGAAAATAGCGAAGACTAATTTTCGATATACGCTCTGTCGTATCTAAGGGTTAATTCACAAGTAATTAGTTCGCTGGTGGACATATCTAGGTCGCCAAACTCTACTGCCTGTGGCCAAACCGTCTCAAAAATCCAAGTCTCAATCTTTGTTCCGCATCCATCGTAAAGTTCTAACGTGGCCTTTCGCTTTTTGAATCCATTACAGGATGGACGGTATTTGCTTTTGGATCGAGGATCATAAAGCTCGGAAAGCCACTCGAACACAGGATTCAGAGAGTTTTTCTTCAGATCGTACAAAGTCAGTGTGATGGGTTTCCATTCAGGTTTGCCTGGATAATACACTGTTTCGTTCAAGTGTTGAACTTCTATTTCCTTAAAGGACAATGAAGGACGTGCAGCTTTAGATGGAGGCAAAGAACTTACTCCATCTGCACTCACGTCTTCAATTTTGAACAACCAACGATTTTTTCTTTTGAAGCAAGCATTTGGGTCTTCTAACCCAAAGTCGAACCCCATGTTTCTTCCATTACCAGTGCTTGGCATAATTTACCTCAGAAAGACACCCAATGAGATGGCACATCCCTACGGACAAGACCTTGTACCTCAAACGCCCATCGAAATTTGCGTTTGAATACAAGGTCTGCGTCCGCAAGATGTCCAAACCCCACATCCTGACCATTACCTGATCTTGGCATGGGTTTATCTTATTTTTTGTAGGGTAATTAGCAACCTGCACAGCAAGGATTGATGCGGCCACCGCAAAGTGGGATGTACTCCACTTCGCTGTAGCGAAGCGTCAATTCAACTGTTACTTCTTCTGAGGAAGAATAGTCCAGTTCGCCAAAGTTAATCGCCTGTGGCCACATATGACTTAGGTTCCATTGTTCCATAGCAACACCGCAACCATCAAACAGCATCAGTGTACCGTCTGCGGAATAACCCTTTGAGCCTGGACCGGCTCCTCTCTTCGAGGACTGGTGCAAACCGATTGGATCGGTGAAGTTGTAGTTCGTTGCGAGCCAACTGAACAAACCTGTGATTCCATTACCGCCGTTACCAATGTCATAGTAGGTAACAGTAATGGTTTCCCAAGAACCCTTTCCTGGAATCCACATCTTGCCGTGCAAGAAGTTGATTTCCGTCTCTTCAATCGTTAGGTTAGGCCGTGAAGCCAACTTTACGAAGTGAGCAGGAATCACATATCCGCAATACGGCTGGACTTCAAATGTCCATCTATATTTTCTTTTGAAGACTAAATCGGGACCGGCCAATTGGCCCAATCCCATATCACGTCCCGAACCTGATCTTGCCATAATTATCTCCTTGTGGTCTACTCTCTATATGAGCCAGTTTGTTAGAAGGTATCTGCGTTCTCTGTGAAGCTACCCGTTCTGTGAATCGAAAACTCGATGAAGATGAATTCAGCGGCTCTCGTTGGCTGTACGCCAATCTGCGCCCGGAACTCATTACGGTCGATTACATCAGGAGTGTTCAATTCAGCGTCGGCCTTGATGATGAAGTCGGTAACGCCCCGACCTACCTGAACCTCACGCAAAATCTGCGAAGCGATGCTTACAAACTTGCGCTGGAACGTCTCGTCGTTTGGATCGAATAGAAGCTGACGGCTCGCAGAGCGAATTCGCTTCTCTAGGTAAAACATCAATCGACGCACGTTAACACGATCCAAAGCTGTTGGTCGGCGTTGCAGAGTCTTTTGACCCCAAACCAAGAAGCCATCAACATCATTGAAGTGAACGATTGGATTGATGCAGTTACGGTTTCCATACATCAAGTCACGCTCGGCAAGCGTCGGACGGTTGTAAACGTCGGTGATCGCCGGAACGACACCACGGTTCGCCCCAGCCGGAGCAAACCAAGGAGCAGACAAGAAATCGCTTCGAGCGATAACTGCCATAATTGAACCGCTAGGTGGCACCCATACGTCAACCCGGTTGAAGTTGTCACGAATCTTAACCCAAGGCCAGTACAAAGCACCGAAGTCCGAGTCAAAACGTGTGAGGTTCAATGGGTGAGTTCCGTTTTGCCATGCTACAATTTCGCCAACCGTCAGACCGAATGGAGGATCGATGATCGCCAAGCAGTCCATGCGGGTGTTCTGGCAGAAGTCCAACAGGGCTGTTACAACGCTAGTGCTGGAGTGACCAGGAGCAGCGATGAGGTCAATGTCAATCTGTTCTGGCTCGGACATGGTATACATGCCGGTGTAGCCAATCTGATTGCCAATAATCAAAGCGTCTTGAGCATCTGGATCAGAAGGAATACCGTCTGATCCACCTAATAGGCCATAAGTACCGTCCAAAGGACCAGCACCTTCGCTAGTGTTGTCATTGATTCGGATAAAGTCCGAAACCAAAGCCATGTAGGTTTCAACATAGAACCGACTTGTCTGGTTCTTTGTCAAGTTGCCCCATGCTTCTACCGATACGCCGTTATTGAAGACTTCGATAATGAAGTGGTCTTCACGAACGTCGTTTGTGATTCTTACTTGTGTCTGATTGCCTTCGATGCCAGGACTGTCAGCATTGATGGTGAACGAGATGCTGCCGCTGTTGTTCACAGCACCAGTTACGATACCGTATGTTGCGATACCGACCGCACCAGTGACACCTTCTGGGCTATCGCCAGCGTGTGTGGATGTGTTGAGTCCGAATAATGCTTCTGCTGTGCTGTCTGGCTTAATACGAAGACGAGCGTCGTTTCCAGCGTGATTGGTGTTGAACTGTACGTTGTTTCCAACAGCTACAGCCGTCCATCCACCTGGGAGTGTTCCACCATTCTCTATTTTTTCTGCATTGATTGCAGTGATAACGTCTGCAATAACATTTGAGGAGCCTTCGAGAGCAGATAGGTCAATTACTTGAACAATACCGTCGATCAACACATTGTCTGTGCCGTCTAAGACGATTTGAATATTTAGACCAGTCAAACCTGTGAAGTCATAGGTGCCAGGAGTCTGATAGCCTACGTTCGGGTACATGGCGGTTGTGCCAGTGACCGTCGCCTGAGTCATACCAGTTCCAAGTCCAGTTGGATTTCCATTCAAAACGGTATTGCCATAGATGGAATTCTGAACAGAAACCAATTCTAATGAAGCGTCAGGACCGTATGCCCAAGTAGTTTTTACACCAATTGTGCCGGTTCCAGTCTTGTACAACTGAATTCCATCGTTCTCAAAGTCGAGTTGTGCATTCAAGTCGTCAACAACTTCTTGAACTAGGTAAGTTCCTGCCAACACAACCAGTGTCTTGGCAGATAGATTACCATTCAGTCTCCAACGGAAGAATGAGTCTACGTCAAACGTATATGACCCGCCAGCCCCGGTGTAAGCTGATTCAATCTTCACCAATGTACCGGCAGCAGGGACATCAACCGTAGCTGATGATGCCTGCTCGTCGCTAACTGGATCAGTATCAGCAACTCGAACGACGAATAGCTCATTGGCAACAAGCAAATATTGCTCGGCTGCGTAAATGAGGAATGGATCGCCAACGTCCGGGTGCGGATTGCCAAATGTAACGTGCAATTGACGGTTTGTTGCAATTAGAGTCGGTAAATTTATCGGACCCTTAGATGCAAAACCGACCAAGCCCGCACGGTGGAAGGACTGGTCAGGAGCAATGTAGCTCAAGTCTTTCTCAGTGATTCTAACACTTGGGCTAATAGTGTTAGAAGGCGGGAACCCCTGTAGAATCGCCATAGTCTTATTCTCCCTTTCTTAACTTGTTTGGTATGTACCTTGTGGAAATCAATCCATCCTTTTCTGCTCTATCTATGTATTCAGTTGCTCTTTCATCTTCGAGAAGATAAATATTTTTTCCGCAACCTATTCCTGGTACATTCAATACCGTGAAAGAGCGTGGGGCCGTCCTCGACCTTATGACTAATTGAACTGGAAATTTCTGTTTGTTTTTTATCTCTAACATTCTAATTCCTTGACAGATTCTTCTATTCTCGCCATCACCTCAGTGATTTCTTCCTCGGTCATACCGTCAACAAAGTCAATCTTCATTTTTAGGACTGCCTTCTTGCGTTCAATCGGTTGAGGTATATAGGTCTGAGCCGTCATATTAAATTCGTATTTAATTACTCGAATTGCTTGATCGCCCGGTTCAACTTCCAGGTTATTAGCAATAGAGTCCAGCTTGATCATGACCTCCCAAGGGACACCTGTTACTCGTATGTATGCCGCATGACTAAATTTTGTGAGAATTTGTTCTACTATCTGGTTCATATCTTCACGATACATAGTCCATGCCGTGACCGAATATCCAATATTTATTGGAACGCCTCTTGCTAAACCAAATACTGTATCTTTGTTGTACTTTTCACTAATCGCCAAACCTGGACGGTCATTGTTGCTGTTGCGAAACAGATTGATTGCTTTGTGATAGGTGTATCTATCAAGGTCGTAATCAATTTGTGTTTGAGTCAAAGCCAGCAATGGCAACTTCAGTCGATCAACAACCAACGTCTCGTCTTTGTGAACATTATCTTGTACGATTGCGGCTACAGCTTTTTCTGGTGGACCGAGCATCACGGGAATTGGCCATGCCTTGCCATCTTCATCAATCACAACAATGTTGTTAAACATATCCAGCATGGCTTCATCTGTGCCACGAATTGATTTAGAATATCTGTAGAGGACATTTCGCTCTGGATTCTCCAAGTCGTTAATAATGAAGCCACGCTGCATCGGGTCGCAATCAACTCTGGCCCCGAAGCCGGTCTTCTTCATTGTTTCGTCTTTGAGGAAATTCAAACTGTCGTCATTGATTCCTCTTCGATTATCTGCATCCCGTTCTGGGTCTTTACCACAGTACGGAGGAGAAGGATCGAGATTTACGTCTGCGGGAATTCCTGGAACTGCGCAATTGTTCAAATTCCTCTGCTGGTGATTTGGATTATTTGTGCTGCTCATTTCTTTCTCCTACAATTAGGTATTCAAGTAAGGACCAAAATGGATAAGCTAGAAATCAAATATCGGACATGGTACAAAGGTGTTCCTCCTCGACCAATAAAACTTCAAATTCCCGGTTGGGCTGGTGATCCCAACGATCATTCAAATGGTGACAAACCACAGCCTTGGCATTGTCCTCCATTTGTCGATGGGGCTACCTATGGGCTGGAACTCTGTTACCCATTTGAAACAGAGTGTCGAGTCAACATGGTTGACGGGCAAGTTGTGTTCAATGGTGATTTCAGCGAAGAACAGAAAGAATGTCCTGATGTTTCTTTGCCTCCCTTCATGTGTTTCGCTCCAGGACATTTTGGCATGACATCGGCTCTTGATATTAAAGTGCCGTCTGGGTACGTTCTTAGAACAGAATGTCACCCAAGGTACTACACTGATACCACATACACAGTTCCTTGTTGTTTGCCGGGTCATCTTCAGACTGAATGGTGGCCAAAAATCTTCTTCGTGGTATTTAAGAATCCAATGCCTGGGCAAACTCTAATCTTCAGGAAGGGTGAGCCATATGGTCAGGCTCTTGTGATTCCAAAGAAAGTTAGCTATGACATCAAAGAAATGACCGTAGCTGAAATGTCTCAACGAGTATCTACGGACGACAAACTTAGTAAATACTGCAAGAGATTTGTCAACAATGATTGGCATGACCACTTAGGTCACAATTTTGATGACAAATACAAAGTGCTAAGTGCCGTTTTTACCAAAAAAGGATCGAAAGGCGTTCAAGAGTTCATTGAAGCTGTGGCACTCAAGATTGAAAACAAAAAGAAATTCCGTGGCAAATTGGTCATGAAGAGGAAAGATGAAGGCATTCAAGATAAAAAGGAAAAGTTATAGACAGCCAGTGTTTATCATTGGCCCGCCTATAACTTCTTTCCCTAAACCTAAATTACCACAAATATTATTCAGCACCATTCATCGGCCAGCTTTGTTCAAGCCTCAACCTACCTTTGAGGTTGTTGTGGTTGACCGGGCTGACCAGCCGGTGGTTGAGCCTGCGGCTGAGCCTGCGGCTGAGCCTGCGGCTGTCCTGGACTTGGAGAAGCCGGAGCTTGCGGCGATGCTGGACTTTGTTGCGGGGAACCTCCAGGCTGGATTCCAGCGGCTTTCTGGAATTGTTGAAATGCCTGCTGAATTTTCTGATCTTTAATTCCAGAAATAGTCTGAAATGCCTGAGCTACTTTAGGGTCCGACATTGGATTTGGTGGTACTGGAGGGGCTGTCTGTCCTCCTTGAATCGGAGCAGCAGGAGCATTCGGTTGACCCGGAGCAGGTTGACCCGGAGCAGGTTGACCCGGAGCAGGTTGACCCGGAGCAGGTTGACCCGGAGCAGGTTGACCCGGAGCAGGTTGACCCGGAGCAGCTTCTTTTAACATTTTCTGATAGAACTGATAAAACGATTTCATTGTGGTATCCTCGATTAAACGATTTTGATTTTCAAATCTGGTTGTTTTTGTGTTACTTTGCCTTCGCCTGTAACCACGTCTTCCTGGAATCGTTGGCAAATCAATTCAATACGGAGTGCGCCCCATAATTTGAATTCGCCCAGGTTTCTTTGAACAATAACCCAATTCTCTCTAAGGTGTGGCGTAAACAACCTTGATCCAATTTTAGGTGGATGTCCAATGCTCTGTAATACAGATCGGTAGTTAAGCTCGAATTTCATTTCATCTGGAGCATCAATGCCAAACTGATTGATTAGGTTTTGTGACGGAATCGGCTCGTAATTGCACCATAATTGAACAGGATTGTTTGAAAACAGTTTTCCACGAGCTTCCAAATACACCGGATCAATCATGTTTGGGGTAATAACCACTTCGTAATAGTAAAGAGGCGATCCGCCCCGTTGGATCGCCTCTTGATCCCACAGGTTAAATAAATCATGCGTGCGATCATTTGGATCGTACATTTGCACGCTTCCACGAAGTTGATACGGTGTCCCGTTCAAATTTTTAAGAGTCATGCTGTATGTATGGTGGAGGAACAATGAAAAAAAGAACCAATGAAGAAGTTGCTCTTTTCATGATTGAAAATGGATGCGAATTACTTTGCCCATATAGCAATGATAGAATTCCTGTTGTTTTTCGTTGCCAATGCGGAAACGAAGCTAAAGTTATCTTTAGCAAATTCAAACAGGGAAGATGTGGATGAAAAATAATTATCCACAATTAAAAATGGCGAGAGATTGCTCTCTCGCCATTCAGTAGTCAAAGTGTCAATATAAATCAATTTAATGTAAAACGTGGGGATATTGCGATCTCGCCACCGCCTGCTGGCAAAGTGTACGGAGCCGTGGAAAATCTTTCCACCCACAATAATCTAGGTGTACCTTCAATTGTAGTAACGTAGTAGCCGTAAATGGTCACACCTGTCGTAAATGCGAAAGTTTGTTCACTGTAAACTGCGGAATTCACTCCCAAATTTGATGTTGTTGTCCAACTGCTTCCTACCATTGTGTATGGCACATAACCAGGTGCCGTTGCTTCAGTAACATCTGCAATTACGGTTGACTTACCGGGTGTTAGATTGTTTGTAAAAAGACGAAGCAGACGTTGACCACCCGCAGGAGCGGCGGCACCGTCTTGCCCAATCATGTTCACAATGTATTGAAGCATGAGAACATTGGAAATATTTGGAACCACTAGCGACATAATTCATCCTTTTATTTTGTTTTTGTCTTCAATCTATATAAACATAAAGGGGCTGAATATTCAATGACATTGAAAAATAAAGATGGAAGCGTCTATCGTCTCGCTGGACCAAATCCAGTAATGAAGACCCAAGAAATATGGGAAGGCTTCAAGGTCCACAATATGCAGTGGGATGGCGAAACAGCCAAAGATACTAATCAAGTTACCCCTTTGGCATCCGATTTTGATGTCCGAGAGACTTTTTTGTCTGCTTTAGATAAAGCCAAGGCCGACATTAAGGTTTCTGAAGTCAAATCAGAATCTCAGCCACAAGTGGTTGAAAGAAAACCAGTTGTTCAACCTGATCTTCAGCGAGAAGAACTTCGAGCATCCACAGATAGTGGAATCGAAAAAACTTTCATTCATTGCTTGCCAGCCGTATTGAGAAACAGAAAAGATTCACTTTATGGCGATTCTTATACTACCGTTCAATACGGAAAGCCCATTTCTTTTGAAGGAGTGATTCTCAACCAACAAGATTTGTTTATTGAAATCTGGACAGACACCGACGCAATCAATGCTGGCTCTATTTTGTTTCCAAAACAAGGATACAAAAGATGGTGGAGAGTTCAGGGAAAACAACAAAAAGGAGGAGGCTGGGTCTTATCGGCAACACCTTCAGATCACCAGCCTTCTTTTGATCTATGATCTTCCTGGCGAGACAACCCTTGCAACCAACCCCGCCTTTTGAAGTTGTTCTTTGTGGTCACTGACGGCTTTCAGGTAAGCCATTTCATAAATGTCAGCGACCATTTTCATGAACGCAGTGAGATCACTTTCTGTAAGGAGGGTCACTCCCATTCTTTCGATAATCTGCTCATTCTGTGCATATCTTTCTTGTAACACTTCAAACATTGTCTTTTTCAAGTAATGCCCACGGGGATTACTCATGTAGTCCATCCAACTTGCCATTAACCTCTCCTTATTGATCTTTCAAGGTTCGCAATAGCAGATTCAATCTCATTCTGCTGGTACTTATCCTTGTTTGTTTTGAAGTGATTTAGCAACTTCAATTTTTGTGCATCTAATACTGGAGAGTGTGTTCCCAAATAATCTGGATGGTGAGCAAGCCCAAGCCAATTTTTCTTAGCGAACAATTCACTTACACTTTCAGTAGGAATAGGAACTTGTTGTGTTGGAATTCTTGTAGTCGGAGCAACAGTTGGAACTGGCTTCGCTTCTGCTTCTGGCGTTTGTCCTAGTTTTTTCTTAGCTAGTTCATTGCTTTGTGGAGTCGTGACAACTCTGGCCGCTTGTGCTGCCGCTGGTGATGGTAGCTTAAAGCGTCTGTTGATTTCACCTTGTACACGATCCAACAACTTAGTAGTTTTATCGTTTATGCCGCCAAATTGTTGTGCGACCAATTGCTTGACAAATATACTGTATTTTTCTCCAGGTTTTGCCAATAGTTTATCTTTGATGTCGTCTTCATCAAAACCTGCACTCTGCATTTTATCAAATGTCGATTGCAAGAATCGCATGGCCTCTTGTTCGTTGGCGTTGTCCTCTTTGTCGGTTGGTTGTACTTGACCGTCTTGTTTTTTATCCTCACCGGCTGCGCCAATTGCACTTTGAACAAGTGGGTGGTTTTGAAATGCTGCCATCAACGTCTCAGATGAGTTATGTCCATCTTCGTCCTGCCAACTTTTCATTTGAGCTTGGGCTGCTTGTTCTGCTTCGCCTTTACCCATTCCTCCTTGTTGGTACAATCCAATCAATGTATCTGTTAAATACATTTTGAAATCAATTTGTTTTTTTATGCCATCCCGAAGCATATTGATGATTTCTGTTCCCCTTTGTCTTTGACTTAATTTCTTTGCTTCATCGCTTGTGGAATCGGCCTCTTGAGCATCCTTTTGCATTTGCATCAAGGCTTCTCTCATGTTTGTCAAATTGTAAGGAGTGTTCATTCCCGATGTGTCGAATTGGCGATCTCCCTTCCCACGCTTTTTGCTGCCACGGATTTTACCCGTACCACCAGCGAGTTGGCCCATTAAATCGTCTTCAATATTTTTTTCGCCACCAGCACTGAAACTTGTGTTTCTGCTAGTTTGTGTCAAGTTTCTTTTTCGACGAGTTCCACCACCACTTCCAAGGTCTTTCTGCATAATTGAAGAAACCTTGTTGTAAGCAAAGGCTTTGCGTCCTGAGCTTGTGTACAAATTTGGGTCGCCCATGCTATTGAGCATTTTAATTACAACTATTTGATGGAAGTCTTCAATGTTGTTTTTCAACATTTCAAGTTCATGATGCGTAGCTCCACCACAATGACTACTCTTAAAACATTGATTTATGCCAGCGATGATGTCTTCGTAGAATCCAGATTCGCTATTTGAAGGTGTAGCATTACCACGACGATCAATCTCAACTTTTTGTTGATCTCCAAAAGCCTTTTCCCAGGCTTCTTGCCAACCAGGATCGCCTTTTGTTATGTGCATAACCTGTTCTGTTTCGCTATTGAAATCAATAGCGCCAGCGGCTCGATGTTTTTTCTTTTGAAACTCTTCATCTCCAACATGAACGAATTGTCTTTCGTGTCCCCTCAATTTTTCTTGAGGAACCCGATAAACCGGCTCTCCGGTAGTTGGATCATACTTTCTTTTGTCGGTTGGCTGACCATCATCACCTAATTCGTGTTCATAATCTGATTCATCACTTCCGAGTTCACGGAAGAAGTGAGCAGGCTTTACCACAGGAACGGCTTTTTGTACTACTTTGACGCCACCATTTTCATCTCGCATCTTAATATCTTTAATTTGATACGGAAGATACAATGGAGGATTCACAAGTTTGCCGCCCTCAATTTTAATTGGAATGCCATCTGGAAATTGACCAGGAATCGGCGGTCCTTTTAATTGACCAGATTCAGCCATTTTCACGATGTGCTGTTTTACTAAGTCGGCGGCTTCTTTTCTCATTTCACTTTCTTTTTCGTATTTTTTGCCGCTGACTCGCAGTTGAGCTTCAATTCTTTTTTGAAGCTCTTGTCTGACATACCCTACAGACCAAGTGTCCTGCATTCCAGGAACGGGCTTCCATTCAGCGTCTTCTGGCAAGTTACCGAACATCCGGTGGGCATTAAGATTAAAATAATCAATCATTCTGTCACGGATTTGAGAGTCCGTAGGAAACTTCATGCCTGCTGTAGAATTCGGGTAAGTGACTTCAGTTTCGTCACCATCTTCGTCGTGCGATTTAATGGTTCTTGAATCCATAGGTTCAGCCATATCAAGGCCATACTTGCCCGTCCCATTTAGCCCAGACTCCGGGTGAAAAGGATTGCCAGGAGTTGTTTCCAATTTGTGATAGAGTCGATTAAGAAATGGCTTTGCCATAAACGTCACAGGTTTTCTTGTGGCTGTCTTGTCGCTTGATCCCTTGAGTGTGAATGGAATTTCTCCTTGTGGTTCATCAATGTGAGGCGTTTTGTCTTTCACATGATCGTGCGAGAGCTTTTCGGCTTCATCGGCACGTTCTTTGGCACTTAGGGTAGTTCCTACCCTCTTCAATTGGTTGATGTTCCGATCAGGAATGACTCCCTGAAGATGTCCATACTCGCCAGTTTCGATGGCAGTGATAATGGCTTGTTTGAGTTTTGGCTGTCCGTGTTCTTCATGTCTTTTCTTGTGAAGACCCTTCACAGCATCAAAAAACATTTGATAGCGAGCTTGTTTGGCTTTGATCCAATAGTCGTGAGGGAACTGTCCCAGAAATTCTAGGTCGTCGTCATCAATGTTTGCTGGCATTGCGTTTAGTTTGTGAAATCGCTGGGCCATTTCATATAAAAGTTTGAAATGTCGTGTGCCAAAGTCTCTGTATGCCTTTTCTTCAGTAAAACTCTTAGTGAAGAAGTCACGGAACGATTTTGTGATTACAGCCATAATCCTGCCTTTACGAGTTTCATTTGTACTCTTCCTATATATCACCATGATGAACAATATGCTTTTTGTCCCACGACCGACTAAGGACCAATTCTCACAGCTTTCTTGTGGACAGGGCTGCGGAGATTTAGGCCCTACCGATCCTTTAGATAAGATCGGCCCACGCAGAAATAGAGAAAAAGTGCGTGGACAAATTAAAGAATATGTCCTGACTATGCTCGGCGCACCAGTTTTGCCGCTCGAATTGGACGATCAACAGATCGAAAACTGCATTGATTTCGCCCTGCAAATCTTTGAAGATTATGCCCCAATGGAATATTTTCAATACCATACTTTTTATACAGTACCAGGACAGAGCGTTTATCAAATGCCACCTGATGTGGGCTTTATTAGACAAATTTCCTATAAAGAAACAGCCAATTATGCTTTTTCAGCTTCCGATTTGGGTGGCGTAATTCCTCTGGATTATATGGGTGGTGGAGCCTATGGCTCAATTGCCGGTGGCATTAACCCTCAACAGCCAGTTTGGGGCAATATGTCCGATTGGGTTTTATACAAACAATATGAAGATATGTACAACAGAATCTCAAGTCAGCAAGGTGGATGGGAGTTTCTAGGTGGGTACAACCACATTAAGCTATATCCAATCCCTTATCGCAGTTATCCTGTCGCTGTGCGGTATTTACAACGCCGCCCAGATTTCCGAATGGTGACACAGGCAATGCAGGAAGGGTCTTTAGCATTCGCTAAGATCGTTTTGGGTCGCATTCGCAGTCGTATTGCTAACCCTCCCGGTCCTGGTGGCGGCGTTCAATTAGATGGTCAGGCTATTCTTGCCGAAGGTCTTCAAGAAAAGAAGGATTGGGAAGAAAAGCTAATTTCTAAATGGGGCGATTTGCTTGGACCCATGATGGGGTGACTCTTTATTTCATTTGGTGATTTATTCGCTCTTTGATCCTATATACGCCTTTATTTTTCAACCATTCTAAAAAAAGTTGTTTATTATATACATGAGAAGACGCAAAAATGAAATCAGTGCTTTTTCTTGGTATGGCGGAAAAACCTGTCATCTCAATTGGCTTGTTCCATTAGTGGATTCAACTCCACATAAAGTGTATGTGGAATCGTTCGGCGGATCGGCAGCAGTGCTTTTGAATAAAGCTCCAAGTGATGTAGAAGTTTACAATGACATTCACAATGATGTGGTGAACTTCTTTGAAGTTCTTAGATTGAATCAAAAAGAATTGGTCGGTCTATTGGACCTTACTCCGTATAGTCGAGAAGAATTCAGAATCGCTTGTATGGAAGAAGCCATTGATCCATTGGAAAAAGCTCGTAGATTCTTTGTAAAAGCCAGACAGGTTAGAAGCGGCTTGGCAACCAAGGCTACTCCAGGACGATGGAGTTATACAAAAAAAGATGCTAGACAAAAAAGGGCATTACCAGTCAGTCAATGGTTGGGAGCCATTGATGGACTTGAAGATGTTTGCAACCGAATCAAGAATGTTCAGATTGAACACATTGATGCCTTAGATGCAATACAAAGATATGACACCCCTAATGCCTTGCATTATATTGACCCGCCTTATTTGATGAGTTCGAGAACTGGCGGTGAAAATTACTCTCATGAATTCTCAGACGATCAACACATTTTATTGTTGAAATTGCTTCTGACTTTACAAGGCAAGGTGATCTTGTCTGGATATATAAATGACCTGTATCCGAGTTTACTCCACGACTGGAGAGAGTTCAGAAGAACCTCTGAGTTTGCCAATTCGACTCTCCAAAACGGAGAAAAGAAATTGCGACAGGAAGTCATTTGGACAAACTTTGATTGCGAAATTGGCGAAAAAGGATGGGAACAATGAAAGACTTTCACAATTGGCGAAATGAGCAAAAAAATGATACGCATACCGAACTCAAGGTAGAGCGAGAGGACTTCTTGCGTATTTGTCAAGAGTATTTTGCCACAACCCTACGGGGCGGCATGAAAACCCATCATGAATATCTGGAAGAGAATCTAGTCGAAGCCGTGGAGACATCCAGATACGCAATTGAAGTAAATTATCGAACTACATCCAAGGAATCCTTGGAGGGCTTCGCCAAAATATGCTTGGGTTATGTTAGTGCTGCACTGAAGAATCACGGCTATCACACCAAACACGTCTTCACGGAAAAGCCCCTCCGTCTGCTCGTCTCGTATCGTAATTGGGATGACGGAGAATGGACGGGGGTTGTGACTTGGAATACAGACCACAATTGCTTTGTTATAAGCAAAGGCTTCTACAACAAAGATCGTCGAACCGTATCCGTCCAACACGCTCAGAAGTGCAACGGAGACTCAGCGGCAGATGTCACAAAAGAGTTGCACAATATGATGCACCATTTGAAGGGACAACCAGATCGTCATGTCTCTAAAATGAAGCCGGTGCCTTTGAAGAGAGGGCCGAAGGGATAATGAATCACGATATTTGTCAACATTGTGGAGCGATCACAAACGAACAAACAACGGATATTCCATTTTGCGATATTTGCAAACAATGGGGAATAACTCATCAGGAGATATATCCCACTGTGGCCGACATGGCAGAACAATTTCATCGGATCGGAAAAGACGGCAAAAAATATTGGGGTAGATTGGGCGGCGGCATCGTTTTCACCGATGGTGAAAAGATTCTCTTGTTGAAAAGAGATGGATCAAGTGATTACGCCGGTCATTGGGGCATTCCCGGTGGAAAAGCCAAAGAAGGGGAAGCTCCACTTGATGTGGCTCGGCGAGAATCCAAAGAAGAATGCGGCACCGTAGAGGGACAACGGTTCGGACACTTCCACGCCAGAGATGGCGCACATCACTTTCACACCTACCTGATGGCTGTCGCAAAGCCTTTCGACGTACAGCTTTCAAAAGAACACGATGCGTCGGAATGGGCTGATTTGGACAAGGTGGAGGGTATGAAATTGCATCCCAAATTCGCAGAGGCTTGGCCCGGTCATTTGCGGGCAATTAAGAAGAGATTCCCAAATAAGACCTCTTTTGCTGAGTGGTGCGAAGCCCGAAAAGGTCACAATTAGGGTTTACAACCAACTAATTGACTAATATCGCAATTTGACTACAATCTGAAGCGTCTGAAGCGTCGAAGGTGTACCTTCAACGAACCTTGCTATTCGGCCTTCAAATCAAATTTCATCACCGACAACCCGTTCGCTTCGGCCTTTTCAGCCTCTGCTACCGATTGTTTACCGCCGCCCACCTTCACCATGACATCGAGCATGGAGAGGAATGTATCGCTCTCATCGCCCCACTCTTCCCCTACCAAGATCGTCTCATCGACATTGAATAAGTCGTATTCCAGAGCGCTTCCCGGTACGCCAGTGCTGGAATGCCAAGGTCGGTCAATCCGGAAATGCAATGAATGTTCTTCGGCGAGAAGTCCTTTTCAATCTTGTCAAAAGCCGCCACGATATAGGCTTTTGCCTTAGAGATGTCAAACTTCTGGGCTGAAAAACCAACGACGCCAACTTTTACCGTTTTTTTACGATCAACGAATTCTTGGAAGTTCGTCATATCATTCCTGAATAAAATTGTGGTACTTGATCTATTCTGATTTTACAGAATCGTATGTTTAGTCGCTTCTCGAACTTGCTCGAATGTCTGGTCAACCAGAAGTTCGCCGTTCCTGAAGACAAACTGCAACTGATCGGGACGTGGATCAGACTCAGGCACAGTTTGTAAAACCTTGCCGTGTGCGCCCGCCAGGAGGCCGAGACGGTCTGACCAGACCAACTTCAATCGTCCAGCTTTGGACTTCTTGCAGCCGTCCGTGATGGGCTGCTTGTAAACGTCTCTGACTTCATCGCCAACAACTGCCGAAGAACACTTGAAGGCAAATCGTTGGGTGTCTCGATTGAGTTTTTGAAGCAGTCCACCACCTGAACCGAAGGCAATGTTGTCAGCCGACCAACCAGCTTTTTCCATTGCTGAGAGGATCAGGTCGAGCATCTTGAAGTCGATGCCGTCTCCTTGAATAACTCGAACCTTGGGATGCAGGACTTTATATCCCTTGTTGTTCATCGTGATGCCGAATTTCTCGCCAAGAATATCCAGCACTTTCACCACAACGGTCGGAGGGTCGCCAGAGTCCGGGCGAACAACCAAAACACCGTCACGAGCCAACACTTCGTCTTTGAGGACGCCGCCCCAAATATTGGCACAGCAGTTGAAAATGTCGTAGCTATCGCTCACTGTTGCTACGAGGCCGGTTGGATACTGAACTAGCATGTTGCGACAAGCATCGACTTCGTGTTCACGTCCCCATGACGTGATTGTGCTGTGTTCAGCAGCCGGAATCGAGAAGCCAGCACATGGTTCATGATAGAATTCGTCCAATAAGACAAGCCCTAGAATCGTATCGGTTCCCATGAAGTTTACAAGGTGCGATGCACCACCGATTGCGGCTTGTTCTGGGCAAGTGACCCCACGGAAACCGAAGTCGTGTAACTTGAAGTGGATCAGGTCCGTATCGCCTGTCTTTGCAAGATATTCGAGGATGACTTTCTTCATCGCTCGGCTTTGCGTGGCGACTGTCGATGGATACCAAACCTGGACCAGTAAAGTTTCCAGATAGTTGGTCAACCAAAATGCGTTGTCGTCGGTATTTTCGACCGTCATCAACACGTTGGATTCTCCAACCACTGTACCTTCGGGGGCCGCTTTAATCTCGACAGGTAGGCGACCATTGTGGACGTTGAGGATGTATTCCCAACCCTCACGATTAAAAACCTTGCCGCCGAAGTGTTTGTTAAACAGCCGTTCTGCTTTGTCGATTTTTTCGGCGGTTACGACTTGCCCAACCAGATATTGCTTCAGCCAATATTGGAGGCCAAAAAAGGTCGTGGCAGGATGAACCGACCCGGATCGTGACTCGAAATACGAGTAAATTCGTTTTGTCCCAGGCGGATACTGCTTGTAGTGACTGATTTTGTACGAATCGGAAAGCCAGCAAATGTTGTTGAGCCAATTCATTTTCGGTCCTTTCTGGAGAATACCTTGGCCTCGATGCACCTTGCATCGGGGCTTGCTTCATTTAGGGGCGTTGTGACGGAAGTATTCTACCACGAAATTTGCCGTTTGTAAATTTAGACTACGACTTGTTGGGCAATCCACGCAATTTTTTCGGCATGACCGAATATGATTTTGGGAAATTCCACAGGAAGCTCATTGAACGAACTTCGATTTGTATCAAGGATCGACGTTACTTTTTCAACCAGCCGGTTGTAATACATCTCTCCGTCTGTTTCGTTTTTTATCGCTTGAATATTTGATTCGCCTGTTCGATCAAGAAACTGAACGTCGCTGGCAAAACTCAGCCAGAAGCACAACTTCCCTTCCTGATGCAGCTTCAATGCTTTGAACTCCAACAAGAGGTCTTCTCCCAATAGTTGGTCTTCATCGTATTCAAGGAGTTCGACAAATTTGCGACTGTAAAAAACATGCCCGCCTAAGTTGTGAGCAGCCGCTCTGTTGGAGAACATTTCATGTTTTGCGGGTCCATAAGTGTATGGCAATGGGAATATATTGTCGCCCCAACAACAGGCGTGTACTTTTTCTTTTATTTGGACTGAATTGTTGCTGTAGTTATTGATTTGATCGGATGGCTTGACGATCAATAAATCAGTGCCAGGGTGATGCTTTAAGTGTCTCTCGATTTGGAGTCCGGCACTTGGATAATACAGATCGTCACCATCAACCATGCACATTCCATCATATTGAGATTCCCGGAAAAACTTCAGGCATTGATTTTTACCTGCTGCGGGAGTTCCTTTGGACGGCGTTATTTTGTATTCAACAGATTCTTGGTCGCACCAAGTTTTGAATTCCTGAATGAATTCAGCGTTTAACGAATTGATGATGGCAACAACCGAAAACTGAACTTCGGTTGTTGCCATCATGTTGCGAATCGAGTTGACTGCCCTAATTGCTTTCGGGACATCTCGACTAACCAAAGGACAAACTACAACTTTCATTTTACTCAGCCTTCTTTCCAAGTCTGCTGGCTGCATAGCACGTCTGCGTATATCCTTCGAGACTTTCTCCGCAGTCTGCCCACCAACCATTGATTGTGTGAGCGTGGAGCTTCCCAATGCCCAAATAACGATTATTGAGATCGGTGATCTCAAGTTCGTTTCTCTTGGATGGCTTGAGCGTTCGGATGTAGTCCCAAACTCCTCCGTCGTACATATACAACCCTGTTGCGATCAAGTTGGATTTCGGTTCTTTAGGTTTTTCTTCGATCCCTATTACTTTTCCTGCTGCGTCTGTTTCAACTACGCCGTAACACTCTGGATGGTCTACTGGCGTCAAGAAGATGTGTGCGCCATCAGGATTCTTTTCAAAGGCGGTAACAACTTCAGGAACCGGATTTTCATAAATGTTGTCAGCCAGAATTACGGCTACTGGTTCATTGTCTGCCCATTCTTCTGCCAAAGATAAAGCGTCGGCAATTCCATTTGCTTCTTTCTGGTATGTGTAGTGAAGATGTTTCAGGCCAAATTCTTCACCGTTGCCAAGGATTCTCAAAAATTCACCTGCGGCGTTCCCGCCACATACTAAAAGAATATCTTTGATGCCACTGCCCACAAGTGTTTGAATTGGCCAATAAATCATGGGTCTATCATGCACTGGCAATAAGCATTTGTTGGTTACTTTTGTCAAAGGATGAAGTCTTGTCCCCATCCCGCCTGCTAAAATAATGCCTTTCATTTTGTTTCCTCCGATAAAAGGTTGGACGACATAAAGGAGTGTGCAATATCAAAATATTGAGGCTATATAACATCAGAAGTCACTTCAAGTCACATTTCACACGGAGGGGATATGAAACACTTGTTAGTTCTATTGGCATTGCTTGGTACGAGCATCTTTATGCCACACATCGCCAATGCAGCAGATGCAGCAGCAACGGTCGAAAAAGAAATCGAAGTTAGATCGACTGCACAAAAGACAATTGATTGGGTCGATTCTCACAGAGATGCCGTTCGAGAAGCGTCCGGCGTAACTCTTGTTGAAGACCTTGGCAACGGCAAGTTCAAAGTTCGCAGAGATTCCAGCAAAGGAGTCTTCGTTTGGATTGCAAAAGAAACAATTGAAAAGAAACCAAATGGTATTTTTGTTTTCAAATCAACTATGATTGAATCCATTGAAGGTGGGATGGAATACTCTAAATCCGAAGTTGTAATCAAGGATATTAGAGGCGGTGCAATTATCAATATCAAAACATCCACTGGAATAAACAACCCACGAGTTAGATCGGGCCAGCTTCGTATCGACACGAACGTCCATCTCAACAGGGTGAAGAAGTTGTTGGAAGAAAACATTCGCTAAACAAAAAGACCCCGGCTAAAACCGGGGTCTTTTCTTTACTACGAAGCCGCCTCTTCGGTTTGTAATCTTGGTTCTTCATGTAATCGTGGTTCTTCACCATAGAAGATCCTTTCGGCTAAATCTTCTTTCATTTTCTTTCCGGTGCTTGTGGAAGCCCGCCTCGTAGAGTTTCATCCTTTCGCTGAAGCGAATTCCACCAGCTAAATCTTCTTTCATTTTCTTTCCGGTGCTTGTGGAAGCCCGCCTCTATTAAATCTCTGGCACACTCTCCAAACAATTCAGCACCAACCGTGTCCCCGATGTGGGTAGCCAGCACGGTAAACTCAACGGCGACGTGATACGCTTGGTCGCCGTACTCATCGACAAGCTCAACAGCCTTGGGGTTCATTAGAAAATCCTCAAAGGGAACGAATTGATCGAGCTATTTTAGGAAAGACTCGCCAAGTTGCAACCCTCATGTCGTTTTTCTTACGACCCAGGCGTAAGGAGCAATGCCGCATTCATGGCTGAGACTGATATTGGGCCAAAAATTGTGGCACCAATGGCATGATTTGATCGTGCGGATTTGCATGATTATATCCAAACCTATTGACGTTTTTTTGCCAAACGTCAGGCTTGGCAAAGCCATTGAAGTAGTTCTTATGGGTAGTGGTGAACCCAGGACCGTTCAGAATTGACTGTGCCTTCTTTAGATCAAATGGCTCACCAGGGAAGTGCTTGGCGTACATATAGGCCATCTGTCGAGCGTGCGCTCGAATTTCTCCGGGATTGCTCATGTATTGCATCGCCATGCGATGCTTGTCGTCGCCATCCCAATCATTGGATTCATATTCAGCACCCACGTTATAGATATGTTCCGCTTCATGGTGCATTGCTGATTTGAGAGTCATCAAATGACGATCAACATCTTCTATGCTTTTGGCATAGTTGAATGGATACATATTGATGACAAAGCCCTCGAACTTGCCGTTATTGTGAACGGTGTCGGCGGCATTATGTCCCAGCTTGAGTTTGAATTGTACTCGCTGACCTGCAATGTCGGCAGGGAAGATGCTTGGCAACACAAATTCGCCATTTTGAATGGCGTCCTGTGGCCAAACTTGTCTGACGTAGTTCGTATACGTCTGATTTGGCTGACCAGCCTGCATGTCCTGCTTTTTGTGAGCGGTTGCTTTTTCAAGAATATCTTCAAGGAAGCGTGCTACCTGAATCTCAACGACGTGTTGGTTTTCTTGAAGATTAAGCCAGTGATGAAATGAAAACTTCCCCATGACGTTATTTACGTCATGGGGAAGAGAAAATTACTCAGTCATTGCGGCAACGCCATCTTTGTAGACGCCATTTATCATCATGCCGGACGGGGACCAGCCTGGGCCGACAATCCATTCCAACCACCGATCAGCAGACATTGGTTCGGCGGCACCCCATGTTGGGGAATTTGCCATCCATTCAGCCAGGATGCGTGGGTCGGAAAATACGGGCGAGATTGGAGAACCTTCAGATACTGTCTCCCAAATTTGGTATCCTTCGCCTGCTGGCGGTTTTTCTTCTACCCAATCTTCAGCCCATTGTTCGGCTTCTGCCGGTTGCCAGATAGAACCCTTTCCCTTGCACACTTCACATTCCGTGGAATATCCTTCACGTTTACATCGAGCTTCAATGCAAATGTGACAATTGATGGAATCGTGACCAAAGCCAGCGATGCTCCAGCCATTGACTTCTTCTGGCGTGGGGGTATGCCCGTTCCAGAACGGGAGCCAAGGACCACTGTGTTCTTTGGCGGCTATTTCCCAAAATTGTGACGCATCGCCTTCAGGACGACCAGCATCTACCCACAAGTAATATGCACGGGTGCGGATATATTCCTCCAATGGAATATTTTTCAATCGTTGTCGAGTCAAATCATAAAGCCGATTTCCCTCAACCAATGCAGCAATATCAACTGCAATCAGATGATGGCTCCATTGCTCGTTCCACATTTCCAATAGTCGATTGCAGTCACGTTCAATGGCCTCTTCACGAGTGTATAGACCATTTTTAGTCTTATGGCACATTGTACCAGTTCGTGTCGAGCGAAAATCAGCATGGAATTCCAAAGCTGTGCCATTGGCAGCATCTCGAATGGAGCGATCCACTTGAAATTCCACGAATGATTTTAATGCCGGAGTTTCAGGTGTGAGCAATTCGCTGCCATAGGCAACAGGATTGAATTCGTGATACCCATACCATTGATCTTTGTATAGATTTGCCATTGTACTGTAGCCCGATCCATCACAAGCAGCACAGTTATGTGCATGTTTGCAATATGGGTTTTGGTAGCCTTTCCACACTTTTTCCAATGGCCACTCAAAACCAGTGTCTACACGTTTGATTTCACGACCCATAACTAAGTTGCTTACGCTTTGTTGAAGGTATTTTGAGCCTGATGAATCGCCTGCCAGTCACGCTGGTAGGTTCCATCGAGCAATCGGTCCCCACCAGCAAGGTAGCTGCGAACAATACGAGGATCAGTGATGCCCATTTCAGTGGCAAGTTGAATTGCGGGAGTAATCCATTCTTGGCGACCACCCTTTTCTCGAACTTCTTTATCAAGAATTTGGAGCAATACAGTTTTGCTTGGACGGGGGTAATACACCTGAGTCACACACCGGCTGGATAGAGCGCCAGCTTCCGTTCCGTCACTTCCCATCATCTTGTCGAATGCGGCTTTGTTGTTGACAGAGCAGAGGAACAATACCTTGACCGACCGAAGTTGGTTGACTCGAAAGTTGACCTTACGAATTTCTCCACGGTCGTCGAGAGCGCCAAGCCAAATTTTCAGGGCTTCAGGATCGGCCTTTTCAGCCTCTTCCATGAACACCAACGGCGGGATTTCGTTCAGGTCGTTGAAGAACATCTTCTCCAGACCAGCTTTGGTTGTGCTGGTTGCATCTAGCTTCAATACGGCGTCAGCACCAAACATACTTTCCAATGCAAACATCGTAGTTGTTTTCCCACAACCGGCATGACCGAACAATACGCCATGATTACGACTTTCGCCGTTCGTTTCGTGCGCTCGCTTGATGTTGCTCAGGATGATGCGAGTCTGAGGGTTGACTCCATAGAGGTTCTTCCACGCTGGATGTTCTGCAAGATGGGCATCGCTGTCTCTGCCCAATAGTTCGGGTGGAACAATCAGTTGGTCCCATTTTTTGGCGGGACCAAATTGTCCAACCGTGCGGACGCCGCCCAAAATCTGTGTGAGCATACCGTCCAATACACCCTCAAACCCTTCAGGTCGCGGCAAGGGAGTCGTGGCAATAGCGTTTGGGTCTAATTCAACGGGTTCCGCTGTCTGAACCGTAGGAGCAGCAGTCGCAACAAGAGCGACATTGGGAGCAACTTGAACAGTCCAAGGAAAAGGCTGAAAGCGAGTGATTGCTCCGGTCTGTTGGAGCATTGCTTTGATTTCTTCCCACTGACTGTATTCAGCTTGTTGTCCCCGGTCGCCACGCACCTTCTCAAAGGTAATGCAATATTTGAATAGCCAATTGCCGCTTTCTTGTTGGATGGGCGGGAGGCGATGCGGCTCGGCCTTCCAGGTTTTTCCACGGGTTCCGGCCATTCCACGCTGAAGGATGTATTCGATTTGCGCCTGAATTTTATCGTCGCCGCTTCTTTTCGACAAAACCCGCTGCAAAAACAGAGTGTACATGGTTGCTCCACAGATTTGAGTGACGACCGATCAAATGCCTAGAGAGATTCGAGATCGTTTGGTTCGACCTGTCGTCAAATTTTTCATGCGTGAATATTTTGGCAAAACACGCTGTGATTCGGATCATACCACGGAGACAGGGACTTGTAAAATCGGCTGTAAATAAAAACAGCACCCGATATTCGGGTGCTGTAGTCGTTGTTTGTATTGACGTGTGGGTTTAGCCCAGGATAATCTCAATGCCATCCAATGGGTCTTCCGTCAAAAGAACCTCGGCAGGTTTCTTCTGAGAAAGGTCCGTATTGTCGTTGATCGGTTGCTGGCCCGGTTCTGTGACCACTCTCTCGATCTTGCCGTGATGAGTGATGCAATCAGGTTGGTCTAGCAATAGTTGTCGCTCATTTGCCATAGCTTCTTCCTCCAGTAATTGTTCTTGTTTGGCTCGGTGTTCCATTAGTTCCACATGAGTCATCTTTGGAACCACTTCTTCAACCAGCTTGAGTAGATTCATTGGCGAACCAACCCATTGTAGATAGTAACTGTCTCCCTGGAATCGACATCCAGGTTTGTTTTTTGGAGAAATCTGACGGACCCCTGAATCTGTCGGCTTCGGCAGCTTCAAATCACCCTCAGTATTGTTCTCATACACGTAGACGCCTGTGCCGCTCATGTCGTTCTTCAGCTTCTCGGCGTGCATTGTTCGCTTCTCAAAACGATTCAATCTTGGTGAATTTCTCATTTGGCATTTCCTTTTAAGCAGAGTATATAATTCAAAGGGTTGGATTTTCTCCAAATACCTCATTATTATAGTATGGCAATCTCGCCATTTTTTTCGGAGTCAATCATGAAGAATAAAACAAAGACACCGCCCAAATGGACTTCAGTGTATCCCCAAGGCACCAAAGAGGGCGACGAAGAACAAGGATTTTTTATCGCTTTGGCTCGCAGCATCAAATGGCAATGGCGATCAACCGCTCAACTTTCCAAGGAATCAAAGTTGTCCAAGGAGCGGGTCGATGAAATATTGAATAAGTATTGGAAGAAGGGCATGGTCTTCCAAAACCCACAAAATGAAGATCAATGGGGTTATTGGGAAAGATGTCCCGAAATGCTTCCAGTTGAAGAAGAGTCGATTACTGCCAAGGATCACAACGACCGCATCAACAAAGTTAAGGGCTAAAACAAAAACCCCCGCCAATAAAGGCAGGGGTTTTTTAACTAAAGGTAAATGTCTACCCGCCCTTAATGCTCAATTGTCTTTTCAGACCAGAGTAGCAGCGGGTTTGTTACTTACCAAGAGCTATCAGCAGGAGCCTTGCGACTTGGCTGATGTTTTCCCATTTTCTGTAGAGCATCAGCGGCGTGAGGCATGAAATAAGCATCTGGATACTGCTGACGGACGTATGCGTCCGGGTAAGCCCAATGTGCAATACCAGCACGCTTTGTATTTTCGTCTTGCATGTACAGAGGCAGTTCTTTCTTGACTTCGCCTGCCCATTGAATAAATGTCTTCATATTTTTTTCCTCGTTCTGGTGATTGAGTAGAGTTCACTCGCTTCTTATTATGTATGCGAGCTTTTACAAATTTCGGTGAATAAACGATGTCTGAAAAACTTTCTATAAGCCAAGTTCGGCTCAAACCGATCCCAGCCACCCTTTCAGGAGAGCTATCGGACAAAGTTTTTCGTAAATGCTTCTTTTGCGAAAAGAACTGCGAAACCGCTAGTGTCCAATCATCGCTTATAGATAGGCTCTCCGGTCCAGGAAATTTTTACTGTTCCTTTTGTCTTCGGCATGGCTTAAACAACAAGGGAAACCGAGATGTCTTGATTTTGAGCTTTCGGAGCATAATTGGGTACTTCTATTTTCAGAACTATATCCAAGCCAACAATGGTCAAAAACTCTGGATTTCTCAAATTGAGGATTATATCGACGCTCATTGCCACGCCGGTTTGGTGAACCCGTTGTTTTTATACGATCCTGATACCATGCTCTGGTTCTTGAACTTCTCCAGGATCGGCAAAAGCAAAAAGAAAATACACATAGATGAAGTCATGAAAACCATCGTGAGTATTTTGACGACTTTCAACTTGTCAGAAACAACTCCAGGCGTGAGCATGTCCTCTTTGTTTTTGAAATATAAAGATGCGGTCGATGGATTTTATCGCAAGCGATTTCGACCGGCTGATCGTCGCATGTTGATCCCGACTCTTGCCAACACAGGGGTCGTCGAGCCAAAGATGTGCAGCTTGGACAAGATGAGAAACTTTGTCTTTGATGATTTGAAAGCAAAAAAATAAGCGAAAGATATTGACTGACTACTATGTTGAATATAGAATTCCCTAACGTCTGGGAATCTATACAGACTTATTTCATGAAAGAAAGGTACGAACCCGAATGAGCAACACTCTCTCTGTCCGAGTAGCCAGCCGCAAGAGCGATGCTGGTGATTATTATGAAGGAACCGTCAGCATCGCTGGACTCAAGCCAACCAAGTTGGCTCGTCGTAGTGATGGTAGCACACAGTTCCCTACAAAGTCCGCAGTCAGCGGCGCTGCACGCAATCTAGCCAAATCTCTGGGCTTCACTGATGTTGATGTCAGCGACAGCAGCAAGACTGCGACTCCTGCAACCGCAACGCTGAAGAAAGCTGCAAAGAAGTCTGCCGCTTCTAAGAAGGTCACTTCTGTCAAGGCTCCGGCCAAGAGCAAGTCTTCTGCATCGACAACCACTCAGTCGTAATTACTGAGCTTGTTGAAATCACTTCTGAAAGCGAGTAAACATCACAGTTTACTCGCTTTTTTCTTTTTGCTGTGACTTTCAATTTCTGAAATCAATACCAATTTAGACAAGTCGTTATGTTGCTCTCTTTGGTGATGAAGTATTTCTTCCATTGCATCAATAGCATCGGCATCATATGACTTGTATATGCTTTGCTCTATATTTTTTAGCATCATCTGGATTGCCCACGGCTCGATCCAATTCTCTCCAATGATTGTCGAATAGTTCAAATCTGTGTGACACTCAGCCCCCGGAATGGATACTGCCAATTTTCGACCTTGGGCATTCAAATCACAAAAGGCACCATGATCGTCGGGGTTTGCACCTTGGCACCATTTCTGCCATGTTTCCATGTCCGTCTTTAGCACGCTCGCTGTTGCTGCAAATGTCATGCAAGTGGATATGGAAGTTCTCCAATGAGATGACGCTGTGCGAAATACCTTGGATGTTTCGCCTCCATCATATAACGGACCATATTTGTCCGGGTGGTCATACAGACTGACGTAATCGGCTCCAGAATCAATGCCTTCTTCAAGAAGTGTGCGAGATGTCGGCAAATGAAGGTAATCATCTTCTACAAAATAGACCACTGTATCGTCTGAACAATATTTAACCTCAGACAATGTATGCAAAAACGATTGGGCGTTTCCATAATCCGTGTCCAAAGTGCGTAAATGACGGCGTTCAAGTTCGCCCAATATATCTGGATCGCAATTGTCTGCCAGGACGTTTATTTCAGGACCAAATACGCTAATGAAGTTGTCCAAGCAACGGAGCTTGTTGGCCCCAGGCAGTTTTGGCTTAGACAGGCTATTGCTGCTAATCCTGTAGAAGATTTTACAGTTCATCAAATATTTCCTTGGCCTTAATTGGATTTACTGTATGTAGGAAGCGAATTGCTTTCTTCGCTTCGTCCGCAGTTCCAAAGAATTGAAAAATCTTATCTGACATCGGTAACAAATCACTGATGACTTCTTTTTCGTAAACTTCAGGTGATGAAGCATTGAATTTTTCTTCTTCATCATAATAGAAGGCGTGAAATACCAGCTTTGCAATTTGTTGCACCTGATCTTGGTAAACTAAATTCTTCTCAACATAATCGTTGTTCATTGTAAATCTCTTTTTTGATGTTTGAAAATACTGACTGCCAATCGCCTTTGGACGGTTGGCGAAATATCCGAACGCTCGGATACCATATTGTTTCTTCTCCTGAACCCCATCTCCAGTCACAAGTCCACGGCAATAAGGCCCAGGTCGGTTTTCCCATTGATCCGGCGAGATGCAGAACAGATGTGTCTACAGTAATCACTAAATCGAGAGAATTGATGACTTCTGCTGTGTCTCTGAATGTTTCCATCATTGGTGCCATATCCACAATTTTCATGTCCTCAGTTTCTTCGGTGAGATCAATTGGATTGGCGTTAAAGCGGTAGATGCGAGGTCGTATGTCCTTGACTAAGCTAAACAATTTAACGCCAGGAATATCATGAATCTCACGAAAATGTTTCAGATGGCAGGAGCGATTGGCGTCGTTTGGATGTTGTGGATTTCCCGCCCAAACAATGCCGATCTTCATTAGATTAGAGTAACCATCAAGATTTATACTTTTGTCAATCTTCAATGAGAAAGGCGGTATCGCTTTCAGTTTTAGAAGATAAGGCAAACTCAAAATAGAACAGTGGTAGTCGTGAACTGGCAATTGTTCTGTTTTAGTTTCACTAGGTTCATTTGTGTAAATCTCATCTACATGACCAGCAAAAATAGAAGCCAAATCATTTGAACAGTGTAATATGACACGAGCTTTCAAATGATGGATGTATCTGAAGAACTGAATGGTATCACCGTGACCTTGTTCTCCATGAACGATTATAGTCTTGCCATCAAGTGGTTCGCCATTCCATGTCTTGCTTGGGTCATAGAGATTTTTCCATACTTTAAGTTGTTCAAATACTTCATATCGCCATTCGTATTCTTCCCAAGCCTTATCCCACTCGCCTTTTAAGTGATATACGTTTGCCAAGTCTACATGGCCACCAGCAAAGTTTGGGTTGATTTCAATCGACTTTTTGAAACACCTTTCAGCGTCGTCTAAATGACGTTTTTCCCCGTAGCATCCACCTAACATGCCCCAGGTTAAATCACTCTCTTCGATAGAAAGTGATTTTTGGAAACATTCGATAGCGGAATCGAGATTATTGATGTTTCTGTGTTGAAGCCCCAGGTTGCTGTGCATGTAGGCGCAAGTTGGATTTAGTTCGATGGCCTTTTTTAGCATTTCAATTGCAGCATCGTATTTTCCATTGTTTGAATAACACAAACCTATGTTGTTATAGTTTTCTGGATCGTTGGGAGCAATTTCTATTGTTTTGTTGAAGATGTCGATGGCTTCTGTGAATTTGCCAAGATTGTGTTTTACAAGACCCATCAATTGCAATGCGTGAATTTCTGTAGGAAAGACTTTAATGGTTTGATTGAGTATTATTTCGGCGTCCTGATAGCATCCCGCCTTAAACTTTTTGAATGCAGCTTCGATTGCTTTTTCAATCAACTTCAAAACATCGTCTTCTGTAAACATATTGGAAATCCTTTTTGGTTGCTCATTCATAAATAGAGTATGGATGAATTGCAAGTACCAAGCGACAAACCAGAAGAGAAACCGAAAGGTTGTGGTTGCGGAAGCACTAATCTTGCAACAAATCCACCATTGACCGAGCAGCAACAAAGGTTGATTAGTCGTATTCAAAAGACAAATCAAAGAAAAAACTCGATCTATAAAACCAATACACGTTATTTCATGTGAGGTCAACTATGGCATGTGGATGCACTAAAAATAGAGGCGGAAGTAGAAACGGACCAGTTCTTCGTCCTAGCACATCTGTTCGTTCAACATCAGGCGGCATAGCTGCTGGTCCTACACCAACTCAGCTTCGTGCGCAAGCCGCAGCGCCTCCACAGCAGACTAATGCTGCTGGATTGAGTGCCGAACGTCGCAAGACACAGGCGATTAGACGAGATGCCATCAGAAAGGCACTCAACAAGTAACTATTTTCCCATGTCTATTTTGTTTTTCATGTCGGGCATCACCCAGAATTGTGTATTGATGCCCACATTTGTTTGTACTCCAGATAAATCCCAATCCAAAGTTATTCCTTCCTCATACCAGATGATAAATATCTTTCGAGGAATGGCACTGGAAAAGTCCTGATACTCAGTGCTGGCGATCAATTTTCCGTCTTGATTATACAAATATCTTCCAACAATTACTTTTTGAGTAGGATGGATCAACGTAACAACTGTGACTTTTTCGCCGGTACTACTTGTTCTGGGTTGAATGGTTGCCCAAAAGTCTTTGAATTTGGCGATTTCAATGTTTTCTGTGTTGACCGGACTTATATTGAGGGATTCCATCATCCAGGATGGATTTAGGGCGGTTCGCAGCATCGTTTTGTCAAGGTCTTCATGCTTTGCAAAGTGCAGAGAGGGTGGGGTCATGCGTTTGGACCAGAACCAAAAATGACTCTTATTTGACCCAATATCCATCTCTTTTCCGGTCAATCGGTGTGTCACCTTTAATCGGAAGTTCTTTTCTTTTTCCATTGCTAACTCACCATATACCTTGGCGGTCATGTTGCCTTGTTGAAGACGAATAGGCATTTCGTCAATATAAAGGCTCTTGATCTTTGAGCTTCTATCGTTGATTACTTTGATAATATCGTAAATCTCATGAATTGGCTGTGGCTTTTCTTGCTTAGATATTTGATCTGTGGGGGATAGATAAACCGGCGTTATTCTCGGTGTTGTCAAAACCCAATACAAATACGCTAATGCACCGAAGAAAGCCAAGGCGAGAAGTATTTTTTTCATTTCCCGTTCCTTTGGAAAAGATTTGGAGCCTGACATATATAGATTTAACCCGTTTAGATCGAAAGAGGAATAATTATGCTAACGTACAAACAGTGGAAGACGCTGAATGAGTCTGTATTGCCGAGTTTCAATCTTGGTATTTCCAACCCATCAAACCTCGGAATTCAAGCTCCATCCGGTTTCGGCATGGACCTTGAAGAATCCAAGAAAATGGCAAAGAAGAAAGCCAAAAAGAAAATGTTTGGCGATGATGATGACGAAACAGGCGACGGCGAAATGGTCGAGCCTTCGTCCGACAAAGACGATCCAGATGTGGACGTTGATGTAGATGCTGATGACGGTGACGAAAAGCCTAAGTTCAGCAATATGTGTGGTGCTAAGTCCAAGAAGAAGTCTAAGTCCAAGTGTGGTGCCGATATGGGCGACGAAGACATGGATGATGAAGAAGGCGATGACATTGACGCTGAGGGCGACGACGAAGGAGACGACGAGGGCAAGAAAGACTTGAACTCAGTTCTCTTCTCTAAAAAGAAGTCCAAGAAAAAGATGATGAAGTCCAAGAAGAAAATGTGGTCTGATAACGACGACAGCGACGATGAAGAAGACGCTGAAGAAGATGACCAAGATATGGATATGGGCGTCGAGGACGAAGAAGGCGACAGCGACGAAGATATGGGCGATGATGAAGGGGACGATGAAGGTGAAGACCTGAAGTCTAAGATCAAGCTCGGTGGCAAGGGCGGCGATGTCGGTGGTGGCATGGGCGATGCTGGCCCAATGTTCTCAAAGAAGAACTCCAAGAAGTCATCCAAGAAGAAAATGCAAAAAGAAGCTACTGATGACGAAAAATGGTGGAACAGTGTTAAGAGCATGACTGGCAGTTCACCTGATACGAAGTACAACGATGGTTGGACTGAATATCAAAGCACTGGCAATGGCGAAAACTTGTTCACTCCAGTTGACACTGAAAACTTAACTCAGGCTGTTCGTCCTGAGCCGGGACAAGCAGGATTCCCTGTCCAAAGCAGAATAGGCGATTTGTAACATCAATATAAACGGGTCAAAAAGTGTCAGAAATGACACTTTTTTTTTAATTCAATGGATCAAAACGCTATTTAACAATTTTTTGTAGTTAGGTTGAATTATGATTAGTCGTCGTGGAATTCTGTCGCAAATACAAAGTTTGTAATTTGATTGATTTTGTATGTGATGCTATTCTGAAAAGATAGACAAAGACTCTACAATTGGCAGACCAAGAGAAGTCAAGGAGCGATTCTAATTTCTTCCACAAATCGTTTGATTCCCGCCTTTGGTCCGTATTCGGGGTTATATCCTAAATTTGCCTTAGAGTGCGTTAGATCAAGCAATGTGTGTGATTGATAGGTATCTAAGAATGGACAGTCGATATACTCTGGTTCCAGATTTGATCCCAATTCGGCATTCAACGTAGCAACTACGTTGTTGAAACTCATGGCTTCTCCTGAACCAACATTGAATACGTTTGAGTATTTGTATTCGCTTGCCAATATGTTGGCACTTATAACATCTTCGATGTACACCCAATCTCTTAAATGTTCTCCTAATTTGAATATTTTTGGCCTTTCCCCTAGTTGCATTTTTTGCAATAATTGGCTTATCATACTTGATCGCTTCCCCTTGTGACTTTCTCCCGGTCCATAAACATTGGAATATCTAAGACCAATAAGATTGACGCTGTATTCAAGGGCAAAGCTCTCAGCGAATTGCTCAAACAACATTTTGGAATGAGCGTATGGGTTCAAAGGGTCTAATCGTGTTTCTTTCTCTTTGTATGGCACAGCCTCGTTGCCATATACAGAACAACTGGACGCATACACAAATTGTTTGCAACCTTTTTCTCGTGCCAAACTATAGAATAGATTCGACGGAGCAGTCAGGTTCGACCGGAGCATATTTTCCATGTCCATATCCGTCGTATCATTATTTGCCGCCTGATGAAAACAAACGTCTATCTTTGGGACTAAATCCCATGCGATACCATCTAAGTTAAACTGGAGGAATTTATGACACAAAGGTTTATGTTCACCTTTGGTTCCTATGGCGACAACTTTCCAACCTTGGTTGTAAAGTATATTGCAAAGATGATGGCCAACGAACCCGCTGGCACCAGTAACTAGGGCTGTTTTTGACATTGATTTTACCTCTTAACAATAGTAGAGTGTGCAAAATGAAACTGCGAAACTTCTGGCTCAACAAATCAAATGAGAAGAATATTCTCAAGGTGGTAGAGTGGGCGCATCGTCAGGGCATTGTTATTGAAAGTCTCACCACTGACAATATTATTGAAGCTACAAAAGCGTATCTTCGTGATCCATCTCACTCGTAAGCAGGACGCACATGCCAACAAAAGCAGAATGGTTTGAACTCTACGTTCAAGCCGGGTTCCAGCCCATTGCGATTTTCAAAGCAAAGAAAGCCCCTGTTGGACTAAATTGGAATGGCAACTGGACCGCTGAAAAATGGCGTCCATACTTTGAAATTGAAAACGCCTACGAAATGGGTATATTGCTTGGGAGTGTAGTAGACGTTGAAGGAGATACAGAAGAGGCGAATGATCTTTTGCATCAGATGACAGAATATACGCCTCATCCTAAGTTTCGTAGCTCCAAGTCAACACATCATATTTTTTTGAATCCCGATCCCTCTTTGACTCGCAAGGTCTTTAACGGAATGGAATTCCGTGCGCACAAACATCAATCTGTTGTGCCGCCGTCAATGCACAAAGATGGTTCTAAATATGGCTGGCTGGTTGGCTCTAATTTCATAGTGCCAAATATGCCTGATGAATTACTGCGATATTATGAATCGCATAATTCCAAACATAAAATTGGCAAACAAGCCAAAGACGGATACACTCAAACGATATGCAAATGTTGCAAAGAAGAATTCTTCATTCACAAAAAGCGTTTATTATTGGAAATGAGGGCCTTCCAAGAATACAAGTTGTCGTGGATGTGTCACAAGTGTCGAGAGTTCGACTTGAGGCAATCATGCCGAGTTATTCGGGAGACTCTTCAGAAAAAGAGTCCGTTGATTTTTCCGGCATAGGTAAATCATATTGCTCTCTCAACCAGAGGCCAACTTCTTCAACGTCTTCTGGAGCGATATAGTGACCACCGACTTCGTTCTCGAACACTTCTAAGTCGTAACCTCGTTCCATTAGTGCATTCTTCATAGGCAAATATCGTTCTTCCCATGAAAAGCAATCGTCATTTTCGTTGTGAAGAACAAGATATTTAGTTGGATGAATTGACTCTGGCAATTCTTCAGGTGCCAGAATTGCTCCATTGTGAGCAATCACAGAGTTGAATGGTCTATCTGTGTGGGCCGCAATTTGAATTGCCATTACAGCCCCGGCTGAAAAACCACTCAAGGTCACATTGGACCTATCCACTTCAAATTCTTCTTCAAGTTCAGCAATGAACCCATCCATCTGAGGCACAGATAGCCTCAGCCCCCATACCGCTTCCATTTGATCTTCTGCGCCATTTGGCGCAGGATACCATTCATCGACTGGCTCTACAGCCACCAATGTGAATTGATCTAATGTCGAATAGCGATGATACCGGGTCAGGATGTCCTTTGCAGGCTGTCCACGACCCGGTAGCAACACGATTAAACCTAGACACTCTCCGTGTGATTCACGAACGAATACTTCATACATTATTCAATATTCCATGCGACATAAGGATCAGGAAGGGCTTTACCAGAAAGCCGTTCAATCGCTTGTGACAAACGAGTCGGCAGATAGTTGCTCACGAATATCATGAACTTATCAGCTTCTTTTCTGCTGCATGTGTCAATTGCTTTGCGGAGCATATTGACATCGTAGCCAAAACAAGAATACGCAACGCTGGGATCGTCTTCGTCCAACAAATCCTCGTTCACAGTCCAGAATCGTTCGTGGGTTTTTTTGTTTACAAAGCCTAAAACGAATTCAGTGAGATCGTACATCAAAGCAACATGCTCTGGCGATGACAGCCAGAAATTACCCAATGCACGATATTCCAAACCATAATCTGGAATACGATGCGACCCTGCATGACCATAGATTGTTCTTCTGTCTTTGGATGTCTCATCTGTATCCATAAAGATAGAAGGAATGCCCAGGAACAAGTCCATCATGCGAATGACGCTGAATGCTTCCATAGGGTCTTGAAGGCTATCACTTCCAATATGGATGTGACCGCCCGCTGAACGGAATGGCGTCTTGAACTGGTAGTAGCCATCCAGAAGGTCCACATCCTCGTCGGGTGGGAATACCTGTTGAAGACTGTACACGTTCCATTCTGGATTACATCCAGCAATCTTGGCATCAGGGCAATTCAATTCTTTTTTAGGGTAATTGCCAGATGCCCTTGTGACGAACTTGGCAGGTTGAATGACCTGAGCAAGTCCATGCAGCGCAGATCGCATGTTGTATAGAGCTTCGTCTTTATTCTTGGCTGGTTTTACTGCAATCTCAGCTAAGACATTATCGAAGTAATATCCATGCCCGTGTTTGATTACGGCATTTTCTTTTTTGGGAAGAATGTCGATTGCGCTCTTGAGTTCATCATGATGCGTCAACATGAACTCAGGGTCGCTTCCAAATGTAAAGCCCATAACTAATCCTCACTTTTGATAGTGCCAGTACGGAACGAGAACGGGTTGGCCAATGGCATTGTACATTATGTCCGTGGCAAACCCGATAATACCCAGCTTGTTGTGGATCGAGTCGATCTGCATATTGCTAGGGTAGTTCAACTGAATATCTCTGTAGAAGATTCGTCGGTCGCCGACCCGCAAAATCTTTTGAAGGGCAATATCTGAGCTTTTAAGCCAGTATCCGTCCTTCTTCTGGTAAGGTTTGATCTCGCCAGACTTGACTCCTTCGATTGTTTTCAAAAAGGAGTCACCTACTGTGTGACAGAACCCTACACGCAACAACAAAGTGTAGAGCGAAAGCATTGGCGGTGATTGAATCCATCTCTTGCTGCCTTCAAACATAAACACACCAGCTTTTTGGTATGCTTCGGGTGGACAACCGCATTTTCGAGCAAATGACTTTTTGATTTTGAGGCGTTCTTCAATTTGATTTATGAAATCAATAACAGCCGGAATTTTTTCTGCAAATTTCTTGTCTTTTGAATTTGTGAGCAACAACCGAATCCGGTCAAGACAAGGAGCCGAATCAAGTGTCGGGTTGTATTTGAACTTGTATATTTCAAACCATTTATTGTGCAAAGTTCCATACATGACATCATGGAGAAAGTCTTTACACCACACGAATGGATGACACTGCTCGTAATCGGCAGAAACCAAGGCATATTCCAATCCTTTGGAATATATCTGTAGAATCTTCGAGTTTGCCGGGACCGGCTTCCAGTCGATATAGCGGTTGTAACTCATATCAGTCTCCAGTCCTAAATGTTACAGTTGCTCATCAAGTGGGTCAATGCCCTTTGGGAAAAAATATCCCACAAGCGTTAATAAAGCATGTACGGATTCAAACAATTCATAACCGATCAGGGCGGGGACGGGGACATCATAAATGTTTACCTTAACAGCCCAAAAATACGCATCTCGGAAATCGCCCAGCAATTTGGGAAGTCGGAGGCGGAAATATATCGTATTCTACACTCAAATGATGTGTCGCCAAATAGACAAAAGGTAAATCATCAGAAAGTGATGAATCTTTCTCAATTGGGCTGGGGTGTGCGAGAAATAGCCGAATTTACAGGATATACCCCTCGGAATGTCCGATATATCCTTGCGAAAAATATTACTGAAGGGAACAAATAATGAGCTTGTCAATTTCCGACATTACTTTTACTTTTTCAGGTGGCAGCATAAATTCCGATCCCAACAACTCTCTGGGCGGCGAACCCTCTGTGCAGCCAATCCTCAACAAGAGATTGTTTGATGATGTGTCGAATGCCGAAACTAAATCGGGCGTCATTGACTATCGGTGTTTTTATGTCAACAATGAAAGCAATGTTGATTCTTTATACAACGCATTGATTTATGTTGCCTACACTGTTCCTGGCGAAGTAACGGTGCAATTGGGATTCGATTTATCCAATGAACGACAGAATTTAACTGTTGCGAACGCCACGTCCATTACAAGTGGTTCTTTTACATTGACGTATACAGACACCAGCAACCACGATATAATCGTAAATTACGATGCAAATTTAAGCATTTGGTCAGGAAACCTTCAAACTGCGATTCGATCTATTGCCAATCTCGAAGATGTTACGGTTTCTGGGTTGTTGTCGGGTTCAAGTGCGACGTTTGAAATTGATTTTGTAGGAGCGGCATCCAAAAGGCATCACGAAGTTTTGGTTCTCAAAGCTGGCGGGAATAATCTAGTGTCTAGTCAACTGACAACCATTAGTGCTGCCAAGTCCGTTAATGGTGGTCCCATCAATCGTGTGGCCGACGTTATTGATGTCGATACCACAAACCCCAACAATATCGTTTTTGATTCAACGGCTTCTGTAGGCGATATTCGTCCCCTTGATAGTATTCCTGTGTGGATCAAGAGAATAGTTCCTGTCAATACGCCAGCAATTGAAAATGACGGTTTTGTTTTGAGAATAAAAGGTGATGGCATTCCAGCATAATTTCATACTTGTTGCTCCTATGAATATGTGACGTTCCACATATTGGAGATGAAATGAAAAACCTATTGCTTCTTTTGTTCGCCTTGATTGTGTCCGTTGGCGTTTGCCAACCTGCTACAGCACAAATAGTCATCTTGGTTCAAGAGTCTGCTCCTTTTCTGGAAGACTATAAAAATACTTTTGACTATTTCAAAAAAGTAGAATCAGCCACTTTTAGTGGTGGATATAAAGACCTCAAATTGGTAGCCAAAGATTCAAAAAAAGAAAAAAAGCTCAGTGATTTTTCGACTCAAGAGCAGAATGTTTTTATACTTGAGTTGGCCGAAAAACAGACTAAGTTGATGACCAATTTGCAAAAGGCATGGGAACGTGAACTTAAAAAGTTCGATGACCCTGCTTATGAACCAAAAGGTGAAGGCGAAAAAGAAAATAAGCCTGCTCTTAAAACCGATGTCGAGAAATACAATAATCAACTATTGGACCTAAGAAAGAAATACGCCATCGCTTACGAAGATTTCGCCGATAAGACATTGAAGGAATTCAGCAAATTGGATAAGAAAGAAAGTGAGTTCACACTTAATCAAATCCGATCTGTTCACAATGTCGAAAAGTTAATCGAAAGAAAAAAGGAATGACTTATGGATTGTCCATATTCCAAACAGCCCTGTGATGAGAAGAAGGTTCTTCATATCACAGAATTAAAAGATGGAAGCTACACAGACTTGCATATGTGTGAAAAATGTGCAGCCAAATATACAGGCGGTCCAATTGAATCAGAGATAAAGCTAGAACCAGAGAAGCTCTCTGGTTTGGGTGGTTTGCTCGGTTTGTTGTCCCTGCTAATGCTCGGAACTGTCGCTTCAAAAAAGCGTGAAGCTGCAAGATCATCGACTAAATGTCCTGGTTGTGGTACAACTCCAGAGGACATAGCCAAGACTGGTAAATTTGGTTGTGTAAAATGCTATGAGCATTATCACGCTTCTATTGAACACATTTTACAGAAATGCCAAAACGGAGCTACCAAGCACATCGGAAAAGTGCCTAAACGATTTCCTGAAGAACAAGAAAAACGCCGCCTCGTAGAAGAAGCGGCGCTTAATATTCGAGATCAAATTAAAAACCTTGAGGACAAGATGGCCAAGGCCGTCAAGGTTGAGAACTATGAAGTTGCGGGAGTTTTGAAATTAAAGATTCAAGAACTACGGGAACAACTTCAAAATGAATCTAATGTGACTTAACCCAATATTCCATCTTGCGTGGGTCGATAATCCCGAATCCCTCAAAGAATCTTTGACCGGCGTATTCGGGATTTTTCGTTGATATTGTGTAAGATTTCATTAAATTGATATAGTCAGTATTATTTCTCAACTGAATATTCAGATTCTTGGTCCGCTTGTAAGACAACAGCAATGACGCCACGCCTACGGCAAATGGATTTGCCATACTCGTGCCTGATAGAACGGCATACCAGTTGTCTGGAACCGTACTCAAAATTTTTACTCCTGGGGCCACAAAATCCAAGTCTGGACCTGTGCAGCTAAAAGAAGCACGGTCGAAGTTTTCATCAATGGCACCAATGCCGATTACTTCGGGATAAGCAGCCGGATAGAATATCTGTCGTGTTTTGCCAGCATTACCAGCAGCACACCAAGTTACTGCTCCTTTGGATGCCGCATAACGAATGGCATCTTGAATCATTGGCATTTGAGCCGGTGCGCCAAGCGACAACGTAATAAAGTCAACACCTTGATCTGCGGCCCAACGAATTCCATTGGCGACGTTTGGTAGGTTCCCCGCACCTTTATTGTCTAACACCTTAACCGGAATGATCTTGGCCTTTGGAGCAACACCTACAACTCCAAAATCATTATTAGCAGCACAGATGATGCCAGCGACGTGTGATCCATGACCGTTATCATCTTCTGGCGGTGAATTTGAATCAACAAAGTTCCTGCCAGGAAGAAGATTTTCCACGAGGTCATCATGGTCTAAATCTGCTCCCGTATCGAGTACAGCAACGATCACTCCTTCGCCCTTGGAGAATTCCCAGGCTTCTGGAAGATTGAATGCTGTAATTTCCCACCCTATTTTTTGTGCGACCTCTTGAATAGTCAAGAAATCTTCCCGTTCGTATGGCAAAAGATTGCATACGGGATTACGCAACTTGATCCGTTGTGCCATTTGTAGCCTCCTGCTTCATTGACCAATAACCAGAGTTGTATTTTGTGACGATGAAATCAATCAAGTGACCGATGACAATGCCCACAATAATTGTCTTGATTGTCCCTGCAAATGGCCTCAGCCAGAAAGGGAACGCTTGAACTACAATGTAGTCAAATAGTTTTCCTATTACTGCCATAACAGCAGCTTTCTTATCGCTGCCTTCTGGAATAATCGGTTCGACAAATGTAATCAATTCGTCAAGAATGCCGACAATAAATGTCGTGGCTTTTAAGATGTAGCTTCTTGGCACCGTGAACCAAGAGCGAGTTCCAGAGTTTTCCTGGTCCCAGCGAACCTTTAGATCGCCAAGATATAATTCTAGTTTGTGAAGAACATCTTGTACTTCAAATGCGGTAAGCTGTCGTTTCATGATTCCTCCTTGTTGTCAGAAGCAGCTAAGATATATAGTACAATTTATTCTATTTTATGAAGACTGCATACATACCTCAGCGTCCTGGTGAAGCCGACACAACACTAGCAGACATTCAGTTTACAACTGAAAAGTTAGGTTGGATTCCGCAATTCGTTTTGGAAGATTATATCAATGACTTCTTAGATGAAATGGACCCACTTCCAGAAAAAGAACCTTGGTTTTCTTGGTTTAAGCGGACTTTATCTTCATAAGAAGCGACTCTAAAGCATCCCAATCGTTGTATGCTTCTACATCCCAAGAGTTTCCGAAGATGTAGAAAACACTATTGGGTTCTGCTTTGGATAACATATCGTCAGCAAAGTATTCCCAGCATCTATCAACGTATTCAATGCGGTCGATCCCGATTTGAACTGTGCATTGAATTGCAAAAGGATCGTCACCGGGTTGTAAGTGTCCCGGTATGCTGGTGCGAGCAGATTCGTAGCCCGCTCCTCGAATAAGAGCTTTTGTTAAACTATTCATGCTGCTTTTAGGATACGCAAAGGATTTAATTTCTTGCCCGGTCAAGTCTTGCCAGTGTTTACGAGAATCTGTAATTTCCATCCCCAATTGGGGAATGGTCATTTTGCTCATTGCTTGATGACTCGCAGAATGTGATCCGATTTCAAATCGACTGGCTATCTCTTTGCAGTCCTTTTCTGTGAGCCAAGAACTCGTCATTGCCATATTCTTGGCTTTGCCTAGCATGGATGGCCAATAGAAAATGGTTGGTACGTTGTAGCGTGCCATAAGTTCAGCCATCTTCAAATCAGCCGTTGATCCATCATCCCAAGAGGCTAATACGTCCATTGTTCACTTCCTCAAGTAAGTCTTGCACTTTGAACCACATATCATCAACAGATACACCACTGATGCAATCCAGAGTGCCTGTTTCGCAACTCTTAGTCACAGTAGATGGCGCTGGTTTACGATGGTGGCAACCTAAACAGGATAAATCTTTTGCGTTGATGCCACGCATCTTATCGCTGTAGATTCTTGATTCGGGCCACACGCAGCCAAAGAAAGAAACTCCTGGTACGTCGAACGCCTGAGCGACGTGCATGGGCAAAGAATCAATGCCGACAAACGCCTTTGCTTTGCTCATGACAAATGCCATTTGTGCGATGTTGGTCTTTGATCTCAGGTCCAGATTGCAAGGGATTTCACCTTCAGAGTATTTGCCAACAGCCACTACAGTTTCGCCAGCCGATATAAGCCTCTTCGTTAATTCAACGAAGTTTTCGTGTGGCCAATCCCGGCCAACCCAATCAGTACGACCAGCGTGAACTACAATGTAATTTTTTGGAAGTGACTCGAAAGGCTCTGGCACCATGCAGACTTTGCAGTCTTCTTTCTTGATGCCCACAGCTTCAGCATAAGCCGTAAGGATGTTGATCCTTGGACGCCATTCGTAGCAAAAATCTAAATTGTAAAATACATCAAATGGAGTTTTGTGTATTTGACGAACATCAATGAATTCATCAATGTTTGGATTTTGGCATATGACTTCAGGAAAGAGAGTGCAAAACATAATGTGGGCCTTTGGATACTTCTTCCGAAGACCAGCACATACGCCTGCTGCAACCAATGCGTCTCCATGAGCATTGCTACGACGAACTAAAATGCGATTCACAGGATTGTCATTCTTTGAGCGTGCTTCTGTTAACAAAAGATCATCGAGTCGATGAGATTTGACCCATTTGTTCATGAAGTAAAGTTTGTTGTGACCAAAATATCTATGCCCACCTGATGCTGTGTGTCCTAATTTATGATAGATTACAGATTTAGGCTGGAACATGACCTTGTAGCCAAGTTCTTTGACGTTTAGGCAGATTTCAGAATCTTCCCAATAACCAATTCTATAATTTGGATTGAATCCGCCAATATATTCAAACAATGATTTTGTCATTGCAAAACAGCAACCAGTTACCATTTCTCGTTCGTTGACTTCTAACAAGTCTCTAGGAGCATTTTCTGGTTTGTAGGGTCCGGCAATGCCCTGTTTTCGATAACAGTGTCTTCCGATGTGAATAAAAGACATATCGTTCCATTTCCACTCGGACCCGGCACTGTCGATTGTTCCATTATGATCGCCACCTTCTTTTAGGTGCATGTTGCCAACCAATCCAACTTTGGGATCATTGAACAACTCGATCATAGGATCAACCCAACCCGAAGTAACCTTTGTGTCGGCATTCAAAAATATCAAGTATTTGCCAGAAGCAACAGCGGCACCTGCATTACAGGCTTGTCCGTAACCTTTGTTGCTTGAATTGTAGATGATCTTACCAACTGGACCTTTAAGTTCACTTTTGCGAAGTGTCCAGGTGTTCAATGCTACTTCTTTTGATTTTTTTGGACATTGATCGTCAACAAAGATTATTTCGACAGTGTATTTTTCTGTTTCAATTGGCCATGTACGAATTAAATCCTGTATGACACTATCACTTTTGTATAGCGGAATAATTACAGAAACATCTACTGGTTGTGTTGTGCGAAACCAAGCAGGAGCAGGCCATTCATTGGACCGACCATCATTTGAACCCAATGACTCCATGTAGCTAGTGCCAGCTATCTGATCGGAAAGAACAACTGTCAGGGGACGATTGTTAAACCTTTTTCGATTCTTGGAATTTCTGACCAGACGATCTTTAAGTAATTTTTCTTTTTCTGGCGGCATTCTACTGAGTTGGTCCATTTGAATTGGAGAAATGCCCACTGTATTCAAATGAGATGCGGTCGGCTTTTTTGCCAACGCTTCTTTCAATTTATCGTTTTGCGTTTTTCTTGTGGTATTTTGCCTTACGATATTTTTTCTCTCGTTCATTCATGGCTCCTTGTTTAACCATTCGCCATTGGCTGCATTGGTGGGGACATTCCGCTTCCATTTGTGGTCATCGCATTGCGAGTTGTTTGAGTCGCACCTGTAGCAGTTAGTTTTCCACCACTAGCCACTTGCTGAATGAGCGCAGTTAATAGAGTAGTTGTCTTTGTCTTATTCAGATTGTGTCGATCTAACACTTGGAAAAGACGATTAACTTGACGTTGAATATCGTTGGTTATGCCTTCCATCTCTGCTGCCGCTTCGGGTGGTGGATCACGTTCGGCTCCCTGTCCGGGATTTTGTTCTTCTGGACTTAGACCTGTTGGTGGCATTTGATTGGCCGCAGGATTCATCTGGTTTTGAGTAGGTGGCATCCCGTCTTCTTTTAGGCAAACAAAATCATTGAAACTTTTCATTATCCCCTCGATGCGGCTGGAGTTTGTGGTTCATCTTGTGGCAACATCTGTGGAGGCTGCGGCTGTTGTGGAGTCATGGGTTGTGGAGTCATGGGTTGTTGACCGTGGCTTGATTGAGCCGCTTGTGGGTCCATGCCACCAAAGAATGCTTCCAGCGTTGAGGACACGATTGCTTGGGCAAACTGATCTCTTACTTCAGGTGGTACGTCTCTGAAAGATTTGATCTTTGGATTTCCTTCACTTAATCGAAGTACAATAGCCTCTTGAAGTTTCCCTACCCTGGGCGCAATAAACGCTTTCATATCAGGGCTTGTGGGGAACTTCATTGACTTGATGTGATCCCACTCAGCATTTTGAGTGTTCTCTTTAATTCGCCAATCTTTAAGTGATTTCATCATTGTACCGGATTCATGACAAGAGTATGTGGGTCTGGTTCGTCTGATTGCCCTGTCTTGAGCAACTTGCCGTTGTCTCTAGGGTCAGGAGAAGCATCGGCTTGCCTGACCTTATCCAAAACATGCTTTACTTTGTCATGCCAACCAGAAATCTTTGTGGTCGGAATATCCAGCAGTTGCGAAAGACCTTCTGAATTGTTGATGACCAATAGAAAGTCATCCCAAAATTCATCACGAACACCCATGCCGGTGCGTATAGCAGACATTGCCCTGTCATCCTGGGGCGTCTTCTCTTTATCAGCTTGGATATTTTCCCACAATCGTTGAAACGAACTCATTTCCCACCCTATTGAATGACAAAGCTATTTGAAATTAGTCTTCGGAAACGATTTGAAGAACGTCGTCGGCTTGACCCAACACATAAGTTTTCTTCAAATACATAGCTTGCGAATCAGTAGCAACAAATGTGTCGCCGTGGTGCAAATATCCCTTTGGGCCAAGACCTTGAACATTGGTCTGTAACAGACCAGGGATATAAATAGTGCGAGTAATACGCATGTTGTCAGCTTCGGAAACAGTTTCGTTTCCAGCCAGTGTTGTACGGTTTGGTTGCAAAAAACCTTGACGGTTCACTGTTTCAAGATTTACTCTAAATGTAATTGTTTTCATTACTTCCTCCGGTATTGGAATTCTTATCTGTATCTAGTTTAGGGTTTCGCTTTTTGGATATTCCAAAGAATAGCTTTTCAGGGTCTATCTCCACTTGACCTGACTTGTTTTGAGAGACATTTCTGGATTTAGCTCCTGTTCTCCCGAAATCGAGATCGGCATTGGAACGGTTGTCCCATATTTCGCCTCCACCTTCTGGTGCAGTCTTAGATAGCCATTCTTTGAAGCCTATTAAACTCATGTTGTTATTTAGGGTTGGCGCAACAAAAAAGCGGACCCGAAATAAATTGGGTCTGCTTAATGGGAGGAAATGGGGAGAAGTGGGAATTAGTTCTTCTTGACGCCACGCCGAACATTGTTGGCGACAGCCATCGAAGCTACGCCGCCATTGGCGGTTAAATCTGATCCCTCATCACCGCTCCAGGCTACTTTCATGGAATTGGCGAACAATGTCCCACCATTCCAGGCTGGAGAATCTTGAACCTCATACTTAGGTTGGAGACTCAAGATGGTGGCAAAGTCCACCTTTGGTAAAGCCGCCACATCCACCAACACAGGAGCCGGTGCCGATTCTACGACATCTTCAGTGAAGTCAGCAACGCTCAGACTATCCGAAGCGTAATTGGACGCAGCGCTTTGTCCCATAGCTCGTTCAGCAAAGTATTTCTTTTGACGACCTCGCATATTGGAAAAACCAAGACCAGCAGCAGCGACGGAATGGTTGGACCACGCTGCCATATTGGAAACTTGTGTTCCAACATTTTCTGCAAGTTGTTGCATGTACTCTTTCGTGCAACCCATGTAGGTGAAAGTCCACTTCTTGGTGGCTTCACAACCCTGGGTCAATTCCTTTAGAGCATCCCAATTGTAATGACGGTCTTGGTTAGTTTGACCATCAGAGATCGTCACAATCAAGTAGGCCGTATTGGGGTCTTCATGATCGGTTGTGTTCAACAATTTCTGAACAGTGTAACCTACTGCGTCCCGCATGGCTGTGTTGCCATTGGGCTGAAAGTCGTTGGCGTTTGCCTCTGACAGTTTTTCTGCTGGAACATTCCACAGATGCTCGAACACTTCGCCGTTGAAAGTTACCAACGAGCAGTAAATTTCCTGCGTCTTGGAGTCTTCTTTCAATTGTTGAATTTGTTCGTTGAACCCGCTGATTGCTCCTGCCTTAGTCGCAGCCATTGAGCCGGACTTGTCCAAAATGATCGCAACATACGTCTTAGGCTTTGCGACGGTTGCTACTGCTTTCTTCTTCGCCATTATAGTGTACCTTGTTTGAGATGTGCTGAGAGAAAAATATCCCGCCCACCATACAGATGGGCGGGATATACGTTACATTGCTTACTTCTTGGGAGCGATGTTGTTACTGAAAGTGCCACCAGCCCGGAAGTTATCGGCCACGCAGATGGCGATTGGTGATGTAAGCATTGGGCAGAACGGGGCTTTGACCCCAAACTACTTGCTTACCCCCGGAAAAAGGGCTGGTGCCTTCGCTGCCTCCGTCGAGAGGAATCTTCAACGTCGGAAGATCGCCGGTCTTTGCAAGCTCATCAAATTTGATTGCTGACTTGCGATAGCGAGATCGTAGTTTCTTCTGATCGCCAGTTTCCATCACGGCGTCAAGAGTATCATGGGCAATTTCCAGTGTGACCCGCAGTTCGCCTTCATCCATTGCAACACGGATGAGTTGACGAACGGAAAGATCAACACCTTCCCAGCTTCGACCAGTCTGGTCGCACGTTCCATCAGGACGCAACGGACGACCTCTATACAGAGGATTCTCGTCAGCGTAGTTTTCCGGCAGTTCGCCGATTTGGTACACCTTCTTAATGGCCCCATTCACGTCCACATCATCACGTCCAGAGTAGCCGCCTTTGATTTCTGTGAGCAGTTTGAAAGTGGAATCCACGTCCACGATCCGTCCATCAGAATAAACGATGAACTTTTCGCCCTTGGAAATTGTGGTAAGACGAACCCCAACCGGATTGCTGTGGTCTTCGGGATCGAATGCTTCCACCAATTCACGAGGCGTCATTTTTTCGGCCTTTTTGCCGGAAACAGGACGCTTATCATCGGTTTTGGCAGCAGATTTGCTGCGGAAGATGTCGGCGACTTCTTTCGCCAAGACACGAGGTTTGATCCCGTTGGGAGAGGTTGCTGGCATACATGCCAGCAAGTCTTCGTGGGACAGAGCAGAGAGGCGTTCCTCACTTGTCCCGCCTGAAGCCTTTACGCATTGGATGAATTCGTCAGGGTTTAGATACCCTGACTTGCCTTCACCACCTACGGCTTCGTTGTGTTGATTGATGGCTGCGAGCGCAGCCTCGATACGGTCGTTGTACGACATTGTTCACCTTTTCTTCTTCTAACTTCTTCTAACTTCAGTGGATTTGGGAAACAATCCCGTCGCTCCACAACTGCGACATCTTAATCTTAATCTTAAACTAAAAGGAACTTGAAGTCAAGTCTGTCTTTCTCGATTCTGATCTTAATTAGCCTGCAACTCAGTAATTTTTCCAGATCACTTCGATCTTTTTCTCTTTGGTCTTTTGTTGCGACGAATGATTGGCGATCTTTTTCTTCTCAACATTCCACTCTTTGTAGAGTCGGTTGTACAGCGGTGAAGCATATCCGCTAATCATGGCCTTGCCCTGAAATGCGTTCAAGGCATGTCCTAATTCGATATGATCGTAGGTAGTCATTTCTGAAGAATATACGGTTTTTGATACTCGTGTTTCGTGCAAATATGGTGGATCGCAATATAAAAAAGTATTTGGCGAGTTGAATGCCTTCATTACTTCAAGGGCAGGTTTATTGAAGATGTAAACTTCTTTGATTCGCTCTCCAAGATCAGGCAAACCTTTTACGGCTGTCATCCAAGCGTTGACATCTCCAGGTTGACCGCCTCGTAAACGATTGCTCCAGGCGAATGCTTTTTTCAACCCTCCACGGCTCATGCGGCGAACGATAAATTCATTTACAGCATAATCCAAATAGTCATCGTATTGGGTTTTCTTGACGGCTCGATCAAAAGTTTCTTCGCAATATTTGCAGAGGTTCAAACGTCGAATCAGTTCTTTCGGTTCGTCTCGCAACGCCTGATAGATTTGAGTGACATTTGGATCGAGATCGTTTATGATCTCGATGATAGATTTTTCTTTATTCAAAAGAACATTCGCACCCCCGCAAAAGGGTTCCAAGTACGTCATCTCTGTGTACTTCTCAGGAAAATGCGAAATAATCCACTGTGCCAAATAGAATTTTCCACCGTGGCACTTAAACACTGGTCTGATGGTTTTCATGTAGTCCCTTGCCCTATCTCGTTGTTTGTGCTGGACTTAGGGGCGGCGTATACCAAATGCCCGCATATGTTGCAGACAAACTCAAAAGGTCCGTAACCGAGCTTTGATCCTTCCCAAAACCATCCTAGAGTGGGATATTTTAGATGACACTGTTCACACAACACGTTCATCGTTCTTTCGTCTTCGGGGATCGACTCGTCCATCCAAAGATAACAATCTTCTTGCCGCACGTCCATACTATATGTGCTCCCGCATAAATAAGTTGTTCTTAATAGAGGGTAAAATTCATGAATCCATATTTGCAAGCCTGTCTTCCTGACCAAAGATTGTCGAAACCTTCGCTTTTGGCCATGTTGGATAGTCACATCGACACGTCAAAAGTGATTGTTGTGTCTTCTGGTGAGATTATAGACGTGAGCCAAATGGCTCAAACGGAGATCAACCCTCATTTGAATGATGGGACGTGGATTTACTTTGAAGACCGTTATCCGAGGAGGATTTTACTGACCAATCAGAATTGGCGAATAACGAGCTTCAATCCGGCATCAAGATTAGTTTGTGTGCAAATTTTTGCTACATCTGGTATGCGAGTGCTTAATTTCACATTGCCTCAGTTGGCACCAAAATTTTAACCAGCCATTCCGTCTCGGATAGAGATATTGGTCAAACCCCAAACTGCACAACCGGGACCACGTTCGATGTTTTCAATTTTCATTTCTGAAAATACCCTCGACTTCCTAAACAGATGTTTGCATCATTGATTCTTTTTAATGCCAAAACGTATGCTGCCGTCCGAGCAGAAATATCGTGCTTCATGTGCAACGCAATAACTCTTTCGGTTGCGTATACCATCATTTCTCGGAGATCATGATCGACTTCTTGCAGTGTTCGGCTGATCGCCGTTCGGTTTTGGAGCCATTCAAAATAGCTGACAACCACACCACCAGCATTCGCCAAAATATCGGGAATCACCAATATGCCACGGTCATTTAGAATCGCATCAGCTTCATTTGTGGTGGGTCCGTTAGCCATTTCCAAAATTACCTTGGCTTTGATTTTGTCGGCATTATTGATGGTGATGACATTTTCAACAGCCGAGGGTGCCAGAACATCAATATCCAATGACCATAATTCTTCATTGGTTATTTTGTCACCATCTCCCCATTCTTTGCCGCCGCTTTCATCTAATGACTTGCGACAAGCTGAGACATTTAGTCCATGTTCGTTATACGAGCCACCAAACTCATTCGTCAAGGCCACAACCTTCAATCCAGAACGGAAGCATTTTTCAGCTAACCAATACCCAACTTTTCCGAAACCTTGAATTGCAATTCGGATGTCTTCTGGATTGGATGGAATGTTTATTTTGCTCACGCTATTGTTGAGGATATTTTCCAGAACGTAAAATCCACCATAGCCAGTAGCAGAGCTTCTACCTTCTATGCCTCCCAGAGCAACTGGTTTTCCAGTGACAATATCTTTTGGATGTCCACCTTTGATTCTTTTGTATTCAGAATACATCCAGCCCATGATTCGTTCGTCGGTATAAAGGTCCGGTGCAGGCACATCAACATCTGGACCGATAAAGTCGATCATAGATGCGATATAAGCCTTACTGAGACGTTCTAATTCACGGTGCGATAATTTTGTCGCATCTACGCAAATACCGCCTTTGGCACCACCATATGGTAATTTGAGGCAGGCACACTTGAAAGTCATCCATAATGCGAGAGCTTCGCAATGGTCTGCGTCTACGGATGGATGGTAGCGAATACCACCCTTTGCTGGGCCGAGAGTTGTATCGTATTGGCAGCGAAATGCCTGATACATTTTGAGAGTGCCATCATCATGTCGCATTGGAATTGTGACATTGAGGGTCTTTTGTGGATATTGAAGACGCTGCCAACTTTCATCATCAATTTGAGCAAACTTGTACGCAGCATGTAGTTGTTTTTTGGCTTCCTCTAACATCGACATGAAAAACTCCCTCGCATTCTATAGAATAATGACCTACATTATTCTAGTGTGCGAGGGAGTTTAATTCATTGACGTTTGTTAGATCACATCCCCAAAAAGATTGGGCGACCGGCTCAGATTGACATGCCTATCACGATTGTGTCTGCGTAATCGTCGATTTTGATGTTGTTCTGGAGAATTGATTTCTGGCTCGTCAGATTCAGGATCGCTTGGCTCTGTTTCTGGCGATGTTGCATCTGGGTTTACTTTGATTTCTGGGGGCGTCACTTCTTTTGGAAGGGTTTCATCCTGTTCCAAAATTGGCGCTTCTTCTTTCCAAGAATCTTCGGTTTCTTTTTCCCCCGTAATTTCAGAGAAGAAATTGGGATGATTGTTTTGAATATAAACGCCAAATAGCGCTATAGCTAAGAATGTAGCTATTCCATAAAGGAAATTCCTATCCATTTGATTGTCCTCCTATAACAAGGTATGTATGCACAAAATATTGTTCAGCATCGTGCTAACCCTTTGTACTTTTTCCACTCTTGTATTTAGTGAAGAAACAGACAAAACTTCAAACAAGAGGCAGAGAACCAATGCAGTTGATAGAAAATTACACAAACAGTGTATTTACCCGACTGTGAAAATCACAGATGGAGATGAAGCCGGTGGCAGTGGAGTTGTCGTTCGATCAACTCAAGTAGGCGATAAGTGGCACAATACCATTGTTACTGCGGCTCATGTCGTTGAAGACGAAGACGCTCTCGAAGTTCATGTGGCTGAATATCAAAACTGGTCTGAGATCAAAGACTACAAAAAACACCGCATGGTTCCTTATGCTCTCGATTCCAATAGAGATTTGGCGATTGGTTACTTTGTAAGTGAACAGAAAATGCCTGTAGCGAAGATTTGCTTTGATTCAAAACTTTACATAAACACAGAGGTTTTTCACTGTGGATATGCCTTGTTAGACGATGTGAGAATAGATTATGGACAAATTACGCAGCCTAAAACTCTTTTCCCGAAGGGATTTCAAGGTTTGATTCGAGCCAATTGTTTTGCTTTCCTGGGTGATTCAGGCGGGCCGTTGTTTTTGACTGATAATTACAAGGTCATTGCAATTTGCGTTGGACTTCGTTCTCACAAGCAGATGCTGCTTCCTAATGTCTCGTATTATCGTCCTATCTCAGACCTCAAAACCTGGGACACAGAGCTAAATAATGTTCTCGAATCTGTATATACGGAGTCGGCAGCGTTGCCTTTACTTCCCTTCGTGAAGTTAAAACTGAAAGATTACGAATACCAGTTGCCAGAATAGTATGAGGAATTAAATGAGAACATTTACTGAAAGCCTAAAAACCACCACGAATCTCAGAATGGTAAGAGAATCGTTCATTTTGATGTCCGAACGTGGAATTGATCCTAACGATTTTGTCGAGTGGTACACAACCGATGGAATCGGTATGCAGGACCAAGGATTGCTTACAGAAGCATCTGAAGAATGGCTTAAAAATGAGATTTATCTAAATGAAGGTTTTTTCGATAGATTCAAACAGGGCTATCAACAAACTGCCAATCGACCAAAAAGTTCCGCCGTTACTTATGGATTAGGTAGAGCATTAGGAGGAGCTAGTGAATTAGGAGGCAAAGTTGGTGGCTGGCTACAAGGGCAGGGAGGAGATATTGCAAAAAGTTTTAACTCAGGCGTTGAGGGAAATCCCTACTCTTCAATTCATCCAGGATCAACGCCACCAGGATCAACGCCACCAGGATCAACGCCACCAGGATCAACGCCACCAGGATCAACGCCACCAGGATCAACGCCACCAGGATCAACGCCACCAG